CTCCCATAATTTTATATCCAAACATGTACGATCTAGAAATTTTTGCTGGACATCTTTAGGTAAATCATCAAATTCAATTTTAGGAATAGCTGAAGATTTATTTTTATTAATGTTTTTTAAAACTTTTGACCTATTTAGGTGGTTTTGATTTATGCCATAAGCGTTATAGAAGACCTCGTTTATGAGGTCATCTGCATAAGCAATATCTTTTATTTTAAAATGTTGTAGATAAGCATCGTCACAAATAGTAAAATGATCAGGTAGGATAACCTCAGTATTGTCTAAATCAATTAAATTTCTAATAATCCACGAATCTTCCATCTCGTGACTACAAATGAAATCTAAAAAATTATCTGAAGCATAAGATTGATGTGTTGGTTCATGTGAGCTGTCATTGCTTTTAATATAGTTGAATAAAGATTGCGCTCTATCGTATGGGTTTCTAATAACCATAAAGTTAAGCAAATGATCTAAATCTAAAATATCTAAAATTTGTAATAGATAATTTTTTGCACAATTCCATCCTGGAGAGGAAGGATCTACCGATACAGAAAATAGGTTTAATTCTTTGGCTAAAAGTAAATCTAAAAAAAATTCAGAATTTGTTTTTAAGCTACCGCTATTAATAATTTCAATTTGATCGCCTAAGTCATTTAAATTTTTATTAATATGGCACAGTGCAGACAAACTCTTTCCATTCGGCAAGGTAATTGAAATCATTTTGCAACAATCGGGGTCGCAGCCAAAAGAACTGTAATATTTTCGGCATAAAAAAAACATCCAACCTAGCACATAGGTTCCCGCGCTTTTAGCGATGTGATGAAAAACTGGCAGTAGGCTAGGGTTTTTATTAAATTGCATGATTCTTATTCTCCAAGATTAATAATTTTTTACAAGGTTTGCCAAGGCAAAAAACATCGATGTAAAACTTGATCAGGGTCTTCAGATACATCTTTGTCATATTGAGGGCTAAATTCATAATTATCAACAAATTTATCTTTTCCATCTTTTTTTATTTTATCTTCTACGTAATTTTTATCTTCTTCAGAACGCAAATAATCATAATGAAAAGATTTAACCGAAAGACAAGGGTTTGACAGATTAATTTTGCCATTTAAATGAGCCTGAATTAAGTAATAATTCAGGTAAGTATCGCATCTAAAAGTTCCCAACGGAATTTTATAATTTTTACTGTTGCAGTTAAATGGAGCTTCGAAAATCCACGCATCCGCACTATGTTCATTTCTCCATATAATCGCTTCGCCTGTTGCCTTATTGATTCCAGGCGAATTGGCGGACTCATGCTTAGATTCGTAATTATAAAACTGATCAAAAATCCCACAATCTTTTGCCCAAATTTCATCAGTAAGATTTACGTATTTAGCGCTAACAGGTTTAGATTTAGATATCCATTTACCATCTGGATGCATTCCTGGAGACCACCATCTTAATCCAACCATATCTTGATGGTTAATTTTATCAATAGGAAAAGAAGAATTAAAGACGTGAGGCAAGTAGCTTTTATTATCATCAGTTTTCGTCCATCTAGTTAGGGCGTAAAAATCTTGAGAATGGTGATTTTCACCAGCTAAACCAAGAGAATTGTCAAAATAAATATCTGAATTCGCTACAATAATTTTATTGCCATAAAGGTTATCATTAGCATAATCAAAAAATGTAAAATAAGTGGGTCTTTTTTTAACCCGAACAACTTCTATACCATGATCTATTATTAAAGAATCTATTTCTGATCCAAAGCCTTTATTATTCTGAACTTCTGTAAGTATTATTATATCCTCTATATGTTTATTTTTAATGTTTTTCTCTAAACAATAAGCTAACTCTTTTCTTCTTTCTTCTGAATGGTCGTAATAAAGCGTTGTGAGTAGGGTAAACTTTTTTTTGGGTCTATAAATCTTTTGGTGAAGCACGATTGTTTTTCTGTATTTTAAAAGAATTTCTTGTTCTTTTATTTTAAGGTCGGCTCCTAAAGAAATGTTTGTGATAAAATCGGTATCAATTAAACTAGACTCAAGATTATTATTTTTTGCTGAGTAAAAAATTGCTACATCATAATTAACCATACAGCTGTCTTCAAGATTTTTAACTTTATCTAAAATCAACTGCCTTGAGTCTTTTAATAAGTTATGCATTTTCTCTGAGTTTTTATAAATAGCCACACCATTTAAATGGTTAGCCCAAAGAGCTCCTTTTGGAATTTCTCGACTTCCTTTGTAAGTGCTTCCTGCTATCAAAAAATCTTCTTGAGAGTTTTTAATCAATAAATCAAACCAAAAATATTTGACTGGTCTAGTGTCGGCTTCGAGCACCATATAATTTTCGTAATCTTTATTTGATAAAAAATTCATACCATTAAAAAACAAATTATTTGGCCCAGAGGATAACCCTAGTGATGGCTCACCAAGCTCTTTAAATTTCCTCAATGAATGTCTACTTCTAACGTAGATATTATCTTTGGCTTCAATATCCAGAGAATGAATGGTTATGGAATTAACATTATTATGAGACTCAAAATCTAAAATAGAAGAATAATCTGATTCATCCCCCTGATCAAACACAAAAAAAAGATCAAAACAATGTTTTTTTGAAGGCTTCATAGATAAGAAGCGATTCATAGAGTCTTTTAATTCTCCAGACAAGTATTCGGCTTTAGTACAAAAGTAACAAACTGCTAGTTGTTTAGTATATTCCATATCTTATATGATAAAATATTTATAGTATATTTTAAATAAAAAATTATCGATTAATTTTAGATTTTTCCAGCATATATTCTCTCCAGAAAAAATTCCAGGCGTCCCTGTCGTCATTTTCAATAGCTATAATTATTTCTCTTTCATACACTTTGACCCAATCCCTTTTGTTGGGGTCAAAATTCGTATCAGATGGACTCGGGTCGTATTTTACAATACAACCACTTAAGAAAAATAGTGGCAAAAACCTTAGCACACACTAAATTACACTATTATTTATGCCAATTATATTTTTCCCAAGAGCAAAAGGCGTATAATAGCGCCAATCCCGCTATAGTAATTAATGTCATTTTTTTATAATCCTGTCTTCTATTATTTTAAGGGTTTCTTCTTTGTCTATCCAGCCGTTAATATTAACTTTATCTCCACTCATTGACAAATCTTTATAATGAGCGAAGAAATTCTTTGCGATCAAAAGGAAAGACTCTTCTATATCTTTAAGTCCGCAATATTTTCGAGTATAAAAATTAGGCACTGCTAGTATTTTGTAATCTTTATCCCCTTCGTCATCCATATCTAGGCAACCGACAACTTTACACTCAACAATAGTTGCTCTTTTTATAGGTTCTGGGCTTATAACTAATATGTCAAGAGGGTCTCCATCCTCGCATAGAGTTCCAGGTATAAACCCGTAACTTGCTGGATACACCATGGCAGAGGTTAAGCACCTGTCGTACATAAAAACCCCTAAGCCACCATCGTACTCGTACTTATTTTTAGAGCCTTCCTCTATTTCGATAACTCCGTAGACTATCTTGGGAGATTTTTGGTGAGTTGGTAGTTTATATAAATTCATTTAATACCCGTAAGCTCTGAAGAGGAGCGGATTTTAGAACCGAGACCATCTACAACTTCAGTGTTGTTTTGTTTGCAAATTTTAAATTCTGGTATTTCTGAATTGCTTCTATCGCCTCCATTAGCAAATACATCAGGCTTGATTAAATCAAGGGTCTTGCATACGCTTTTATCTTCATCAATAGATAATATTGCTTCGTCAACTCCTTTGATTTGGGAAACTATTTGGAGCCTATCATCTTCACACATGAAAGATTTACCTTTTTTAAGGGAGGCTTGTTTATCGTTATTGACTATGACGATCAGATGATTGCCAAGTTCTCGCGCTAAACGAATATATTCTAAATGACCAATATGTATTGGGTCAAAATAACCACTAATCGCTACTTTTTTCATCTTCAATTACATCCCATTTAGGTTTCCATAAGTTAATAACTTCGTGAGATTCAGGCCTGTCATAATCATCCTGAACCCTTACGATGTCGTCTTCTCCGAAATAAGTGCCCGTTTGAACTTCGATTAAAATCATATTTTGATCACTTTCAGGATTTGCCATTCTGTGTTTTGCCCCCAATGGAATCAAGACCGTATCTCCAGCATGGTAATCCTTTGTTTCATCGTCTATAGTTATTCTGGCTATACCCGAAACAACGGTCCAAGCTTCTTGTCTTTTATGGTGGTACTGGTAGCTTAATCTTTGATTTGGTTTGACGTAAATCCTTTTTACTTTGCAGTAATCTTCGTCAAGTAAAATTTCATAATGCCCCCAAGGACGTATACTGTCATCATTTTTCATTTTCTGTATCGAATGTTTTTTTCTTTTGTTTATTGATTGCCTCTCTTGAGAAGCCCCAGAAGGTTATTTCCCATAATATATGAGCCAAGCATTCGGCTCGAGTCATTTTCACTGAGTCGTATAATTCTAAGTCTATTATATCGGACCAATCAACAAAATCAAGCGAAAAAAGCTCATCTTCAAGCTCGTCCAATAAGCATGCATCAATGTCAATTTTTTTTTCTGGACCAACATTGGCTAAATAAATTTTTAAATTATCTTTTGGGTTATATGGGAGGTTCATTAATTCTTTAAATATTTTATTGTATTGTATGTCATACTCTATAATTTTTGAATTAGAACATTTTTTTTTCTGAAGGAATTTTTTATATATAATGTTGAATACATCTTTATAAGTGCATTCTTTTATTAGCTCCCTGAGAGTCATGGTGCTATTTTAGGTTTCATAGGTTTGTTATAATTTTTTCTTTCATTAAAATGTTTTCATATTCTTTTATGATTGGATAATCTAGTAATATGCCTTGCCTGATATTAGCTGGAATTTTATTTTTAAACTCCATTGGGTCGCTGCACCTTCTATGAGGAGCGCTTCGAAGGTTAACTATATCTTCCGATTTGTCTTCTACTGGATCGAAGTCTTTTGAGAATTTTTTAAAAAAATCTTCTTCTGAAATATTAATATCAAAATTACAAGCCTGTTTAATTATTTCGTAAAAATTAATCTTTTTGGATATAATTAGTTCATAGGGTAAAAATATATATTTTTCATTTAGGTCTTTTTTGTTTATGATATTTGTAAGGGTTATATTTGGATGCTTTACTGTTGCTGATACATCTTCTTTTACGAATTCAATTAAACTTTTTTCTTGAATGGGTTTTCGTACACTTTCAATAAAATGGTCTGCGTCTCCTTGGGGCACTTCGTGCGTCCACCCAAAAGAATAATACTTTGATATTGATGACCCTATTGGGTGTCTTGATATAATTAGATTGATTGCTGGTTGATCAAACAATATGCTCTCTCCATGAGGGTTTCTTGCCATAAAAATGTTTGCCCAAGGTTTGAGGTCTGATTTACAAAAACCATGACAAAATTTGAGGTTGTTTTTTTTAGCTATAAACGAAAAAATTCTATGCATCATTGTGGATGCACATTTATGAGCCGTATTAATAAATAAATTTAAGTTTTGCTCTGGCATTTTTATAAAAATATAATCGTATTAGCTTTCGTGTTCGCCAACGTTATCCTTGTAAAAACAAAAGAAAAGTAAAACTATTAAAAAATAAAAAAAAGCTTTATCATGCATGTAAATATATACACAATTATTTGGAAAATAAACGATTTATAGATTCGGAAGCCGCTTTAATTTTTGATTTATCAGAATGGGTGCAAAAATCTAACTTAATATAAGATTTAATTTTTTCAAATAAAGTTTTTTGATAGACCGAAATCATTTGGTGGCTAACGCCCATATTATTAGATATTTCTTTTTTCGAATAACCTTTGCGCATTTGCTTGAAAACATTTAATTCATTTTCGTTCAAAAAGTCAGAATAATCTTCTATCCATTTTACAATATTCACCTGCTTGGATTCAAGGTTTAGATCCTGCTCTGAAGCTTCATACAAGTTGGAACTTAAGCTTTTTAAAGCTAAACTCAATAAAGTTTCGCCGTTGTCATGATTTATTATTTTATCAGGAACTATTTTGTGGCGATTGTCGAAATCTCTTTGGCTTAGCCCGTGAGCAGTCCTCATTATGTTATTATAACATATTGCAAACATTAACTTGCTGAAACCTTCTTTAGTTAAGCAGGCTAGATTTTTAATGATGGCTGTTTCTGCATGTTTAGCTGCTTTAAAATTTATTTCAGAAATAATTTCTTCGACAGAAAGTTTATGTCCTGGAAGTCTATACCTTAGTACGATATATTTAATATCAAGCTGATGCTCTGAAAGGAGATTCATGTACTCGTTTTTTTGATTTTTAGTTACTTTCATTGTATTTAAAGAGTACGTTTAATTCATTAGGAAAAGCTGAATTTTTGATATCAAGCCAATTTAAGGTGGATATTTTCTTACCACGTATTAGGGTTGACTTGTCAAACATAGATATGCGAATGCCTGAAACTTCTAAATCAGGGGTATCTTCTTTTATTTTTTTAAATAAAAATTTTTTTGCATTAGCCTCTGATCTAGCTATTATGACGGATTTGAATTTGATTGAATTGCCTTTGGGAAAAAGGCATGAATACGAAACTTTCCAATATTGAGAGTATGGGAATGTTTTTTTTGAGTCAAGTTTTGTGGACTCTTTTTTCTTGGCTTTTCTGTAAGATTTGTTATAAGCAGCTATTGATTCTTTATTTTTTATATAATAATTAGTCTGATATTCTCTTTTGGCTGCAGTTTCTTCTTTTACGAATTTATCCATTGTGGTGATTATTATACAATATAGAGCCAATCAAGTCAAGCCTTTTTCTTCTTCCAGTTTATCTTTTCGTAGTTAGATTTAAATTTTTTAGATGTATTATTTCTTGGCGCATCACCTTTGCCGTTTCCGCTTTTTGTTTTTGTTTTACTCTTTGTCATTTCCATTTGCAATAATTAGGGTTTTCAGAGCGTTTTTTGCGCATATATTCTCTTTTTTGTTCGCGACGCTTCTCTAAATTTTCTTCATCGTATTTTTTTTGAGCTTTAGATAGGGACTTTTTACCTTTTTCTGTTTGATGGTATTTTTTTTTGTGATTTATATTTCATATATAGTCCACTGTGTTGCTGGGTTCATTCAGAAATTTTTTTCAATATAGGGAGCATAAAAGGATCGCAGGACTGTATTTCATTCGGTCCAAAGGTAGGCCAAGACAATTTATGATCAACAAGCGGATCAATAAGCTTAGATTGATCCTTTTCCTCTATATTTGCTGGTCCAAACCCTTCCCTGTGAATGTTGATTAAGTACCCTCCTAGTGATTTAATCCACTCCGCTTCATTTTTAAAACGGACGTCAGTTATAAATATAAAATTTTGACAAGACTCGTCTGAGGTGATTTTTTTAATCAAAGGATCTATTTTTTTAATCCAACAGTTTGGGTCCATTTTTCTCCTCAAGTGGGTTCCATATGTAACCAAAAAAGGTCTAATTATTTCCTTATCAGGCGTATACTCGGTAAAAGAAGATATGCCTATGTTTTTAAGCAGGAAGGAGTCGCATTCTTGCTTTAATGCATCTGCAAAAGCAAACCTATGGCAAATAAAATTCGCATTCATTTTTTTTAATAAAGTAGAACTCCTTGATTGAAAAGTATCCTTACCTGTTCTAGCAAAACCAGTTAAGCCTATTAATTTATTTTTCATGTTTATTCTTCGTCTAGGTTAATATCCATTTCCCCGTTACCAGAAGAAATTAATTCGTGCATTTTTTCTGTCAAAGCCCCAATCATAGTTATAGTATTAATATCAAATTCCTGAAGGTATCTTTCTACTAAATCATCTAATTCGAAGCGGAATGAGTCGGTCTGCTCGTCATAATCTCCTGGTCCGCTAGGCTCTTCAAAATCATCTTTCATATAACTTATAATAATATATAGTCCACTATAATTCAACCTCTTGTTTGGAAAATTTTTTGAAACCTTGATTTTTCCAAAAAAAAAGGGGACCGACTAATTATAGTCGATCCCCTTGGGCAAGTCAAGAATAAAATTATTTATTTACTCTTCGAGCATGAACCGCAACCTCCTAGTAGGGAAACTAGAAGAAGTAAGGTGATAACTCCAGCCAAGCTGGCGCCCTCACCTACGAAACCAGAAACGATTCCTTGAAGGTTCGAGATTACATTTAAAGGAGCAGAAGCGCCAAAGATAACTTGAGAAATGACAAGTAATCCAATGAATGATAATAAAACGCTGGTAATACCTCCAGCATAGGCTTTAATTGTGTCCAATGTATTTTTCATAATATATATTGTGTTTGGGTTAGAATTTAAGAGTTAAAGCAGAAGAGAAAACAAATTCTCTGTCAATGTCTTCCGCGTCAACATAATCTGAAGAAACTGAGATGGAAGCTGAATCGTTTAGAGATTTACTGAGTTCTGCTCCAGCTACATAATAAGTTCTTGAATCAGTGCTGGATGTCTCTGTGTTGCCAGCTAGGGCGCCTAAGCCAAGATCAGCAAAACCTAAATCAATTCCATGAGATAAACCCAATTCAAACGTATACAAAGAGTCATCAAGATCTCTATAAGCAGACAAGGTGGGGCTGAGCACCGAATTAATAGAAACGGTAATTTCTACTTCAGAACTAGCTAAACCTACTACATCTTCAATGTGATTTAAGCCTGCATAAGCGCCAAGCAAGCCGTCCGCAAAAGATTTTGAGGCTCCACCAGAAACGATGTAAGTGTCTGCACTAGAATCAACAGATTGGTTGGTGAAAACTGATGCGCTTGCGTTAAGTCCAGCAATTGATTTCTCAAACTCCAAAGATGCTTGAATAGATTCTTCAGATTTTTGAATTCCTCTGTAGAAATAATCAGAAGCATAACCTAAGTTAGCAGATGCAGCAGATCCGACGTTAATAAAAAGCCCGAAGGCGAGTAATAATGATACGATTTTCGTTTTCATATTGTATTATTGTTGTTAATAAAATTTATTTAATCCTTACTTCTTTCCAGTAGACCAATTTTGCTTTAACCAAATCTCTTATGTGTCTTTGTTTAGCTGAAAGTTGGCTTTTACCGCTTTTAACTTCTATAAATGTTATTCCTTCGTCTCCAAATGAAATATAATCTATAGGTTTACCTAAGAAAGTGCAGGTTTCTGGGTCAAATTCGAATTGTTCTAAAAATGGGGCTAGGGTTTCCGCTATATGTCCAAGTCTTACTTCGCTACTTTTCTTTTGTGACGTGACTTTTTTCTTTTGTTCGGAAAGTTCTAGTATTGTTTTTTCAAGTGAGTCTACTCTTTTTAAGTACTCGGCGTTTAAGTTATTGTAATTTTTTTCCCAGTCTTTGTTATTTAATAATAATTCTGACTGTTTTTCTTTTAAAGAAGTTATTTCTTGCGTTAAATTATTTACACTTGTTTGATGTATTATATCTTTTTCTCTATCTTTTTCAACAAATTTATTTATTTGGTCCAAGAAGTCTTGCTTGTCTTGTTGCTGTATCTCATCATTGTTACTACCACTATTAGTTAAGTTGTAAAAAACGAAACCAAACCCAAGAAGGACCAAAAGAACGCACAAAAATATATCCAAAATTATTTTTTAGAAATAGACACTATCCTGTCGTGGCGAAAAGACCTAACGGATTTTCTAGCAAAGCAGTAAGCTCTAAATCCAGCATTATCTCTTTTTTCATTTGAGTTGCCAAAAGATTTGTACAAATCTATATCACCTATCAGATAAGTCTTAATCTTTTGGTCTTTATTTCGATAGACAACGTAATATTTGTTGCCAAAAAGTTTTTCTTTTAATTTAAGAGCAAATTTTTTAACCATGCTCATTTTTTGCTTAAATCAATATTGTTCGAATGGCAATAAGCCAAACTATAACCCGCGTTAAAGCTAAACCTGTCTATAAAGAATATCATTCCTGATATAACATATAACTGCCAGCGATCATAAGGTAAGCAAGTAGACATAGTAAAAATTATAGCTACATAAGGGCAAAACTTATTTAAAATATAATTAAACAGAATCATTTGCCCGTGCTCCCAAAACCTCCTAACCCCCTGTCAGAATCAGAAAGAACACTTGATTCGATCATTTCAACCACAGGGAGCCTAATGAAAACTACTTGCCCTACTTTATCTCCAATTTGATAGCAAGTATTAGTATCATCAGTGGAAAACCTCAATTTTATTTCACCTCTGTAGCCGCTATCAATAACCCCTACAGAATTTCTCAAGAAATGCTTTGTATTGCTTATGCTGGATCTAGGAAAAACTAAACCAACATAACCTTTTGGGATCTCAAGACATATTCCAGTGCAGACCTCAATGAACACCCCTAAAGAGTCAGAAGGATAGGTCACTGCTATAGCTGTAAGATCAAAGCCCGCATCAGTTGCATTTGCTTTTTCTGGAGTTTTTGCTAATGGATTGGTTTTAGTGAATTTAACTTTCATTAATTAAAATATTTTATATGGACGGGAGGTCTTCACGATATTTATCTTATCGAGGTCGCCTGGATCCCATTCTTTCAGCGTTGAGTAAAGGCAGTCGGCTCTATATAAAGCTTCGGGCTGAGTTTTATAATTTGTCTCTTCAATTCTTCGGCCTCTTCTGGTAACGACGAATACGACATTTTCGTTTTTTACTAAGTTTTTAGAAATTGTTTTCATTATGAGACATATATTAGCACAATATACAATCGAAGTCAAGTTTTTTTTCCTAAAATATAAAAATAAATGTAACAATAAGTATGACAAAAAGAAAGATTCTCATAATGGGTCTTCCTGGATCAGGAAAAACTACATTAGCTGAAAAATTAGTATCTAAGTTAAACGCAGCATGGTTCAATGCAGATGCCGTAAGGCAGGACATATACTCCGAGCTAGGCTTTTCAGCCGAAGATAGGCTTGCTCATGCCACAAGGATGGGGAAACTATGTGATTGGGCAAAAATGGGGGGATCTTATGTTATAGCTGACTTTGTATGCCCGACTCAAGAAACTAGAGCCGCTTTTAATGCAGACTTTGTTATATGGGTGGACCGTATAATGGAGGGTAGATACGAAGATACTAATAAGATGTTTCAAAGACCTATGAATTATGATTTAAGGCTTACAACTGGAACGCCAGAAGAATGGGTAGAGAAAACCTTAAAGGAATTGAATAAAACCGAAGCTTGGGACAATCAGGCTCCAACGGCGCTTTTAATTGGTAGGTACCAACCTTTTCATGTTGGTCACAAAAATCTTGTGGCAGAAGCTGTAAGAAGAACAGGTCAATGCTGTATAGCGCTAAGAGATGTCGGCGGAATTGACGATAAGAATCCATATAATTTCGAGCAAGTTAAGAAAGAAATAGAATCTGCTTGCATTGAATTCGGGAATAAAATTAAAGTTGTCGAGCTCCCCAATATTATGGATATTTTTTACGGAAGAGGGGTTGGGTACAACATAGAGATGATTGAACTAAGTAAAGAATTACAAGAAGTATCCGCCACAAAAATTAGAGCGGGTGAAATCGGACAAGATGGAAAACCACTAGGAAAGCGCCCCGAATAAAATAAGATATTTAGATCGGCTAAAGCCAACACTCCAAAAGAAAAGCCCCCTAGAAATAGGGGGCTTAATATTTAAAATGGTGGACGTGGGCGGAGTTGAACCGCCGTCTTTAAATCTTCAAAAATACACATCTACAAGCTTAGTTAATTTTTTTTATAGTTATTGATATTAACATCTAACTACTTGTTTCAATTATTTACAGATTATTAACAAGTAAACCTTTTCTGTCTTGCAGATAGATGACCCCTCGTCTTCTTTATCTGCGTCGAGAAGGGAGAGGTAGCAGCGCTTAAGCTGCTAAAGCAACCTTGGAAGCCTTGCGGAAACCAAAAGTTTTTGCACGAGCTTTATTGCCAGTTACAAAAGTTGTGTTTTTTTTGGGAGCCGAACACAATCTCCCGCTTGCAGTGCACTAATCCAAATTAAATCGAATCCAGTACACGCCCATAAAATTTTAAAGAACAAAGGTTATTCAGAAATATCTTTTGATTTTCTTGCGGCTTCATACAAAGCATTATAATTATTGGTAACTCTTTGGTATCTACCTCTAGTTAGCTTAACTAATTCTTCTTGAGAAATTCTAGATTTTTCATCGGAGTCAAAAAGTTTTATAATGGAAACGTCTTTACCTGTTACATCTACCTCCCATTTTATTTGGTAGCCGAAATCATTAATTGGTCCAGAAAGCTCTTCCGCGTGAGCCCTTCTGTTTTCGGCGCTTTTAGATTCGCTCCAAGTAAAAACAGGAACAACACCTTTCCAAGTTTCATTAAATGCTCCAACATTAATCTGCTGCTCTACGATTGAATCGTCAATCTTGGAGGGGTTAAGAGCATCAAACAAATTGTTGTAAGACAAGGGGAATCCGTAATCATGTTCTTCAAAACAATAAACATGCATGTATTTGAATAAGTTAAACGCGCTCCAAGAACCATGATCAGCGTTCTTTAAAACCAATCGATCTCTAGTACCAGAATCAAGAGTTTGGAAATTTTCAAAAAATCTATCCGCAAAATTACAGTAAGATTCATGGTCGTCTTTTTCTGGTTGAGAATTTAAGTGAAGGGTTATAGGGCAAGATATATTTGGTTGACCCCCGAGAGTGTCAAGAAACCAAGAGTAGAAATTCAATTCTTTAACAGATTTTTCTACGACAGACTCTTCTTCGTCTATAAGCTTGCAAAACTTATCAGGTTGAATAGATAATGACACGCCTTTTGTTATAGAGGTTCTGCCAATGTTTTTTATCGCTTCGGTTAAAGCGGGAACATTCGGAAGGTCTTTAAAATCAATGTCAAACCCAGGATCAGAAACAATTCCAAAAATAGAAGTGTTTAATCTATAATGATCAATACCGACTGACCTGCAATGATCAATAATCTCAACCGTTAGGTTTAAATTATGCATCACGTCTTGACCTAATTTCTGAAGAGCTTTTTGGTCACCTTCTTCCGAAGATATTTTACCAAAGTCTTTTCTCGTTAAGCCAATAAAATCTTTAGAAGGGTCTTCCTCTTTTAAGATTTTTGAATTGCAGATCAGTCCGTATTTTGTATTCATATATGTAAATATATTTTACACTAAATCAAGTCTTCTTCGGCTTCTTCTTTTTTTTCTACATTTGAATCAGAAGATGTAGAGTTCATTTCTTTTTGCTTGTAAACTCTAAAGTCTGGAGCTTTGGGATTTTCATCCTTAAACTTGTTTTTAAATACAATAACTTTTTCATTATTGATATGACCTGTGAGGTATTTGTCGTTTCCTCCAGGTTTTACGTTAATCCAAAGGGCGCCTAGCTCCCTGTCATCCCACTCTGTGTTTTTCTTTTCGGTATCGCTCATAAGTATAATATGTATATGTTAATAAAAAAATTAAAATTTTCTAACTTCTCCGCCTTTTGCAATCAAAATAACTGCTACCACGACTATAGAGAAAAGTATAAAAATTGGTTCTTGAATTGTTGATGCTAAAACTGTAATCATAATTATCTGTATTCCTTTCTTAGTAATCTCCATCTATCGGAGTCTATCGGTTTAATTCCATTGTCAATAGCATACAACATTTCTATGATTTCGTCAAGCGAATTATAAATATATTTATGGGGGAGCATTCCAAGCAACCATAAAGGCGCTTTAGATTTACCGCCTTCCATACTGATAAATGTCGGCTTTTTCATTCTGATCGCGGTGACAATTTCTTCTGCTGACCCCCAACTAGCAACGTCGGGAACTAAATTTGCGATGATAAAATCACTTCTATCTACTAAATTTAAATCATATGATCTAACAGTTTTCATTCTTTCTGAGACTCGGTCGTATTGTTTTGTCTTCATCCATGTTTCCATTTCTATTCTTGATGCTTCATCTTCTTCAACATCTTTAATGAAAGGTTTTTTATAAGGATCAAAACATGTGATGTTTATGTCTTTTAGTTTTTTCGTGACTTCTTCTCTCCAATCACGGCCACTTAAATATTGCATGTGGCCAACTAAATAAGTTTTAGTTTTTGATAATAAATTTGACATCCATACATGTTAGCATGCGCATTATGAAATGTCAAGAAAAAAATTAAGAATCTCTCTTCCACATTTTTACAACTGTATAGGGCTGTAAATTATTATGGGGTTGACTGCCACCACTAGAAGTTGTTTGACCAGCTGAGCGCGTATCAAAAAGCCCTCTCCAGGGGTTATTTTCAAGCAAAGAAATGTCTCTGCCTAAGTTATAAAGAAAAGTTATGGCTTGAGTACTTAGGCCATTATTCCAAAGCCTGATAGAGGATATGTTTACATCGGGGTTTCCTTGATTATAATCAACGCTAGGATTTATGTCGAGTTTTTTATTTGCGAAACTAGTGTGGGGTCGAGCGTCATCTGTCCTAGTATGTTTAAGGGTGCCATCTAAAAACCACTTCATATGACCATCATGATCAATTTGCACAGCTATATGATGCCAATTACCGTCTTGACCGAGCCCTAAAGAATACTGGTGCCCTTTTCCCCATATGCCAAATTGATTTCTTAAATAATGAATTGAGCCTGTCTGATGGCCCCCAAATGTTCCAAGCCACCACCTAGAGACCATGGGCGTGTCACTAGTAAATGATTCAACTCCACCAGTGTCGGGGTTATTCTTACGAACATCTCCCGCACCATTAAGTTTAAAAATTGACTCTTTCGGGGTTCCACTATCTTGATTTCCGTCGACAAAAAATCTACTTCGGGCAAAAGCTTGGCCTGTTGCACCATTTGGATGCTCAGCTAAAATATGCACGTTTCCTGACGTGGCTACTAGGCTGTCATAAAGAGTTATAGTCAATTTCCAAAAACCATAGCCGTCATCGTCAAAATTTTTAATATGAACTTCGGTTGGAATTTGATGGTATGCAGTAAACTCTTTGTATATGACTTCGTTATAGTCTGCTGTGTGAAAAAAGGTTTGGTAATTTGTAAGTTGTGTGCCTATTTTAAACCTTATTTGTACTCCTAGGCCAGATTTATCGGTATCTTTATTATTTACGGGAAAGGTGGAGTTCATTGTATAAATAGTAATTCTGAATTTTACAGGGTTAAACCGAACCCACATATCCATACAGTGTTGATCTTCTGGGTTCCAAGACTGTCCATAGATGGACTTAGTTTCAACAGTAACACCGTTAGCATTCAAATTATCAAAATTTAAACCACTACTATATACTTTTTGGAATTCTAGGCCAAGATTATTGTTGCTCAAGTTAACGACTTGCTGACCGAAGTCAAAAGACTCTAGACCCCTTCCATATTGAAGAGAATGGTCTGATGTCAAGCCATCTGGGTTCGAGTTAGACAAATCAGATAAGTTATTAAAGTTTATGTATTTTAGTACGAGCTGGGTGCCAGACAAATCCCAGCGAGGAGTGCCAGAGTTTAATTGTTCAAACCTTATTGTTGTGACAGAATCTAAGTTTCTATCAGTAAAAGTAACAGAAGCTCGGGACTCTCCAATAGTAAAAAAAAGATTATAAACTAAATCATCGTTACTAGACTCAACACTATTCAATGTCATATGATTTTCATTGCCTGTAAGATCTTTCCAGATCGCTGGACTAGAAGGGTCATAGGACTCTTTAACTGAAGAGTTGAGATGCATTATTAATCCACCTCCCGCAGCATCAAAATCGGTGCCCATTATAGGCGTATTGCCATGATTGTGGATGGGCATTTCACTTGCAGTCAAAGTGTGGGTTTTTGATCCACCAGTATCACCAGCAGTATAACCTGAACCTTGGCCAACCAAAGTCTGGCCAGCGCCAAATAAAGACCAACTTCCTGGGAAGTTTTGAGAGACTGGAAAAGTTTCGCCAAAAGGGAAATCTTCCTGGCCACCCCCTTGTAATAAAGAGGTTTTTACGTGGCCCATGCCTATAATATTATTAAAATCATCAGCAAAACTAGACAAAGTATCGGATGTAGATTTAAGCAAGAATTTTAATGTATTTTCACCAGAAATGTAATCAACTCTTGTCGCCCCAGGACTTAGACTAAATTCAGCTATAGTATTAGAGTTCACTCCATCAATTAGAGGATCTGTATGATCTAATAATATCAAAACTTTAGAAGTTCCGCTACTTACGATTATTTTAAAATCATTTGGGTCAAAATCATTATTAACGGTCAGATATACAAACCCAGGAGGTTTAATATCTGGCAGTTTTTCAACCGCATACATTTCAAGCTCATCTTTATTTGAATTTATAGAGGTTTGAACGGTGCCCTGATTAAGAGATTCACTGAACGCTTCTAGTATTTCTGCATCCGTTGTTCGTTCTTTGTATGATATCGATTCGATGTGGCCATGATTATCAAATGATAAATTTTGGATAAATCTATTAGAGCCTGGATTGTTTTTCGCAACTGTTTTTGTTGAATGAGTTGACGAAATAATTAATTGAGGATTAAAATTAGCACCGTTATAAGCTGACACCCCTTTTATAATTCTAAAGTCTTGGATATAACCATTAAAGCTTCCATAATCTCCAACTACTCCGTCAACATTTCCAAGTTCAAAATTTCCGCTGCCCCCAGTGTTAGGGATATTTGGAAACTGAGAGCCATTAAGACCGAAAACATTAAAGGCATCAGGGTATGTTGCCGCTTGGATCGATACGCCATTAAGGTACAAACGAATGGTTCCATTTTTTCTTTCAATAGCTATGTGATTCCATTTATTTAAAGTAAAACTTCCTGAGGTTAAAACTTTACCTTTTCCAAATATAAATTCGAAAACACTAGTGCTTGTATTAAATCTTATAGACCAATTTGGATACTGTAAAATCCAGCCTGGATTTACTGCAGGGCTATGTGTAGCTATAAAGTGTTCGTAGTCAAATTGTGAATTCACAAAATCTTTTAGAACCCAAAAGTCAATCGTAAAATTCTCTCCATTACTGAATGAGGCAGCCTGCCAGGGAAGAGCTATAAAAGAATTTTCAGAAAATTTTAGCGCACCTTGATTAAAGAGAAGATTTTGTTGATCAAAACCCATGCCCGAATAATATATATAGCTAATCGAGCCATGATTGATTATGCTTGAAAGATCGGGTGAAGTGTGCTGCAAATGAATTGTTTTATTATTTGGGAAACTATTAGTATTATCAAGAGGACCATTTAATGGCGATGGAGATAGCTCTGATAAAGTTATATTTGAACCTTCTTGTAGTGCGCTATTAGAGACATAATTGATAATTTCAGAATCAGTTCTTGGCTCAAAAGTTTCAGTATGAGTACTTAATGACGTAATATGGCCATATTGATCTAATGATATATCTTTTATGTAAGTTCTGCCTGCGTTATTTGTGCTAACTGAAGACAAAATTGATTCATGGCTAGAAGATATTAAAATACTATTTGATGGTTCGATTTTTACCATCTCGATATTGTCTCCTGGAGGGTTTAATCTTAAAATTTCATCAGTAGTTTCGTCTATCGTTAGTGTTTCAGAATTAGAAGAGTAACTTGATACATGTCCAAATTCATCTAATTCAATATTTTGGATATAAGTTCTTGAAGGGTTACTGGAATCAGAGGCAACTGGAGATACATTAGGATGAGTAGAAGATAATGTAAACGTATTATTAGACAAGGAAGAAGACATATTTCCTTGAGCAGTAATTAACTGTATAACATCTATTGCTTCAAAATCTTCGAAAGAGTTTGAGGATAATACACAATGGCCATATTCATCAAAAAATAAATTTTGCAAATAAGTCCTGCCTGAATTAAAAGAATTTCCACAAGAATTAACGAAAGTATGCTCTGAATTTACAACTAATCTTCCTTTGGAGTTTTTTATAATTGATATTTCATTACCATTTAAAATAGTAGATTCAATTAAATCTTCAACTTTTTCTTTTCTAACTTGAGTGTCGATAAACGATTCTCGACTGCTAGACAGTCCAGTAACATGGCCGTATCTGTCCAAGTCTATGTTCTGTATATAGGACCTACCATTGTTTGAACTGGAGAATTCAGAAACAACAAGGGGGTGAAGCGAGGATAACCTAACCAAATTTAATCCATCATTTTTAACTAAAGAAGTAGTTGGGGATTCTCTATATATTGAAGCAGACGCATCATTTGTTTTTTCAATTAAATCCTCGTTGCCAAGAGAAAAATCTTCAGAATCCAAAGAAGATAAAAACATAAAATTTTTGACGGTGACATCTCCTGTGATTGATGAATTACCCTGTACATGTAATCTTTCGGACGGATCATCTGTGCCAATTCCGACATTTTCATTTCTGTATATGTTTTCGGCGCTTAATGTTCCTCCTTCATTTATTCCGCTTTTCCATTTTGGGAAATTTAAATATTTTTCAACATTTATATCTGAGGATTCTTCAACTAAACCATCAATGGTCAGAAAGCTATGGGGATACAACTTGCTTCTAAGGTAAAAAGCCTCGGCTATTATTCCTGACTCAAAAGCGCCAGAATTAAAGTAACCATCAGAAAATTTTAGATCTGAAGCCCCTAAGGAGTTTTCACCGCTAGAGCTTGGTAGAAAATTTTGAGTGGGCATATCTAATTAAAGTTATGCTGTACGCTTCCACATGGCTACGACAATATATGGCTGCATATTATTATGAGGCGCACCGCCTCCCGCAGCAATAATATTTGAGCCATCCAGACTAAAGTTTGAGGAGAGCGTACCCCTGGAAGAAGCATTGTTGAATTCTGGTGTAGCTCCATGATTATGAGCGGGCATTTCGTTTATATTCAGGGCGTGGGTTTTTGATCCACCAGTTTCAGATATATTATTAAAGTCAGGATCGTTTGAATCTAAACCAATAAGGCATCTTCCTTCCGCAAATCTAACCCAAGTGCCCCCAAAAGTCAATTGAGGGTTAGCGTTACTGACGGATATATATATGCTACCAACTGGATAAGCAGATTCTAGAATTTCACTAGCTAAATCATAATTTATTTTAATTTTATCAGTAGTGTTTGTGTCTATAGTTATATTGTCCCCAGCAACTAAAGCCGATCCTACTGTATTGATTATTTGCGAGTTAGTTCTTTCACTAGAAGAGCTAGTTGATTTAGCATGTCCGTAACTATCAAAAGTTATATCTTGAATATATTGCCTTCCTGAATTATTAGTGTTCGTTGCAGGGCTGCTAATATTTATGTGCGAGGAATTTATGGTGACAGTTTTATTGGCGTCATCTTTATTTATAGAAATATTGTCTCCTCCCGATAGTAAATTGTAAACTAAATCTGTGATTTCTGAGTCTGTTTTTTTAGTAAATGATTCTGTTCCAACAGATAAGCCGTTAACGTGCCCAAACTCATCTAAATCTATATTTTGAATATAAGTTCTGTTTTGATTATTAGAACTTGGTGGAACATTATTAACGATAACATGGGAAGAGGAAATAGATACTCTATCTGTTTCTATATAACTTGTATACTGACCAGATAATGATACTGGGGGAACGCCGTTATTAACTAATGGACTACTTTGAGATATTGTAACGCTTGCGCTTTCATAATTTATAGATAATCCAGATTCTCCATCTGAAACAAAAGTGTCGTGACCATTACCACCTCCAAAATCTACAAAAAATCCATTTATAGGATCTTGCCAAGCAGTGCCTTCGCCAAAGTATAGAAAATCAGAATTAGAATCTAAGTTTGAAAAGTTAAATGAAGAATTATAATTAATGAACTCTCTATGGTTGTTTAAATCTATATTATCGCCCGCAACTAATTTGTTTGTTACATAGTCGCTTAAATCAGCGACAGTGATCGTTTCTGCTTCTGAAGAAATTCCAGTTACGTGACCAAATTCATCAAGTTTTATGTCTTTTATGTAAAGTCTACTTTCAAAAAGGTTATGTGTTGACCCTGCGACATTTTCTGTAGCTGGATGATCTGAAAAAATATCTATTCCATCATTATTGTTTTCTAAAATTCGAACATTATCTCCAGCCCGTATATCAGAAAGAACTTGTGAAGATGTTATAGTTTCAGTTCCTATTTCTAAACCTGTGACATGTCCGTAGTCATCAAATTTAATATTTTGAATGTAGTCCCTACCTTCATTATTAGAATTCTCTAGAGACCTAGGTACGACTGGATGATGCGAATTTAAAGTTAAAGTTTTATTTGTAGCATTTTTATCTATAGTGATATTTGCGCCTTCTTCAATTAATCCAGTTCCAATATCTTTTATATCATCATCAGTTCTTTGGGTGTCTATACCTGTTTCAGTTTCGGTTGTTATGTTTATGATATGCCCATATTCATCAAGATCAATATTCTGCACATAAGTTCTATTAGTATTCGATGTACTTTCGGCGGCTTCATCTATAGGCTCATGCAAGGTGTGAATTTTTGCAGTTCTACGAAGTTCGTCTTTTTCTATGAAGACATTGCTGCCAGCCTTCAATATGTCCAGACTTAAATCTTTGGCAACTATACTGAAACCTGTCCCACTAATAGACAAACTTTGTGTATTTATAGACCTACCTGAAAGTAAATTACTTACAGTTAAATTATTTGAAATTAAAACGCTACCTGAAATATCTAGCTTTTCAGATGGGTTGGTGTTATTTATACCGACATTACTTAGGAAGTAAATATTCCCTTCTGTTTCTGCTCTTTCCCACCTTGGACCGCCACCTACTTCTTCTATTTTTTCTTCAACGGTGGTGTCAATAATTTCCATAACATCCCTGCCTGAAAGAAGCAGCTCATCGCCGAAGTAGCCAGTGTCACAATAAATATTATTAAAATAACCCGTGCCCCACCAGGTGTCGGATTTACCTATCCCTCCTTCTCCGCTATTTCTTGGTACTAAACTTTTGCCACCCATAATTTAAAAATTAAGCATTTTCTAACGCTGAAATTCTACTCTCCAGTTCTGAAATTGTTTGCAATAAATTATCTATGGTGGAACCTGTTCCATCGTCTAGCTTTCCTATAAGTTTAACTTTTCCATCGCGTGTTAATATTAAGGCGTCTGCATTATTGACTTTCAATACTAAATCTGCGTTAAACCTATAACTATTAATTATGGAATTTTTCCCAATTACGCTACCTGATCCAGTATCAAGTATTATTTCAGAATCTCCACCCTCAGAAGCGGCCACTCCATCTCTTGTAGTATGAACATAAAGTTCTGATGTAGGATTTCCAGTACCAATTCCTACAAACCCATTTTGGAATATAAAATGATTGTATGGAGAGACGTTAGCTACCCGTGAAAACGTTGCGCCGCCTGCGCCATTGTTGTAAGCATTAAAAAATTGTGATATTTCAGATGGGCCAACAATTTCTAGCCTTGCACTTGGGGTAATCGTTCCAATCCCTACTTTACCATTATTGTAATAAATATCGTTATTAGATCCTTCAGTCCATAAAGACGAAGATGAGGAACCTATTTGGGATAGTAAATTTTGACCAGTAGTATTAAGATTTCCACTAACCGTATCAAGATTTCCACTGACCGTATCAAGGTTTCCACTAACCGTATCAAGGTTTCCACTGACCGTATCAAGGTTTCCACTAACCGTATCAAGGTTTCCACTGACCGTATCAAGGTTTCCACTGACCGTATCAAGATTTCCACTGACCGTATCAAGATTTCCACTGACCGTATTAAGATTTCCACTGACCGTATCAAGATTTCCACTGACCGTATCTACTTTGCCGCTCACATAATTTAAGCTATCTTCTACGTTTATCTGATTAGATCCTAGCAAAAGATCTTCTTGAAATACTGCTGTGTACCCTTGTATGGTTCCAGCAAAAGTTTGATCTGTTAACTCGTGTATGAATGCCGTGCCATCAATGTGTAGATCTCCTGAAATATGACCATCTCCAGAAACATAGAAATTATCCGACCGAAGTGTTGGAGCAAAAACAGGTCCAGAAAAATTAGCTTTTCCAGCCGCCTCAATATTGCCTTCGTCTACCACAAAAACGTCATCACTTGCTGGGGCATTTTGATCACCGATAATTAACTCTTCTTTAAAATGACCAGTTTCTCCAGTAACGTGGTCAATATGCATATATTCAAACCTACCACTGACGCCGCTTAAGACGCTTTCTTGAGAAGAATATAAAAAATCACTAACACCTGCAAATTTTTCCCCACTATTAAATTGTATGGAGCCTTCTATTCCGCTAGGCTTGCCACCTCTTGGTTGGCCTAGGTACTCAGCAATTTTTACCCAATCAGTAGATCCATAACCAGTTTTTTCGTACAAAAAATTTGTATTAGTATCTAAAAAGTGTGATCCTGGTTGACCTGCTGCTAAAGAGCTTTGAGAAGGAGGAACATTGTCCTGTATCATAGGTTTTCTTAAACCTAAGTTGGCGTTTACAAAATCTTCAAAAGCTCCCATAATTTTAAATAGTTTCTTGGATTATAAATTTAGCAGGATTTGCGGTACTGGTATTAGCTGATCTATTACTTAGGTCTAGGTTGAAAGCATAATCACCTTGGGAGTCTGTGACTCCATTAGAATTACAAACGGTGAAGTGATCTGCTTCATCATAGCTTGCATCTAATTGAATTCCGTCTGTATAAGATTTATAGGTAAACATTGTTCCACCATTTGGTCCAGAACCTCCTTTACTAACATTTTCCAAAACTAAATTCGAGGTATTTGAAACTGTAGTTCCTATTGGCGCTAGACCCTGAGCCAGACTGTTTGGACCTGCAAAAATATCTCTTGGCTGAAATCCAGCTAAATTATAATTTGGATTATTTGCTATAATAGTTGTTGGTATATTAGCTAAATTAAAAGAAGATGCTTGCCAGTTGAATTGACCTTTTTGGTCAACATCTTTCACTGTTATTCTAAATGTATTGCTAGATTGATTTGTTCCAGAACTTATAATCGATAAGGATGAGACTGGATTTTGAGATGCGTCGGTAGATAGCGATGGTATTGATAGGAAGTTTTGAGTTCCATGCAGTGTAAAATCATCAGTCATTCCGACCACAGAACTATCAAGAGTTGAAGCTAGATTCTGAATAGAAAGAACTATTGGAGTGTTAGCAATTTTTACATTAGAATTTGCTATAACTACGGCTCCATTAGAAGTCTTGGTGGCTTTAACTTGAAAATTGTTTGAAGATATATTGTAATTTCCGCTATTATATGTAACGGTTTTTTGCCCTTCAAAGGTTGTTGGATTAGATATGGTTAGCTGGTTTGATTGACTAGAGTATTCTATTTGATCAAAACCTGAAGCAGTATTTGTGACAACGGCTGACTCGCTAGATTTAATAGCTTGTTGGAATGACTGGACAGATGAAACGGTAATAGTTCCAAGCATGCTGCCAGGGTGGGAGACGCAATAATAAGTATATGTTCCAGCGGAAGTTGGGGTCCAGTTCAAGGATGTTCCAGATTGGGTTGCCACGTCAGAATTGCTAGAATCTTTTATCGCTAAAGGATGACTGCCTGTATTATTTTGAAAAACAAGCGTGTCACCAACATTAACGTTTAGAGTTGGATCATTACCAGTTGCGTCTCCAGCAAAAACATAGTCTGAAGATCCATTTGCTGTTAAAGTATAATTTTTAGTAGACGCATTGAGTGCAGGATAAGATTTTGATATTATGGAAGCACTTGGGTAAACGTTATCTACTGTATAATTGTCGGAACTGGTACGATCATCGCTAAGAGTTCCGTAATTATTTCTACATATAATTTTAGCGGTGAGAGATCCATTCCTGCTAGATGTTACAGTTACTGGTATAGTGTATCGATAAACATCTCCTCCAAGCAGAATGCTAGAGAAATTGCTGAAATTTACTAAATTAGAGATGCCTTCATTATATACTTGAATTGAAATATTGTTTTGAGAAATTCCATTTGTATCAATTTGCGCTAAAAGATTTATTGTGTCACCGCCTTTTACAGCACCAGTTCCAGCAATATTTGGAGACTGAGCTGAAACTGAATTAGTATCAATAGACAAAGTATTTATTACAGGTCCATTTGCAACCCTGACAGTTGTTTGAGCTGAACTTTTGGAGCCATTTGAAACTTTTAATGCTTCTACATTTACATTTGGTGAATTAGAAAATATACCCTGCACATATTGGACCGTTTTTTGAGTTGTATATGTAGCGGGGTCATTTATGGATATTTCAGATCCTATAATAGTATAAGAAACTGTATCCCCAGAAGAAGGGTCAAAATTAGAAATAGTATTAGAAAATGACGTGTTCTCGCCTTGCCTTAAGCCATCTGTTCTACCATTATAAGAAGAAGGTGCAGATATGGAAATCGCAGGATACACTTGGTCTACATTTACCGTATTAGAAGAAGTTGTAATTGTGCCTATTGTACCTATTCCATTTTTAGCTACAACTCTAACATTTAAATCTCCAGAATTGTTGGAAACGGTAACTGGAATCGTAGCTCTATGAATATCTCCATTGGTATTTACAAAGTTGTAAGTGTCGTATTCTATCTCTTCTGCTAGCTCATAATTAAAAACTTTAATTTCAGTTGGTTTTTGAAGTTGATCAGGGTATTGAGAAAAATCAAAATCAACAAAAACGTTTATTGTGTCTCCAGCTTTTAAAGAAGTTGTTCCTAATTCTTGGCCTTGGACTGGAGTGGCATTAGTTATATCATCAATAATAACAGAAGAAGGCTGAGGTCCAGCGCCAAGACTCGAAAAGTTTAATTCTGCAGTCGCCCCATTAGCTTCTGCTACAATTGATGTTTTGCCCTGTAGATTTAAATTATCTAGATAGCCCTCAAATCTTCTTGTTTTGTCTCCAAGCTCAACTATATTTTCTAAGGGTATTTGTTGTCCGTCAATATAGCCAGTACCCATATAATCATTAGATGGCCCATCCCATCTAATATTTAACTTTATATCATTGGTATTGTCAACTGTTACCCCTGAAAGATGAGTGTCAGATGTAGGAGTAGAATGATAGGTTTTGAATATTGAACCGTTTAAATTATCTGCATCTGAAAAAAATACAAATGTACTGGTATCTATGCCGCCTCCACCGCCTCCGCCACCTTGATCAACTTGATCTTGTAAGTCTTGAAATGCAGGGTCATCGGCAACTCCAGTCAATACTTGGGTTCCGCTGATTGTTAAAGTATCTAAAAAAGATCCTGTTTTAGCATCTATAGAGCTTTGTTCAGATAAATCTTTATAAGAAACTCTATAATTGTCTTGACCTGTAGCTACAACAAAAGCAAAGCCTCCTGAAGGAGTTGCTGAAGTTAATTCGGTAATTTTTTTATTTTCAGCCATAATATATAATTAATTTTGACTATTTTTTATATGTAGCATAGCATATATACTATACACATATTTACCGATCAGAATTATATTTTATTAATAAATAGAATGACTTATAGAATCTTCATCTAAACAAAAATTAAAATTAACCTGCTTGTCTTGTTTCTTTTTAAAGTAATGCTCAACAATTACGTCTTCTATCTCCGACTTTATTAACCTTTTTAATGGTCTTGCCCCCATTTTTTCTACCGAAGCTACTTCGCAAAGAAAATTAGCTGCATCATCAGATATGTTAATTGATACATTTTTCTTTTTTAATTTGGAGCAAAGTTTTCTTATTTCGGATTTAAATATCTTAAATAAATCTTTTTGATCTAAGTGATTAAAGACTATAACCGAATCCAATCTGTTTACTAATTCTGGACTAAGTATTTTTTTTGCAACTTCGTAGATTTTAGAATCATTCGACTCTGGGTTTGGGGAAAAACCAAGAGAACTTTTGGTTGTAATTTCTGAACCAATATTACTAGTAAGTATTACAATAGTGTCTTTGAAGTAAACTGTGGTACCTATATTATCTTGAATCTCTCCTTCTTCTAATATTTGTAGTAAAAGTTGTTGAACTTCTGGATGGGATTTTTCTATTTCATCAAAAAGCAGGACGCAATGAGGTTTCTTTTTTATTGCTTCTATTAAAACGCCCCCCTCTTCGTAGCCTATATACCCTGGGGATGCTCCAGTTAACTTTGCAGAAGAGACCTTGTCAGAGTACTCGGACATATCAAACCTTATAATGTTTTTTTCTGATCCAAAATAATGTTTGGCTAGCATTTTAGCTGTCCAGGTTTTACCAACCCCGCTAGCACCTAGGCACAAGAAAGAGCCTATAGGTTTGTTTAAATCTTTAAGGCCGAGCTTAAACCTTAATATCGACTTATGTATATTTGATACGGCGTCTTTTTGATTTATTACATCTCTGTTTAATTTTCTTCCAAGACTTAAAGACTTATCATCTTTGTCTTGATGGAAGTTATCTTTGGGTAGCTTTGCCTTTACGGAAAGACAATCTATTACATCATTTTCACTAACTTTTTTTCTTGAAGATTTTTCCCAATCATTAGAAAGTGAAACATATTTATCGATCAAGTCATCTTCTCTTTTTGTCCCAACAGCTTGCGCGCTGAGGTTATATATTTTATCCTCAGTTATTTGCATCTCTTTTGTGGGCATGGAGTTTTTAATTTTTAATTTAGCTCCAACTTCGTCCATTATATCTATAGCTTTGTCGGGAAACTTTCTTTGAGGCAGGTAGTCATCACATAGAGAAACTATTTTTTTGAGAATATAGTTGTCGTAAGATACTCCGTGAAATTTTTCATAGGAGGATTTAATACCTTTGAGTATTTTGTAGCACTCTAAAGTTGAGGGCTCTTCCACTGCAATGTTTTCGAATCTCCTACTAAGAGCTATATCTTTTTCAATATTCTTTTTGTATTCAGGGAAAGTTGTAGCACCTATTACTGTAAGATCCCCTCTTGCCAAAGCAGGCTTCAGTATATTTGATGCATCCATTGTTCCTTCAGCGTTTCCAGCTCCCACAATAGTATGAGCTTCATCTATAAATAAAATTATACTCCCTAGTTCGGAGCATTCTTTCAGCAAAAGTTTTAGCCTTTTCTCAAATTGACCCCTGTACTTTGTACCAGCAATCATTGAAGCCAAATCTACTGAGTAAATCTTTTTGCCTAATAAGAATGGGGGAGCCTTGCTTTCATCTATTTTTTGAACTAAACCTTCCACGATTGCGGTTTTACCAACGCCAGGATCACCTATGAGAAGGGGATTGTTTTTGATTTTTCTGCCTAAAATTTCACACATTCTATCCATTTCAAAATCTTTACCTATAACTTTAGGTAAAGAACCTTTTGCATTCAAATCGTGAAGATTTGTACAGAAAGACTCAAGCATGCTATTGGAGTCATTGCCCGATTGCGAGGTAACGCCAGCCGCCTCTTCCTCGATTGGCTGAACTAAACCAGATTCATTCCTACTATAAACTTGTTGATTTTTAAATATTATCAAAAAGGCTTCCATCACTTTTGATGGAGAAACTTTTTGCAACTTTAAGAAGTGATAACAGGGGCCATTAGAGTTATTTAGGTATATAAAAAATATATGCTCCGCAGATATATAATCGTTGCCCAATTCGATTGCAAATTCATGGGCCTCAGAGAGCAAGTGTTTAACCTCTTCTCCGTAATAAAAATCTTTAGCTTTTTTGTTCGAAGGTTCCAGTGCATAAAAATCTTCTATGTATTCTATAAAAGAGTCGACAGGAACATTAAAGCCTACCATTAAATCATTAACAAATGTCAAAGAGGAAGACATTATAGCGACCAGCAGGTGGCCGCAATTTACTTCTTCATGATTCCATGCCTCAGCTAAAAGTTTAGAATCTGATATTATTTTTTGGCAACTCGGTGTGAAATTGGGAAAGTTTTCCATAGTTATATGTACACTTAAGCTTTTAAATCTTTTAAGTTCATATAAATCATTTCGTCTACTACTTTCATATTATTTATAAATATTGCGTCTCCATCGTTTGTTTTGTCTCCATGGAGGGTTATTATACTACCCTCTTTAGGGATTTGATTATTTTTTAAGTAAGCCGTGCATTTTTTCTCTCTGGGCGTGTCGCAAAGTATAGCGTCAATAGAACCAAATTCATCTTCTAGCTCCAATTTTATGTACAGGTTGCCGTTTCTAGACTTATCTTTTTTAGAAAAAACAACAGTGAATATATATTTAGCAGACTCCCTAGGATTCAGCGATTTAAAATGAAGAGAATTTTTTGGGGACTGATCTTTGTCTTTGAAAACTTTTGATAATTCAGAAGAGTAACTAAAACCTAGTAAGGTTTTTTCAAAATACCAATTAGCAAAGTTTTGACTTTTACTATTTTTATAGTATATGTCTTTGTACGGAGAATATTTCTTTTTTAATGTTTGGTATCTAGACTCTTTAATTAAGACTTTTCCATCGTCCCCAATCTTTTCAAAAGACGACTCTTTGACGTCTTTGAATATTTCAAAAAGATCAATGTCATTTGCCTCAGCAAGCGTCATAAAATTCCTTTTCTCCCTATCTGTTAATATATTAAATAGTTGAGCTTCTAATACAAGCTTTGATCTATCAGAAGTTAAGTCATCACTTAGGGCTCCCGCCTGTATTAAGGCAGAAAGAACCCCTATATTAAGTCCAGATTGTTTGGCTGCCAGGAATAAATCAAATTTAGTTGAATTATTTTCGGAACGAAATTTCCGTAAAGAATCTAAAGATTTGTCACTTATACCTTTTATACTGCTTAATCCGTACCTTATGTTTTTCCCTTCGATAGAAAAATCCATGCTGGATTTAACGAGGTTTGGGGGCAAAAGTTTAATATCAAACCTTGAGAGTTCTTGACTAATTTTAGAAACTTCAGCTTGAGGGGTAGGCTCTGAATGAGTCATTTTCAATAAAGCCAAGAAAAATTCCTTCGGATAATTAAACTTGAGGTAAATTGTCCATGCCGCCAATGTTGAGTAAGCTATTGAGTGAGATTTATTAAAACTATAGTTGGCGCTATCTTCTGCGACCTTCCATAGCACGTCACCAGCTTCTATTGGAAGATTATTCTCTTCTATTTTTGACTCAATTTTCTGTTTCCATTCGGGCATTTGATCTACTTTTTTCTTACCCACAATCCTTCTTAGCTGCTCAGATTCATCGAGGGTAAAGCCTATTTTAACGGCCATTTTCATTAACTGTTCTTGGTACAAAGGTATACCCCCAGTATAACTAAGCTCTTCATCAAATAACTCATGTACACTTTGAAATTCTCCAAACCTCACATATTCAGAATAGCTGTCTGCGAAATCAAGCGCTCCTGGTCTTGCTATAGCTATAACAGCACTTAATTCCTCCAGAGTCCTGGGTTTTATTTTTTTACAAACACTGAAATTTGTGCTAGCCTCTATCTGGAATAAGCCATGGGGGCATTCTAGTTCAGCAAGTGGATAGTACGTCTCGTCTTTGTCCAAAGGTATATTTAATGGGTCTAAATCTATAGCGTTACAGGTATTATAGATCACGCTAAGAGTTCTCAAGCCTAGTATATCAAATTTAACCATGAGTTCGGAAACCCAGTTCATATCATAACCTGTAACTAGAGAACCATCATTAGCCTTTTGAATTGGGCAGAAATTTATGAGTTCATCAAAAGAGATAGCGATACCAGACGGGTGTACTCCTGAGTTTTTATTCAACCCTTCTATTTTTTTTGCTATTTTAATTACTTCTTCGTTTTGATCAGCCCATTCTGAGAATTTTTCAGACTGATCAATAGATGAAGATATACTAGCAACCTTGCCAAAAGTCTTAGGTATGTGGGCCGTAATAGAATTGATGTCCATTTCTGTATAGTTCGCAACAATTTTTCCACATTCCCTAATACATAACTTACTACTCAGGGTATTTAATGTTAAGATTTTAGCCGTTCTTCCTGGGTATTTATTTTCAATATACTCTATTACCCTGTCCCTGTGTTCATAAGCAATATCATTGTCAACATCGGCCAATAAGCTTCCGTCCAAATAAGTTACGCCATCTTTTTTTATTTTCTTTGCCCTGCTCTTGCTAACAAACCTTTCAAAAAATAAACCATATTTTATTGGATCAATTTTTGTGACATCTATTAAATATAGAACTAGCGAACCAGCCGCACTGCCTCGACCTGGCCCTGTGGGTATATTATTTTGGTGGCAAAAGTCAAGTATATCCCAATTTAATAATATATAATCAGTGAACCCTAACTCATCTAATATTTTAAGCTCTTCTTTAGCCCTAGTATAATATTCTTTTTTATTGGGAAGCTTGTCTATGCCTTTTTTCTTGACTCCGTCTAGGCACAGCTCTCTAAGGAAATTAAAGTTGGATGTTTCGGGGTCTAAATCTAGACTTTTGTAATTTTGTTTCGTTATTTTAATTTCTGGGAGTCGGACGCCAGGAGGTGAGCAGTCTTCATATTCAGAAAAATTATCTAAAAAACTATTCATAAGTCAATTCTATTATAGAATCATTCCTGCATTTATCAATGCATTTTATATCCGAAGTTATTTCTATCAAGTTGTTAACCATGAATTCAAATTCTTTTGGGTTTTTTGACCAGTAAGACTTGTCTTTTTGCACAAAACGCCTTAAAACTTTAGAGGTTTTGTTTTTGAGGCTTGAAAGTTCAAGCTCGTAATTTAATAAAATATTGTCTAAGTTTTTTATATCTCTATTTTCCATAACATTTTCCTGAATACTTGATAATTTTTTTGGATGTCGTAAAGCGCATCATGAAGTTTTTTGGGGTCAAAATCTATATCATAATTTTTGCAACATGCTCCTAGGTTTAATCTTAGCCCCCTTTCATGGACTGAATTTAATTTTAATTGCCAAGATACAAAGTCATCGTCTTCGTTTAACTTAATTTCTTTAGCTATAGCTTTAGCAATGCAAAGCGTATCTATTGATTTTCTTAAATAGGAGTAATCGGTTGGGCGACGCAGTAACTTTCTAAATATATTATGTATATAAATATCAAAACCAAGGATGTTGTGCCCCAACTTAATGTATGAGTCATCGTATAAATATTTTTCAAAATGATTTAGAACTTTAATCGGGTCAACTGATTTTTTTTTATAAACAGAATCTTTAAAGCCTGTGACTTTTCTGGCTCCTTCTGACATTTTTAAATCATCCCATTGAATATAGTAATCATTAGACTCTATAAGTTTTTCGCCTTCATATATTAAGAAAGCTAGCTGCCATGGCTTGTTGTCCTTTGAGACCAAATTTAGATTACATGTTTCAAAGTCAAAGACCATGTACCTTTGGGAATTATCAAATCTAAGTAATTTTTCTTTCATTTTAAATTCAAATGTTTGTCTGCGTAGCTTTCCCAGCAAAACTCATCGCTACCTAAGTGGTCAAGGTTTGGCTTTTCTAGAGACGACTGCCTTCCAGCGTAAGAACCTCTTGAGCAAACTAATTTGTAAGCCAAATACGAAGGGAAATCTTTTTTATTTTCATAGTAAATAGATTGAACTTTTTCTGTTTTAAAATCGTTAACCCTGCAATACTTTTCGACTGTATTTAAAATTAAATTATCAAAAGGTAGCCCGTTATCTTCTAGGAAGAACGTAGGATTGATGAAGTCAAAATTCAAAACACAAGAGTTGAAGGAAGATATGTTTCTGTGTATAAAGGAATCGTAAAAAGGTATAGCTAGGCACAGAGAATCTTTATTCCACATGTCTTTTAAAACGTTCATGTCTAAAAAATTATTGTATCTTGTTTTTGATTCAGTGTAGATTTTATTTAAATCCCTGCAGCCTTCTCCGTTTTTGGGGAGAATGATGATTTTATGATTACATTTAGAATTTTTAATAGAATCTTCGTCTAGTGCATTTTCGCAAACATCAAACCTTATGCCGAAGATTAATTTGACGCCCAATTCTTGGCATACTTTTTGAGCCTGAAGGAAGCCTATAAATGAATCTTCTATTAATACTAAGTCTTTTAGGTTATTGTTCTTGACTATGTCGAAAACACTACAAGGACTTTCGTTGACTTCTTGGTCTTTAAGCTCTTGTGGAAAATCTAGAGTAAGTATGCTTTTACCTATCGAGAAATGGCTTTTAAATATAGGAATTGTCATTTAGGTAAAGTACCATAAATAACTAAAATAGTCAAGCTATTTCTTTGCTCTTTCTATAAAATGTTCAGCTATGCCACCCTCTTGCAGATACTCTTCCATCTCTTCAAGTAATTTATTCCTAATGGCTCTAACGTCAGGAGGGATATTGCCAGCTTCTTTTTTTCTTTTTATCTCTGCGTAAGACATTGTTGCCGCAATTAACAATAATATCGCCAAAGGATCAAAAACAAATATCAAAGTAATAATAACGATCCTAATTCCCTTGCCTGTATCAAGATCTGCTCCAGTCCAATCTTTAATAGCTTCAATAATATAAGTGATTGGCCCCATTTCTGTCTCTAGAGCCCTTAGGCCCTGACCATATTCGAATGATTCTGATTCTAATGCAGCTATCTTATCTTGCGCATCTTGTATTTCTTTATTATACTTTGAAATATCTGGATTTAATTCTACCGCAATGTCTTTTTGCGCGCTAGCAGAGTCTATTTGAGTCCTTGTGCTTTCAAGCAAAGAAAGGGTTCTACTCTGTATAGATTTTATTTCTGATTCTGATTCTGATATCGAAGAAGTTGCAGACTCTCTTTGGGTTTTTTGTTCAGATAAAGTTTTTTTATAATTTTTGTCATTAGAAAATAAGCCTGAGCCTTTGGCTGATTCTAATTGTTCATCAAGCTGTTTTAATTTTAATTCATTTTTAGATATTAAATCTTGCTGTTGTTTTATGTTTAATTCTGACTCTTCTTTTATTGCATTTATTCTTTCTTCTAATCTTTTTACTATGTCTTGGCCTTGGTCATTAACATTAGATTCTTTGAACTCTATCTTCTTAATTAATTCTGATTTCCTATTTATAAAATCTTTTTCTCTTTGTATTTTAACCTCAATTTGTGAAAGCATTGCCTGTTCTTTTTCTATAGAGGCTTCGTGTTCAACATGAGATCTAGATAAAAAACCGAATATGCCCATGCTAGTTATGGCGCTAAGAACAATAACAGCTATTAGCAAATAGTTTCTAATGAACTTGAATGCTGTATGCCATTCCTTATGCAACCATACCGCTGCAACAAGCTTACCTATTTCTAGTGTTGCGCCCATGATTATAATGGCTTCTTTAGATCCAGGAAACATTGTAGCAAGCCCTATAATACTAAAGTAGGCGGCTGTAATAGATATAGATACAGCCGACAAAAATATAAACAATACCAAAAACATAAAGGTTACTCCCCTATATCTTCCTTATTGTTTTTAAAAAATTTATCATATTTGCTTAAATTAATTAACTCAAATCTAATTAAAGAAAATTTTTCATTTATTTTTTTTCTTTGCGATATCTTGTAGCCATGATTAGAAAGAAATTCAGACAACTCTTTCACATATTTAGACTCAATGTCTGCTATTATTAAAACTGGGTACCCATTGAAGGAAACGTCTTGAGAAAAAATAACATCTTCCGAGTATTCATAGCAAATATTTTCCACTGTATTCATTTTCAATAAATGAGTACACAAAAAAAATTAAAAGAAGTCGTCTATTTCACTTTTTGGCTTGTTCCAATAGGGGCAACCTTCGTATTTAAATAATTCTACTTTTTCTCCATCTTTAGCCACCAAAGAATCTTTATTTTCTTCGAAGGCGGACTTGATGACCTTGCCAGTAGAATCTTTTAACACATAATAAGAGAAAGGCTTTCTATGTGGACATATAAACGCAACCACGGGGTCTCCGTCTTTATTTAGCAAGGGCTTCCCTTTGTATATTTTGTAACCATCTTTACCACACATTAAAGGACCTCCAAAACTACCGTCCGAAGGGTAAGGTTGTGATCCAGCATAATTTGATATAGCATCATCCTCATCGAAGTCGTCTAGAAACCTCTGTATTTGTGTCAAATGAATTTCTAAACCATCAAGCTCTTCTTCTGATATATCTTTCATTTTGACTCTGCCATTAGAGTTTAGGTCAAATTTTAAAAAAAGAAATTCTACTTGACGTTTTCTGAAATGAGGGAACAATTTTTTAACAGCAAGAGTGTACAGTAAGTCTTGCAAATTATCAGTCAATTCTTTGCCTTTGAAGATTTGCTTACTACTTTTAAAGTCTCTTATTACCGCTGTACCACTTTCTTCATACAGGAATAGCTTATCTATAAAACCCCTTAATCTATAAAGCTTATCTCCTTCGTCGACGGTGATATCGAATGCCTGCTCGGATATTCCTTCATCGGGGTCTCCGTGATCACCTCCACCGAAAAAATCAAAATGAAGACCTGCTAGAGTCATATTATTTATTAATTCTAAATTCTCTTCGTCGTTTACGTTTAGTTTCTTTGCGTGGTACCCCACCAATCTTCTTATTGGCTCGCACCGATAAATGGAATCTTTTAAAATTATCTCATCATAAATATGTTTGTGCTTTGGCTCCCCAAGTAATTCAAATATTAAATGGCAAATCCAGCCCCTACTTGAGCCATCATTGCCTCTATCTGGGACTTTTAAATGATATGTAGCCCAGTATTTCCAAGAGCAACTTTGGGCGGTTTTTATTTTACTTGCGGAAAGGGGTACTATATCTTTGTTTTTCATAAGAAATATTTTTTCTTGTAGGAGGAGCTCGGTATATCTTTGGAATCTATTAAATCTAGCAAGTTTTGATGGTTTTTATTGATACCCTCTATTACGTCGAAGTCATTAAGCTCTTCCTTCCAGGAAGAAAATTCTTCATCTTTCATTTCTCCAAAATCACAGGATTTAGGAGGGTGAATGATTATTTTTTTCTTATCAAAAAGGCTTAATAATTTCAAGTAACTTTTGAGGGCTCCTATTTGACCTCTATTTTTTTCTTTATCAGAGTCGTTGTTGAGTGATAGCACTATCCTTTGAGGCAGTAGAGACATCAAGTGAAAGGATAGATAACTAGAAACAGAAGTTCCAAAAACACAGATCACATTCTTAAAACCTCTATCGTGAAGTCTTATTAAATCCCCAATGCTTTCAACTAGAATGACCTCTTTTGATTCAAGTATGGCGTCTTGTATTGGAAATTTGCCAAAAGAATCTTGCACGTAATAAGGGTAAACCCATTTCGATTTTTTACCAACATGTTTCCATTTTGGACGCTCTTTATTGTTGGCAGTTTTAATCATATCCCTGCCGCTAAAACCATGTATTTCTAAATTGGAATTGTATATTGGGAATACGAATCTTTGATACATAGAGCCTTCTGTAGCTAAACCTGATTTGAAAAATGAAAGAGTTTCGTCTCCAACCCCTCTGTCATTATAAAACTTATAATGAGGCAAAAGTTTTTCAAGTATTGAGTTTGGATAAATTTTTTCCATGTCGATTTTTGGCTTAATGTTTAATTTTTCGGCGCTGTTCTCTGGTAAATCAAAATCAAAACCGCCAAGCATTTCTTTTATTGTTGACTCATCGTTTGTTTGCAATGTAGCTTCAACTAGAGATTTTAATGGTAGGTGCTTACTGTTTTCTACATAATCCACCCAAACCCCTGAATTCTTATAGACTTGAAGGGCGGTTGAATTCTTGCCACCCCTGTAAAGCGCATTTGTCCTCCAGTGGTTACCAAAATCTGTAAGCTTGTAACCCAATTTCTCAAGTATGCTTTTTATTTTTTCAGAAGTCATTATAGCTCAATATCCATATTGAATAAACCTTGGTCCGCAGTTAATTCCACACTAACTTGACTATCAACTAAGTCTTGAAGATCTCCCACCTCTGTGATATTGAAATTTTCAAAATTTAAATTAATATAATTTCTTTTTAAGTCTCCGTTGGGCATTCTAACTGGTTGTATAGCCCTATGTATGTTTTCCCCCAAATGCCTGTTCTTAAAACAGGTTAATTTATGAGTACCGAAACCTTCTTCTGCAGCTATTTCATCCAAAGTTTTTTGCCTGAGGGCAAAAAGATGAGAGCAAAACTGAGTTATTCTATCAGAAAGAGAAACTATACTTTCGTCTTCAACAATAGTATCTGCAGATCTATTATTTGTTATACCCGATCTATTACTTTGAACACTGGTCATCATCCCTATCAAGGGTTTTCCGTCGACAGTAATGTCTTTTTGAACAAGCTTCTTGAACTTATCTACCATTTCGCCAACCAGCTGCCATTCGCTTTTATTTTTTGATTGCTCTGAGGTCGTTTTAATATAATCATAACTTAATATCATTGGCTTGCCCCTTCCAACATGGCCGTAATAAAAATGCTTTATCGCTAAAATCACCGAATCAACACTCATCCCTCCGATGTTTTGATAGTAAAATTTATAATCTTTTATTTTTTTCCAAACAGATCTGACTTTGTTGACCGTTTCGTCCCCTAATTGCCTCCATTTTCCCGTCTCAAGATGATGCATTGGAACTTGAGATAAAGCAGAGCATTGCCTCATCATCAACTCTTCTTTGCTCATCTCCCCATTGTCTAAGTGTAAAACTGGTATTTGGTATTCGATAGATGTTTTAAGGCAAAAATCCATAACAAATTGAGTTTTTCCAACGCCTGTCCTGGCAACTATAACTGTTATATTTCCTGGGCGAAGCAGTGAGCCGTAAAGTTCATGCAATCTAGGGTGAGGCCCAGATGGGCCAAATTCCGTTTGAGGGTTGTTGCCTCTAAGCTCAATTTCCTCTTCCATATCTGCGAAAATATTTTGAGCGCTATTCTCTCCGTTTTCGTAATTTAAAATTGTAGAGTTATAAATAGAATCAGATACGTCTATGATCTCATTGTAAGATGCAGAACTGCTTATTGACTCCATTTTTTTAGACAAAGACCTTCCTGTTTCTTGAAGCTCTCTTCTTACTGTAAGTTTGCATAACTCTTTTGCAGTTTCAATGACGGAATCCTCCGACACTTTTATCATTTTTAAAAATTTTAAATATTCAGATATATTTGAAACATCTTCAAAAGAAATGCCTGAGTTTTTTATTCTTTCAGACAATATGACTTCATCTATAAAGTTGCCCTCGGAATACTCTGAGCTCAAAAATGTAAAGATAACTTGATTCGCATCATGAGTGAAATCTTTTTTAGATAGGCACGAATGCAGTTCTATATATTTCTTGGGATTATTAAGTAAGCCGCCTAAAAATTGTTGCTCTAATTCTATAGAAAAAATCATTTAACTTTATAATAGCAGAAAAAAACAAGTTTGTAAAGCTTTTTATTAATCTGAATCTGGATCTTCGCTTTCTAGATTACGCATAGCTTCAGCTTCTTCGATACCTATTAGGTATTTTTCTAAAGATTTGCGCAAACCCATTTCTATGATCTGATTTTGAGCATTAATGTATATTAAAGGCTTACCATCTTGGTCTGCATAAGCTAAAATAAATCCCTTGCTATGGTCAGCTCCACCAGTGAATTCAAATATTTGTTGTAATAAATTTTCTGGAATAGAAAAAGACCTCATATTTTCTGGATCGATATTTTCGCTCATATATTATATATACACATTTTAAAGGATAACGCCGAAGCTTTTAAATAAATCTTTTGACACTTTGTCGTCTGGGTAAATCTCAACAAGTTTTATGTTATTTATTTTACAGAACTCTTGTTTTTCGTTGTCCCTTCTGACTTGACTAAGGAAGGTGGATTTAGATTTTCCATGAAAAAAAGGAGTATATTTTATATGTTGAGCGCCTTGTACTTCTATTGCTATATTTTTATTGCCATTGTAAAAGTCTAAACTCATTCTTGTTCCTACAATAGGGAATTCTTCAAAAACAATATCGTTTTGCCAGTAACTCTTAATGAATTGCTTTATGTTGTACTGCATTTTACTTCTACTTTGCGAGTCCCATTTGACTATATAGTTTTTGGGTTTTTTTACTCTTTTTTTTGAACCAATAAGTGTGGTAAAAATCATTATTTAATTTTGATATATAATTTCAGAAAAATGTTTGATTAAGAATTCAGACAGGCTTTTGTTCGACTCAAGCAGGTCATTGATCCTAGGCTCTCCGTGAAATTTAGGAGGAAATTCATGGCCTTCTTTTTTGAGGAGAGCGATAAAGTCTTCATCAACAGATATCCAAGCTCCTTTTTTAGTAATGTAATCCCATAGATAAAGCATATCTATCAATTCTTTTTCCACCCATATAGAGGTTCCATTCTTTCTGCCGTATTTTATAGGGTACTCTAATACGTAGTTAGTTTTTTCATTGGGTGATTTTTTGACTGTGACCTTTGCGATATGGCCTATGATTTTATTTTTATCATGATCAAGTGGGGCAGAGGGATTCTCTAAGATAAGGTCTTTTTTAAATCTAGGCTCAAACTCTAGTATATAATTTGCAAAATGAAGTAAAGCATTGCCGCCTGTAGCTGTAGTTTGCCTTATTGGAGCTTTACTGTAAGGGTCAAGTTTGATGTCAGCCCTAACTTGAGATACAAAAATAGCCATATGCCCTCTTTTCGCCAAAGCTATACTCATTTTTTGCATGAACTTGGCCCCTAGTAGTGCCCCACCAGCAACTTTATGTGAATCTTCAAAGTTTTTCTTTAAGTCATCTTTCATAATTAGTCCATCTAAAGAGTCCAAAAGGAAACAATATTTAATCTCTTCTGGAGTTTTAGCTATCAGAACTCTCATTAAATCTAAGACGGTTTCATATATATTGGATTCAAAAACAAAACACGTGCCTTGGACCCATTCGTCTTCAGAGTTTACAAATTTAACTCCAGACCTTTCTTTCATCTCGGAAGAAAGCCTGCCTTCAGCCTTTATGTAAACAGCTTTTGATTTAGGCATTTTGAGGAAGTTCTTCGTAACTTCAAGCGCCTCAGATGTTTTACCACCTTCATTTATTCCAATGAACCTATGTAGGCCTGGCCCAAGACCGCCATTTAGCTCGAAGTCAACTTTTAGACTTCCAGACGAAACTTTATAATCTATGTCTTCCTCAAAGTTATAGTGGTGTTCTTGGTTTTGCTTTAAAAAGCTTTTAAGTGAATCTATTGATTCACCTTCTGTTTCTATTTTTTTACTCATGACAGAAAATCCCTTTTAGTTTTTAATGTTTTACTTGTTATATAATCGTCTCCGCTTTTTTTGCCCAGTTTTAATTCTTTTTTATTAGGTATCTTATAGTTGAACCTTTTGTATTTTTTTTTGAGCTCTTTGAGGAAGTGGCCAGACCTAAGCAGGGCCAAACTTTCAAATTGCTTTGAGAAAGAAAGCCCCTTCCAGAACAAATCGCAAGGAAAGGATTTTAATAAAAAATTTAAATGTTTAATCTCTCTTCCCCAAAACAATCTTTTTTGAGACTTTGGGACTACAAGTAAGCTTTCTATTATATTTTTTTTATCAGCATGCTTCACTGACAAAATAATAGCACATACGCCAACAAAAGTCAAGTAATTAAATCACTCTGACGAGTAATTTGCTGTAAGCTCTGCGTTCCCCGCTCCAACCGTAAATGTAGTTTCTGCGTTTGACGAATTGGTTATGGTTCCTTTTCCTTCTAGTGTCCAACTGTCAAAAATAAAACCGCTTCCTGGGTTAGCGGATATGGTTATCGAGTCTCCGCAATTTCCAGTTATAGCACTTAATGTTTCTACTCCATTATCTCCACTTGCTGAGATGTGAAAAGTTTTCAAAGAATAATTGGCTGTTAGCGTGGAGTTTCCTGAACCAATTGTGAATTTAGTAGATTTATTGGTTGCATGAGTTATAGTTCCTGGACCATTTAAGGTCCACTCGTCAAACTCATAACAATCATCTGGACTTGCCGAAATATGAATTTCGTCCCCGCAAGTACCTTGGGTAGCACTTAATGTTTCTGTTCCATTGGTACCGCTAGCAGATACCGAAAATGTGTCTAGCGAGTAGTTGGCCGTTAATGTAGCGTCACCCGCCCCAATGGTAAATGTACTAGACGCGCTAGTAATATCCACTATCGAGCCTTCCCCAGTAAGAGTCCAACTGTCAAACTTATAACAATCATCTGCGGTGGCTGAAATAGAAACTGTGTCTCCACAAGTGCCTTGAGTAGCGCTCAAACTCTCTGTTCCATTATCACCAACCGTGGAAATGTTAAAAGTTTTTAAGGAGTAAATAGCTGTAATGGTTGAGTCTGCTGGGCCAATAGTAAAAGTAGTTGATATACTTGTAGGATTGTTGATTGATCCTGGGCCGTCAACTTCCCACTTATCAAATTGATAGCAATCTTCTGGTGTAGTGGAAATTGAAACGGTATCTCCGCAAATTCCTTGAGATGGATTTAATGTTTCAACTCCGTTGTCGCCATTTACTGAAACGAAAATGGTTTTAAACGAATAGTTTGCGGTTACTGTGGCATGACCTGCGCCAACAATAAAAGAAGTCGATGGGCTAGTCGGGTCTGATAGGGTTCCTGGCCCCGAAACTACCCAATCAACAAATTTATAACAATCATCTGGAGTTGCTAGTATTGAAATGCTTGATCCTATTAAATAATTTCCTGAACCTGACTCTTGGCCATTTTCACCGTTAAGAGATACCGTGAATGTGCTTAAGCCCTGGCTTAAGTCAGGCCTAAACCCTGAATCATATGTGTCCGTTATCAAGTTGCTTAAGCCAAAATTATAAAGTTTTCTAAAGAGCTCTCTACCCGTATGATTTCTGTAATAATTTGTTTCTCTTGGGTTTGTGTAGATTAATAGAGCAATTCTAGATCTAAAGTCATTAAATTTAGAGGCCATTTCATCGGCAGTTTTTACAGAATGAATTTCTTGTAATAAATTTGGTAAATTATCTGGCATATAAATTATATTACACTATCTTTTTTTGCTTGGCACGGCATAAAAACCCACAACCATAAAGCAGAGATCCATAAACGAAGACAAAAGAAGGCCTCCAGTTAGCTCAACTACAGACCAATCTTTACCCCCAGTAACCCAAGAGAAAAAGCCCCACTTGTGACCATCTCCGTTCGGAACAATAATATTATAAGTTATATCTGGGTTGTGCGCGTAGTAAATCATTAAATAACACATTGTAAATGTTATAGACATAAAAAGGATCCTTCTTGATATTTTCACAAATGGATCACTAGCCTGCTTTGATTGGTTGTCAATCATAGCTTGAAGCATTTCGTTATCTCTGGCGGCCAGAATCATTTGATCTTGCCTTTTTTGCTCAAGCCAAGAATTAATCAAATTGCAAAGAAGCTTTATGCCAGCCCCTAAAACAGTATTAAAAATTGGACCCATCAGTCCGAAATTTTGTCGTAATCGGCTTTGTTACAAAATTTAGTTAGTTTTGTGCCATCGTCGTCTACAGCTTTTAAAGCGTACCTAATAGACTGTTTGCCTGTTTTGGTGGTTTTTTCGTAAGAATGCTTTGTTACTGAAGCTTCATTAATAGAAACTTTTTCTTTCTTTTTTACGTTGTAAAATTCTATCATAGTGATATATATTACACTTAATACCCTGAAGATTCACTGCAGTTTTGCATTTGATTATAGATCCATGCATATGTTTTTTCTAAACCTTCTTCTAAAGAGATTGATGGAGCCCAGTCTAAAACCTCTTTTATCATGGTATTATCGCTATTTCTGCCGCGAACTCCTTGGGGTGCATCAAGATTGTAGTTTCTCTTCAATTTTAATCCTCCTATACCTTCAATAATATCAACTAATTGATTGATAGATACCATGCGATCACTACCAAGATTTAATGGTCGAGAGTCTCCTTTTTCCCACATCAATTCCATGCCAGTAATACAATCATCAATAAACATAAATGAACGGGTCTGCTCTCCGTCACCCCAAATTTCAATCTCATGATTACCGCTCATTTTTGCTTCAATAACTTTACGGCAGATTGCGGCAGGAGCTTTTTCACGACCTCCTCGCCATGTGCCAAAGGGCCCATATACATTGTGATAACGGCAAGTTCGAGAATCAATCTCAAAATCTTTTCCGTAATAATAAGTAATTAATTCACTGAACAATTTTTCCCAACCATAACCATCATCTGGATTAGCGGGAAATACATCGGATTCTTTTAAAGCCTGAGATGATTCATCTTTGATTTCAGACTGAATTGCAGCTGGATAGACACAGGCTGTTGAACTATAAAGAACTTCTTTGACGCCATTGTCTCGTGCAGCCATCATTATGTGAGTTTGAATTAAAACATTCTCCATGCAAAGCGCCTGATTGTTTTCTACAAAACCCATGCCTCCCATATTGCAGGCAAGGTTGTAGGTTCTGTCAACACCAACACTTAAATTATAGCAGTTTTCTTTTTGTTGTAAATTGCAGTCAGCATGATTTTCTGCTTCTGGGAAAGTCTGATACCATTGATCAAAAGGTTTAATATCAGCAGCAACAACTTCATGTCCTTGGCCCAATAAATCTTTAACTAAGTATCCAGCGATAAAACCGCCTGCGCCACCAACTAATATTTTCATTTTTTTGTTAAGATAAATTGGTATTTAAAAGTTTCAAAATTTGCAATCTCTTCAAAGAGATCTTCAAGAAAAGAATCTACAGCAGGTATTATCCCAAAATCAAGCAACTTAATTTGCGCCTCGTCATCTTGATATGCATTCCCACATAAAAAACCTCCTGGCTTTAGCTTATCCCACCAATTTGTTAAATCCTGTTCTATAAAAGAATAAGAATGATTTGCGTCAAGGTATATCCAGTCGATAGAGTCATCGTCAAAATCATCCAGGCCATCTATAGAATATTTTTCAATTATTTGTACCCTGGCATCTGAGGCAAATCTAGAGTAAACTTGAGATTTTATTTCATCCATTTGATCTTGAGGAATTGCATGCCATCTAGCTGGAACATCCATAATGCTAATCCAGGGATCAATCAAATGAAGCTTTGATGGTTCCATTTTTAAGATAAAGTCGGCGAAATCACCTTTAAAGGTTCCAATCTCTACACAAACGTCTCCAGGTTTAATTTTTTCAAGTAAAGATAATCTTGAATCATCTAGTTCAAATTCGTAAGGTAAAGGTTCCATATTTAAAATTGATATTTATATTTTTTAATGTCTTGGCTATATATATTATACACTATTCTTTCTGCATCTCCACCGTATATTTTCTGGTAATGATTATTATTTGTGGAATTTGTTTTTTGTAAAATTTTAACAGGCAAATTTAGCCTTGATCTAATGTAACTATAATCTTTTTGAATATCTTCAAATCTACCTATATAATTAATCTCTTTATCTAAGAAGTAATCAAAAGGTTGAAAATGTATTCCAGACTCAAAAGAACCTTCTTCTCTTACCATTAGTTTTTGGAAATCTACGATATGGTTGGCGAACTCATTAAAGTCCATTTTTGATGCAACATCTGCTATAATGCTATTTCTTTTGTACCACCTGTGGCCAGGGGTTAATTTTTGAAAATATTTATAAGCTGAAACCACCCTATCATAGGGATTTCTAATAAAAGTGAATGAAAAATAATCACCAAGATAATCAAAATGACAGGAGGCTGGGGAATGACCTGAGAAACCAATAGACTGAAGTTTTAAATCTTGGTTTATAGAGCTGCCAGCACATTTAGGTATGTGTATAAAAACACATTTTAAATCAGCAGAAACCATTTTGAAATCTTACTTTTTTTGGAAGGCAAATTGATCTTTTATAAGTTCTGAGTGGTTGATTTGATCTTTGTATTCTTCAGAGAACTCATCTACTGCCTGAATTATTCCGAACTGTAAGTCATCTTGCTTGACGTAATCGTCTCCACATAAAAATCCACCACTTTTTAACTTTGGCCACCAGCCCGCAAGATCTTCTTTAACGTATTCATAACTGTGGTTGCCGTCAACATATATCCAGTCAACAGAATTATCTTGTATATCCAACATAGCCTCTGTAGAAAATTTCCGAAGTATTTGAATTTTTTTATTAAAGAAAAATCTTCTTCTTACAATGTTATATATGTCATCAAGTTCTTTTTGCTCTCTATTGTGTAGCCTGCCTTCAACGTCATTTATTGTTTTCCATGGATCTACTAAGTAAAGTTTTGAGATTGGGAGCTGGGCTATCTGTCTAGATAAATCACCTTTCCAGACTCCAACCTCAACGCATACTGCATCATGTTTTATAAATTGTAAAGTTTTTTTGTTTCCCAAGCCCATTTTAATAATAAATCATTGTTTTGTTGCATCGAGGTAAATCTGGTATTTCAAAATTATCCTCATTCATATGATACACTAAATTTGATGTTATTCTACCTTGGTCAAGTGATTCAGCGATACTTATGTGGTTAACTTGTGTGGAGTATAAGTCTTTAATGGGTTTAAAGCTCATAATTTTATAAAGATTATGTAAGGGGTAATGCTCATTTAAGGAATCGTGAAGGTAAAGATATTCTATAACCTCCTTTTTAATTAATTGTGGCTGAAATATTTGGTGATGATTTTTTTTCTTAATCAATTCGTGCTTACCAAAATTATTTTTTGTTTTAAGGTGACTTTTTTCGGCATCAGAATTTTTAGTAAACATAAATCCGCCAATATTTTGAGAATTGTATTGGTGTAAGTCTTGTATAATTTGTTTATTTTTAAAATCAATTATGTATTTATCGTCCTGAGCCCACCATATAAACTCATTGGGCTCAACTGCCGAAAGTAGAGTTCGGATTGTAGGCTTTACCGCGCTATCTGTTTGTAACAATTTTATTTTATTGGACCCATATTTATCAACTAAGTAGCTGGGTTTAACTTCATTCCACGGAACGTAAAAAACAAAAGGATTATCTGGCCAGCACTTAAAATATGTATATAAAACATATTCCATTATTGGCATATTGCGGTCAAAAGTAAAACAAAGAGCTTTCATTACAGCTCAGGTAAATAGTAATCAGGAAACCAATTATTTTTGCATTCATTCACTCGATACATTTCGAGTTCAGGGTTGATTATCTTTGCCCAGCTTGAAAAGGCGGAGTGGCTTTTTAGAACTGATTTGCATTTTGATAAGGCGAGCATTTCTGCAACAGATTGCTTGGTTAATTCAAGTCTATTATCCATATTTTTTTGATCCATATGGAAAGTAAAAGGGAAGTCATTAAGAATGATGTCGCATTTAAATTTTTCAAACAATAGATTTTTTATATTGTTTTTAATTTGTATGTCGTCAGACAATAAGAAAATACTATCAAACTTATTTGATTCAGCAAACTTTTCTATTTTTTTAAAGAACTGATTTTCATTTATGCAGATAGATTCGTGATTAGTTTTTGTTTTGTCATTGCCTCTAAAATGTATACCAAGAGTGTTTTTAAAATTTTTAGAAATGCTGTCTGCTAGTTGAATTATTTCAAAATTAAATTGAAAAAAATGATTAAAATAAAAATTAGCTTGATTGAAGTCTGTAAAATTATGAGTTGGTACCGTGTTTAAGTTTACTTTTTTTGAAGGTAAATCTGATAATTTTATAGGATATATAATTTCAGGAACTATATTATCATTATTATTAGGGTCGCCATGGTTAATGTTTAGTATTTCCCAGTTAGGGTACATCTTTTTATCATAAAAATAAGGCAGCCTGTTCAATACCCAAAATAAAGAACTACCAAAAAGACCTTGGTCGCTGGAGCTAAACACTTTCATTTATTTATATTAAACCTCAGTATAGGTTTATCCTTCCAAGGGTCTATTTGCATGGGTAATATATTGCATTTTTTTAAAAACAAACCTACTGCAAGGTCTTCGTATATATGGTGTAATCTTATATCTGAAAGTTCATAAAAATTCTTCCATTTATTTATAGAATTAGAACTTAAGAAATAAGTAGATCCTCCGTCAGCCCAATCAACATATTTTCCATTGTATTTTTTGTTATACCATGGCGAATCTTTTTGCACTCTACCGATATGCCACCCTCTTTTTCCTGGCTTGTCTAAGACTTTTAATCCGCAGTAATCATTCACCAAACAATCTGAGAGTTGTGTTTCTCTATGAGCGTTCCACCTAATGAAATCAATATCATCATCTATTTTCCAGAAATAGTCATATTTATCAGCGTATCCGTTACCTGCTAAATACCTATAAATAGTAAACATTTTTTCTGGCAGATCTTCGTATAGATCGCGGCATTTTAACTGAATAACATTTTCTTCCAACTGTTTTTGCTCTTGGCCGCCGACAAAAATTAAGTAATCACCAAGCTTCCATTTGTTGACACGAGCTTTTATATCTTTAACCCTGTGGATATATTTATGACAACACACAAAAACTTTAAAAATTTTTTTCATTAGTATCCTATCATCTTGGGGTTGATAAAAAAACGAGAATTATTTTTTTCTCTCATTTGGTTGTGTAAATATGTGTGTTCAACTGTTCTTTTTCCTGATTTAGTATAGTTGCAATTTTTTACATGGCTGAACTTGTAGATACCAAGGCCTCCAAAGCAGGATAAAACCTCTATGGGTTCTGAGTCAATTGGAATGTTTCGTTTTTTTGATTCTATGCATTTTTCATAACCATGCTTTGGTACGCATTCTTCCCAACAGTCATAATTCATCCAATCATCAAAGGTTCTTAAGACCCACAAGTCGTAATAGTGGCCTGTTTGATTTGCTCCAACCATGTCCCAGTCAACCTCAAGATTAAAAGAACTTAAAAAACCATCTAGACTCAGCTTGCTAATAACTTCGTCCAGATCAATCATAATATAATAATCGGGTTCATATTTTTTTGTGGCTTCTAAAACCTTATTGCGCGCATAAGACAGTGTTTCAACTCTTTTATACCACCCTTTAGTGGCTTTAAGTGGGATGTTGTTTTCCGATATAACTTCTACTGATTTATTATCGCTTGCCCATTGATTAAGTATTACCAGCGTATCATCTGTTGAATCGTTCTCGAAAATAAAAATTTTTACTTCTTTAAAAACAGAAGAAATCATTTCAATTTTAGAAATTGATAAAGGTAAGTGTTCTGCTATATTTTTCGCACAGCCACAAATAGAAGCAGTTTTATTTTTTAATTCCATAATTAATTAAATCCTTATATCTAGGATAAGGGGAATCAAACTTTTTAATGTTAAATCTTCCAGTCACATCTTTGCCCTCTTTAATTCTGCTGTCAATTATATTAATATCTTTTAATATCTTCGAAACCCAATCTTCGCCATTATGAGCAAAGCTTTTAAGCTTCACAATTAAATCTTCAGGATCCATAAACCAAGATGCATGCCAGCCAGAAAGTTCTTTTCTTTGGATTGGCTTGGGGAATTTAGGGTGGTCCCATCGCCATCCGCAATGCGTACCCCTCCAGTGGCCTAATCTTTTTTTCAGTTCCCCCCAATAAGAAAATACAATGCTGTGATGATTCCATGCCCCAAGATAGCAATCCCAAGAAACATTGAACCAATGAGGGCAAACTAAAAGCGGGCTATTGCTGGGCAATTCTTCTTTGTAGTTTAAGATTAATTTAGGGTCTATGACTTCATCTAAGTCACAAAGTGAAACAATATCGTTATCATTTAAATTAAGAGAAGATACACCTTTAAGCAAAACTTCATATCTTTGAGCAAACTCCCTTTTCCAGTTGTCTTTCCCTCGTGTATTGCTTTTTATGTGAACTATCTTATTAGAAAATTCAGAAAACATTTGCTTGTTTTCTTCAAAATGGAGAGGTTTCTTATTGCCGCTATGAGTCCATGAGTTCTCATAGATTACGAACTTGTCTACATATTTGTTTAGTTCATGGAGCCTGAAGTTGAGAGCGTCCAATTCGTTGTTCAGCATAAATGCATCTATTATTTGAGGTTTCATTATATTTTATGTTAGTGTTATGACCATTTTTTATTAAAGTAACCTTTGCCGAGTGATCTAGTTTCATCCCTATTGACCGTATCATGGTCGAGGTGGTAGCCCATGCAGTTGATGTTTAGTATCACGTCGCGATCATCTAGCTGAGCTCTTCTAGCTAAATCAAAATCTTCTCCACCCCAGCCCTTAAATCCTTCGTCAAGTCCACCAAGTTTTTTAAAGACATTAGCAGGGCAAGACCAGTTCCCTCCATACATGTATCGAGGTGGTATTTTTTTACCATGATTTAACTGAGGCTTTTTTAGGCCAGAAATATAATCTTTTCTTCTGTCTTCTGTAGCTATTAAATCTATCGACCAAAAATCATATTTTATCTTGTGTTTGGTTATGGTATGCACATAATCAATGGGTATTGATGGATAAATTCCAGCAACTAGATTATCACCGCACAATAAATGCTCTTCGATTCTTTTGGGATGAGATATAATATCTGAGTTACCAAAGATAAATCTATCTCCAGATGCTAATTCTGCGCCACGATTCCATATGTAGGCTAATCTATACCCTTCATTTGGGCGGCTAAAATATTTTACGCCTTGCTCTTCTAAATATTCTATAGTGCCATCCGTTGATCCATCATCCGCTATAATGATTTCGAAATCTTTTTCTGTTTGGTATTTTAAGCTTTCAATACTTAACTCAAGTTCGGATAAGTTATTATGGGACGATAATATTATGGAGGCTTTAGGCATAACTAACACTTCCTCCTACTTTGTTTTTGTTCCATTTTTTTAAATTATATTGTTGCCCCCATTTTCTCCCAGCGTCTTCAAATACTCCATTGAAATTAATTCGATTCACATTTTTTAAGTGATTGGGGTTTTTAGATCTCGTTTGTTTATGGTGATTAATGAGTAGTTGCTCTGGATCAATGGACTCTTCTGAGGCTGCAAAGGGTTCGTATACATTTTTAACAAAGAAATCTTTACTCCATATAGTCGGGTTAAATGAAAACTCAAAAAAGTGATGAAAGTGAAAACCAATGTATTCATAATTACCGTCAATTAATTCTCTCATATTAAATGGAATAAGTAAGTCCCAGTCATCTTCAAGCCACATAATATAACCATCCAAGTTTTGGAGTTCCTTGTAAGCCGAGGTGATCACATGTTTTGCTGCTGAATAAAAACAAGCCTTGTCTGATATATGTAAATCTTGAGTACCTAAAGTAAAGTTTTTGAAATTATCTACAGCTTCTTGTGTTTTTTTAAATGGAGAGTCTAAATTAATAAACCATTTATAATTAATGCCTTGTTTTTGAAGTATGTCAAAAAATGGTGGTAATGTCTGATTATGTAAATCAGGCCTATCGATTGCCGTAGTTAATATGTATAAATCATGCATTTTGAGAAGCCTTAATTACTTCAAGCCATTTTTTATTTACAGCATCAATAGAAAAATGAGTCAAACTAAAGTCAAAAGCATTATCAATAATCTCTTTAACGTGTTCAGGGTTATCGTTTGCCCAATTAATTTTTTCCACAAGATCAGAAAGATCTTTTTTGATTGGAATATAATGCTCCATTGGAACTAGATACTTTTCATAATAAGCTTTGTGAAAGCGTTCTTGTAAGAAAGTCAAACGATGTGATTGAAGAAAATATTTAACTCTTGGACTCCATCCAGAAGCTTGTAGGTCAATAAAATAAGAATAACCAGCAACAGCATCTTCCAGGGATATAAAATTAGCATCATTTTTATTAGGCTTTGAGAATTGAGCGTCAATTAAGTCTGGATATTTTTCGCTGAGATTCACCAATGGACCACGAAGCTTGGGATATTTTGTACCACGCCAAAACATTTTTTGAGAAGTTGGTTTTAATTTTCCTGCGTTTTGAACCTTAGGAAAATATTGATCATACTTCATTCCACACCAATCCCAGAAAGTAAAATCAGGACAGCAAATAAAATCAGGATGAAGTTTTAGATTCGGTGGGCATTCTGGCTCATGTTTGTCTATATATGATTGGAATAAAATAGCTTCTTTTGATTCATGAATGATTTGAGCTTTTGGCGGGAAATCAATAAAATAAATTTTAATTGGTTCAAAATCTGGAAAACAAAGAGACGTATCAGCTCTTTCTATTTGCTTGATAAAACTAACTGCTTTTGAATTTTTTGCGCTAAACTTCCAGGGCGAGTGATCGTAATAATGATTTAATAGTTGTCCGTTTTGTTTCTCTATGACAACTTTTCCAAACCTAAATCGATCTTCTTCACAAGACAAATCAAAGTTTTCAGGATTACCAATAACTCTATTCACTTTTTTCTTTTACTTGAGAATACTTATTTTCATAAAAATCACTAATGCTTTCATCTATATCTGAGGGTCTAGCTAGTGGGTTTCTGTACATAGAAATTTCCCTGATTAACATTTCAGATATATGCAGTGATAAAAGAAAAGGTGAGTTTTCTTTATAAAATCTTTGGAATTTTGGATTGCTATTATTAATTAAAATAGTAAAGTCAGACGTATCATCAACCTTAGACATTAATTTTTTCTGTTCTTCTCCGAAATCAATAATCCTATACCTTAGTCTTTTGGATTGTTTTGGCTTTTGATTTTTGTATTTATTCCAAAGAGGCGGAATATTATTTTCGGGTTTAGGCTCCTCTTCCTCCTCTTCGGGCTCTGGTTCAAAATTCCATTCTTTTTCGATAGCATATTCAGCAAATTTTTCTAATTCTCTACGCTCTTCTTCTTCTGGGGTTTCTTCGATGATTTCGTCATCATCTTCCTCTTCTTCTTCATCGTCCCATAAGTCAGAGAAATCCTCGTCTTCAAAATATTCAGCCAACATTGAAGAGATTTCATTAGCTAAGGCGTCAAGTATATTCATTTTTTCTTCTTGATTTAACTTTATATATTCAACTATCCATTCGACTATAACCTTGTATACTCTGTTGTAAAACGGAATAGTAATAGGATGGTCATTTCGCAGGCCATGGTGAGATAAGTCTTTAGCGGGCATACCTGTGTTATCCATAACTTCTGATAACTCATCGCAAGATATAAAACCAATCAATTGATTGAATACGTTGTAAATTTTATCTTTAAATTCAATTTCTTCACCATTTTTATCTTCCATCCATCTTAAGGTTGATTCAAGCATGTCTTGATCTGATAAATAAAATGGGCAAATCTTAACTTTTGATATAATGTCAATGTTTTTTAAAGGATGATTTTTAATTATGCCACGGTTGTATATCAAAGATAATCTAAACTCAATATTTCCTGTTTTTATTTCTCCGTAATAATCGTAATTGAACGTGCGTCTAATAATTGGAATGTTAGACCCTGGGAGTTTGTAAGAAAAATCTAAACTTTCACCATTTAGGTGGATATTAAACTTCTTGCCTTCTTTTTCCAATTGAGGCAATAGGAAGCCAAAAAATGTACAGAGCTCTCCTTTGATTGCGCCAGATGGCCAGCCATCTTTTTGTATATTTTCTTTTAATGTAACTATAGTAATTTTAGTTCCAGATTTAGTTTCAATAGAACAATCATCTTCGGTAATTTCAGTTAAGGAAGGCGAATACTCATTTAGAAATTCAGTGCCAGAAGGCTTATACTCAACAAGAAAGCACTTGCCGTGTTTGTTTTTTGTTTCAATAGTCCAATGTATATCTGTTTCATGGGAAAGTTTATCGTTTGCAAGCTTCCCGCCTATGCCCATTTGACCAAGTTTAACTCCTTGGCCGCCAGTTAAATCGTATGAATTTCCAAAAACAAAGTACTTCTCAAATCCATTCATGCCATTTTCGTCTTTTTCATGATCAAATCCTTGCCCGTCGTCAACTATGACTACGTTTGAGCTATTGAAATCAATGCGACAAAATGTAGAAAAATTTTGTATGGAATTTTTAACTAACTCCGTAAAAGCTTGAGGAATATTTACTGTAGATTGAAGTAGGCGGCTTAAATTTGCCCCTGTTTTTATTTGTATATTGTTCATAGTAATTATATTACACTATACAAAAGCTCTGTTCTATTTTGTTTTACAAATTTAGCCTTATCCTTCATAAATAATTCTATATCTTTTTTGTTTTGTTTAAAATCTTTTGTTTTTACTGGGTTGATGGCTATACAAAAATATTTAATCTTTTGTTTTGTAAAATTTATTTTACATAGAGTTTCTAAGGCTATATCGGGACCAAGTATTGACAAAAAATCAATATTCAAAAGAGTTTTGGGGAAAGATTTGTGTATTTTGTGGTTTAAGTATTTCTTACCAACGAAAACATTCGAATCTTTTGAGCTCTTAAATGGGCTAATTTCGACACATGTTAGGTTTTTTTCAAAGTTTGTTTCTCGTAAAAACCAACGATCACTTAACCATTTACTTGTTGAATTGACAACCTTCCCATCATTGAGTTTTATTAAATTAATAATATGTTTATTGGGGCCCTCAAGATGTGATATTAAATTTTCCATTTTCTGCTGCGCCTTCCCTTCCAGTTTGTGCCTGTTGCCCCTAAATGAACGCAGTACTGGCCTTCTTTCAAATTAATGCATTCACCACCTTTTCGCTTAAAGTTTTCGGAGACAAAAAGGTGGTCTGATTTTCCAGCATGACCAAAATCTTCAGACATTCGAATATCTTTTCGAAATTTAAAAAGCTGCATATATCCGATTCCAGCTAGATTTGGACTAGCCCTTCTATCGATCCCTGTATTATGAGATTTGCCTGACTTAATATGCTCTGAATATCTATTGAATTGATTTTCGTTTTGGCAGAAAGCCCTCGACAGCGAGTATAAGTTTTGGTCTTCTAGATTACATAATAAAGACTTAAACTCAGGTGGAAAAATGATATCAGAATCAGTTAAGCAGATTAGATCATTAAAATTTCGATCATTTAAAAAATCGAAAAATTTATTAAAGATTGCCCCTTTATTAAAGTTGCCGTGTTTTTTTACAATATGATTTTCAACTATAAAGCAATTTACATTATCGTATTTTGAACATATATCTATACATTTTTTATCTTCTTTTGCGGTGATAACATATATAGCGTCAAATATTTTAGTGTTAAATGGTAAAACTAATTCCAGGAAATCAGAATAATTTACAGAAACTAATGCTGCTATTATTTTTCTATCTAAAGAAGCCATTTTTTTCTATCTATGAATGACTGTTTTTTGTGCTGAGCTTCTTTTCTTGTATTAGGGTGCCAGACATATGTGTCATCTTCTATTGGTCCACGCTTAACTAGTGGTTTATTTAAAGCTAATAAAGATAGTTCGTTGTAGTTGTAATCCTGATCCGCGACATTATCTATAATTAATCTATCACCAAACTTATGGGGTTGAGTTGTAGGATGATTATGCAATAGAAATTGGTTGAAGTTTTTCTGGTCTGACCCTTTGATCTCACGAGTGTTTAAGAACCTATCAAGGTAGCTAATTGTTTTTTGATTGCTTCTAAAAAAGATCCATCCCATACAGCATGTAAATCCAAAAGCTTCACGAACTTCTGGCGGAAATGCTTCACTATGACGAACGGTTGAAACAATAACATCTTCGTTATTAGACTCTATTAATTGAGGAACTGGATTTTTAAGCCAAAGCGCATCGGTATCTGAATGAATAATATCAAAACCATCTTCTAAATACTTTTTGAATATAAAAGTGCGACGCATTGTATGCTTACATCCAGAAATCCAGTCATCATTAAATTCATCGAGAACCCTTGAGTTGCAATCATAATACTTTAAATATTCATCAGACTCAGGATCTAAACACAATACTTCATAATTTTCTATGGATAAAGCTTTTAAATGTTTGACCCAATTTAAAGCTATTTCTCTATAAGGATAATTGCAAAATGATATAATTTTAAGATTCATATTACCAATTTGGCTTGTCTAGGAATTCGACATTAGTATAATCAAGGGGTTTAATAGTAATAATTATTCATGACCCAAACTCATATCCGAAATACTCAATGTCTTTTGCGTACTTTTTTGCGACGATCTCTCGCGTTTCGTCGTCGTAGTATTCGGTATAGCATTTGTGTTTGGTTTTGTTTTGATGTGGAAGTTGTTGTTGGGGGATTGCAATTTTTTCGCAGACGATATCGAAGTCTTCTTGGAAATTTTCAAATCTTATAATAAAATCTAAATCCGAAACGGGATCTAAGAAAAACGTTTGAGGCATGCGGTGTGTTTCAAAATGCATTTCAAACCATCCATCGTATTTAAATTCCAAAAAAGAACCATCTATTTTAAAAAATAATTTAACGAATTCATTAAAAGATAAAAATTGAAATCTACCTTTGAATTGATTAAGTGGATCATGCACATGCCAAAAATATTCAGAAACTATTTTGTCATAAGGATTTCTGCATATGGAGAACTTGAAATATTTTTTATAAATATGGGGGCGCTGTTTTTTGAACCAAGATAGCGGATGGTGCTGAGGACCAAAACCTTCAGGAAATAATTTTTCCACACTAGTACCGCCAGTTTTTGGGATATGTGCAAATATAATTTTGTTTTTATGGTCGATCATTTTTGCCAGCTTTTAGACCAATGATGGACTGCATATGATTCAGGGTAAATCTTTTTAAAGTCATCATTAAGGCTATGTCTTTTTGTCCACATATAAGGGTAAATATTTTTTGGATCAAAATTTTTGGAATATTTAAATTCTGAACCGTAGATTTCATCTATAACATCGGTAAGAAAACGTGGCCCGAACTTTTCTACGCAACCTTTTGATTTATGAGTAACGCATCTTTTTGGAGTATCATTGATTAATTTTTCGATAATTCGGTGTTGAGGGGTAGCGGCAATAAAACCATTAGCAATCGTCGGTCCACTTGGGTTTTGGCGGCATGCAATAAAATCTTTATCATGAAAAAATGAATCGATACTTTTTAGACATTCAAAGTCTGTATCAATATAAAGGCCTCCAAATTTATAAATAATTTCATACCTTATTAAATCAACTTTTGAAGCTATGCTTTTGCAATATTTAAATGCGTCTTTATTAATAAAGCCTATATTTTTTAATTTTGCGTCATCCCAAAAAATAAATTGCCATCCAGGGTTATAATCTTTCCAGGTTCGCTGCCATATTAATTGTTGATCTGGAATTCGTTTTTCGCCAATATAAATCTGATGAATAACTTTCGGTATTTTAATTTTGTATTTCATCCCATTTAAATGAACCTAATCCCAATATATCTTGTTTTGAATCAATAAACTTTTGTTGTATTTTTGGCTTTTCTATAAAGTTGTAATCTTTTAAGTATAAAGCTTTTTCGCTAATTGATTTGTCTTCTGTGTACTCCATTTTTTGTTTACCGTGGTGCTCTATTGAAATTTTTGCATTTTTATTAACTTTATAATGATATAAGCAAAGTTCTTCTTGGTTTATATTTACACTAGTTTTGTTTTTAGCGGGCGGAAAATGAGGTGAATGATTGTATATTAAGTTTGCGTTTTTAGGATTAAATATATACTTAGAGCCAACCCTTGAGAATTTATCTAGGCACTTTGTTTTTTGTGTTACTAGGCCGCCGACGTTGATGAATACAGATTCAAAAAATTTACAACCTAATAACAAAATATTTTGTTGGTTTTGGGCGACAAAGCTTTTTATATTGTCGTATTTTTCGCTATAATAAAATTCGTCACAATCTATAGTTGATACTCTGTCATGTTTTTTAGCGTAATTTTTATAGAAGTGGTCAAAAGCGGTAACCTGTTCATAAGCATTAATTTGATCATGCTCTAGATAATTGCCGTTTTTATCCTTGGGCAACCATTTAATAAAAGTACAGTAATTATTGTATTTTTCCCTTATTTTATCAAAGTGTCGATAAATTTCTTTGTAAGGTATATCTCCAACCATAGAGATATCTATATCTCGTTTAGTATCTCTTTGTAAGCAGGGAATACCTGCATGAGAACTTTCATAAAAATAAAAATGATCTACGCCAAAATCAATATGATACTTTAGCCATTCTTCAAAGTGAAAAAGATTGGGTCTAAAAAATAAATGAGTAAATATACAAAATTTCATTTGTCATAATTAAATAATTCAAAATCTTTTTTATAATAATTATGAACTTTATCTTTTAATGAATCAGTCCAGTCAAAAGTTTTTTTGAAAGTTTTTGAGTTGTATGCATGGGGAAGTTTAAATTCCTTTGTCCCTATATTAGGGCAAACCTTATTAAAATCTTCGTGTAAATTTTCAAAGCGCCCAATGAAATTACAAGTAAAATTAGGATTAATTTTATCTGTAAAATAATGACCTCCGTTTAAATTAGGAAAAAATTTAAATTGAGGCAATGTATGATATTCGTCGTATTCACTCCATAAGTTTTGATTGTCTTTTCGATATCCAAAGTCGGTAGTTAATAAAACATATTCTTGGAATGATACCGCACGTTCTTTGTTGTAAAAAGGCAAGTCGCCTTCTTTCCCAAATTTAAGTTGCCCCCATTTCCAAGCAGAAACTAAACGGTCATATGGGTTGCGGACAAATGAAAATACATAATAATCTAAATAGTCATTTAAAAAATGAGAAAAGCCTCGCTTCCTTAAAACTTTTGCTGGTATATTTGGGTCAACATTTCGCAAAAACCTTTCAACAGATGTGCCTGCTACTTTTGGGATATGTAAAAATATACATTTGTGTTTATGGCTAATCATTTAATAACATTTTTGCTGAAAGTTAATATGGAAATTTGGTATACCCTTGTACAAACAAAACTCATTAAATCTACTAAAGTTTTTAAATAGAAAATTTGTATACTGTAGTAAGTAGAAATCAACCAACGCTTCTTTAGCTATGTTTATGCGTCCGTATTTTTCTTCCATCTGAATTTGTAAATCTGTAGACTGATCCCCTTTTTCGTGGCCAGTGCCGCAACCTGGAGGAGCGAAGTATCTTTCGGTTACGATTGTGTTGCCGTATTCTTTTTTAAACAAATCAACAAATTGTTTTGAATCTGTGGCAACAAAAAACTTATAGTTGTCACAAGATTTTAAGAATGCACGAGGCGAATCAAATAATACATGATCTATTTTTTCTTTATATACGTCAAAAATAGTTTGTATTGCATTTCTTTCCCCCTGAAAACGATTTGAGTTTCCAGTTTTTGATGGTAAAACTTCTCCGTTTGATGTTCTAGCATGAATTCCAACTATATAATTTCCTGCGAAATATTTTTTGCGTATCTCATCTATTTCTTTGGCGATAGTCCCGTGAACGCTAATTCTATTAAATGTATCATAAAATTTTTTAGAATCTTCTTTGGATTTAAGTGGGTTTTTTATTACTAATCTAGAGTCAGAATGTTGTTCAGCATCTTTTTTGAGCTGATCTATACATTCTTCATTTATTATAACTTCTATATCTGTGTCTATACTGAGAAAATATTCACCAAATAAATTACTATTACCTTTACTTGCCCAATGTCCGCGCATATCAATAAGTATTCCTTTATTATTCTGCTCGCAATACATCAAGGCATTAGTAAGGTGCCATAAAGTGTCACCCCAACCAGTATCGCGAGAAAAATAGTAATAATTATTCATAATTTAATTTTTTCTTGACCGTATCTTTCAAACATTTCTTGGTAATTAGGTATTTTATTGTAAGCTTTTTTGCCAAAAACCCTCCTATCTGTAGATAAAAAATTTTCTACGTTACTAATGTCAACCTCAACGTCAAGGTAATAAATTATATCGTTAAATCTATTCAACCTTTCTGTATAACTTTCCAAACCATAAAGATCTTCGTATTTAGAAGTAAAAGAATCAGGTGGTAATAAGGAGTGATAGTAAGGGATGTATTTTTTGTACCAAGCCACCCTTCGTTTTATGGGTGGTTCTTCAAGTTCTTTATAATCAAAAGAGTCGACTGTACTTTTATACTCTTTGTTTTCTCCGAGTTGCCAAACTTGAACTTGGTTAGCTAATTGCCAGGAAACTGCAGGGTAAAAAGCGCTTTCTCTATATTGAAATATAATTTTAATTCCATGAGCCTGGCAATAATAAAGAAAATTTTCATTACCTTCTTCTGAGGAAGTGCACCATACGTGCTTAACTCCATCGAAGGTAGAAAATAGGGAGTCTAAAAAACTCCAAAGCTTATCTTTGTCTTCTGCGATATTATTAAATTTATTAAAATAAGGTATGTTTTTAGAATAAGGCAAAGTATTGGGGTCCATTTTATGCTCTTGAATTATTTTAGCATATCTAGGATTGTGTTCTAAATCACCAGTTAGAGAAGATATTGGTTCATGGACAATCCGATCATTCTTGTTTAATGCTGAGATTAAACTAGTCGTTCCAGCTCTTTCTTGGCCAAATATTACAAACTTAGAATCCATAGCCAAAATAATCCAAATCTCTGCCGAAATGATTTTCTACAAAGTCTCGACTGTATTGGGAGTAGTAGTCCTTATATTTTTTTATTTTTTTATATTCTGAGCTACTATTCTGCCTCCAATCTGTAAACCCTTTTTTGCTTTTAAACTTAAAAGTTTTGCGCAAATCAGAAATGCAAAGTTTAATCTTTTCCATCTTATAGTATTTATTGATGCATATTTTTCCCTCAACGCTTATTCTATCTATGTAGTTTTCGAAATAACCAGTATGAAATTTTTTAATGAGACCTTCTTTGTAGGCGCAGTCTATGAAACCATCAAAATCATTAGACATATAGTACTTGTGGAATTCTTGTACGTAGGGCATCATTGGAGAGTCTATATTATTTTCGACAAAATAGTCAAACTTCCAGCCCCCTAGGTAACAAAACATTGAAACGACCCTATCAAAAGGATTTCTCACAACTGTAAATTTAAAATAATCTTTGTGATTTGGAATTTCTTTTACTATAGATGATAGGGGTCTTTCGCAGGTAACGCAGTATTTATCATCATAGTCCTGTTGGTTCTGATTACTTTCATAGTTAGAATCTATATTTGAAAGCAAATAATGTTTTACAAAGGTGCCTGCAGACTTGGGTATATGTACGTATATGAATTTATGTTTGTGGCTATACATCGATTCTAGAAATAACTTCTGGGTTATTTAAATTATCTAAAAGAAACTGCTTGCCGTCTTCGCCGCAAAGGTGACACAGGTTGAAATCTTTGTTTTGATCTCCTTTTTGGAAGCAGGCCTGATAGTTTGCATTCCAAACCCAATCCATGGGCTTGTGGTAATCTAGGGCGTCTGTTTTTGAATAAGCGAAACCGTATAAATCTTGATCTATAAAATCTTTTCTTTCTCCGAAAACTTCTAACACGGGGTTGTCTATTAAATTGTTATCCTTTAAGAAAGAGACGAAACTATACTGGTCTGGTAATACTTTAGTCAACTTGCTAACAATTTTTTTACTCATTATATAGCATCCTAAGTTTAAATTGTACTTAGGCATGTTTCTTTTTGTTTTTTCATTGTACCTGTATACAGATTCATCAGCAGGGATTGATTTTAAATACTGCTTTAGAAATATTTCATTCTTTTTTACTACGGCTTCATTGAATCCATACTGCATTACAAAATGGTCATCCTTGTATCTTTCAAAAATATCTTCAGCATCCTTGCTTACAACCATGTCCAGGTCGAGAAGCGCAAATTTATCATAATCCGTCTTCATGAATTCATGAAGCATTAAAACCTTTATGAAAGTGCTTTTTTGATAAAAGCTAAAATTGTAATCATTTATCTCTGCAAAGGCTGGAAAATCTTTAGAGGATATGATCTTTAGATCTGCGTTAATTTTATCACAATAGGATTCCAAGGACTTTAAGCAGTGAGGGACCCATGCTACATTTTTGTAACCAGGGTTCGCGAAATCGGTGTCCGATGGGAGATTATTTATTATATAAACTACGTTTTTCATAGTAAAATTACATCTAAATTTTCGTCAATTAAGCCCCAGTTGTCTGGGTTTGGGTTTTCTATCATTTTATTTCTAACATCTAACTCGTTGGTTTTTCTAACCCCTTCTTGTTGGGCATGTGGTTGAGTTGTGTCGTTTGAGGCGCCGTCCCCTCTGTCGTGGTGTTGGTGATAAAAATCCGCATCAATGGATAGGCATAAATTGTATACGTCTTCTTTCTGAGCAATTCTATTCATGAATTCTGTGTCCATACTATTCATGTAAACTAAACTTTCGTTGAAGCCTTTATGCTCTAAGTAGCAATCCTTTTCAACCATCATTACCCCAACAGCCCCCCCGTAAAAAGGGTATATTTGCTCGTTGGGCATTAATCTACTGTAATGGTTGTGCTCATGGCATATTTCTACTTGTTTGGATAAGGCTTGGTCATATACATAATCTCGAAAAACTGAATGGTGGGATTGATCTTCACTCAAATTTCTTCTACTGCAAAATGATGCCCTAGGCCAGGGCCAGCCATAATCCTTTACCTCATACTCTTTATAAAACCAATCCATAAATCTTTGACCAATCAAAGTGTCTTGATCAATTCTGGCAAAGTGTTTGCCGCTCATTTGTCTAAAACCAACATTCATTGCATGCACTTCAGAAAAAGGCGAATCACCCTGATGTTTGTCGGCGATGTCTGGTGGCACTGTAACAATCTTTAAAACATCTTTGCATTGAGGGGATAACCTATGCTTTATAGCATCTTTTAGGGGTTCTTTTTTAGAACACCAATCTACCAAGACAACTTCGGACTCTTCTGCGACGTTGTTTTTTTGAATGATCTCACATGCGTGATTGATAGTATTAGTACACCTACCAACAGAATCCCCGTTGTACCTGTCATTCCTGGAAACTAAAACGTACGATATCCTTTTCATTTTCCTGGAACCAATTTTTTTGAATTAAAACAGAACACCCTTGACGGATTTGGAACTGTTACTTGTTTGCCGCCTATAGATTTAAGCATTTTCATATATTTAGAATTTGGGGTAGATATATGCTTGTCTAAATGTTTGAGGCAGTGAAAGTTAATGCTGGGGCGATACTCCAAGTCAATATTATCATTGTAGGTGTTTGGAACTATATAATGGAACTTCCCCATCCAGTTAAAAACATCATTTAATTTTAATAATACATCTTCACAATCTGTTACGACAAAAAAATTAGACTTTCTTGCGTTTATTTGTACTTTGTTCATTTGAGCTATATAAATGTTTATATCATTTATTTTTTCTGACTCTAGAATTACGCCCCATGTGTGATCGGTTATTTTTTTATTTATCCTTATTATCTCTTCTATGGAAGGTTCTGGCATTGAACTTAAGCTGCATATGTCTTGAGAAAAAATGTAAGATTTATAATTCATGTTTAATTTATTTATGTGAGATTGTTCCGTGTAATACTTTAAGGAATCTTCGTAGGCTAGCTCCTTATCTAAATAGTTTAATATTTTTAATGAATTAGATTCGTAGAAATATTTTATTTTATTTACACTGTTTTTTACATATCCAAGCATAATTATGTAGGAGGAGGGGGTGGAGGCTTTTCCTGAATAACCCTGATCTTAGAAAGCTTTTTAGCTACCAGTTGAGCAGTTTTTTTTATAATTAGGATTGCCATTGAGTTTTGTTATTAGTATTTTTACATGCAAAACCATTGGCTCTTAAGTATATTAAAAGTGTCAAAAATTATATAATAAAAAAAAGATAAAAGCCTACAGTACATCAGTAGATAAATTACACTTTTTTATATACAAATTTAGCTATAATATCAGTTCTTTTGTTTTTGTTCGAAAAAAACCAATGCCAAACAAAGGTGTCTCGGATTTGAGATATTTTATTTTCAGTATCTTTTAGGCTTTCTTCAATCAAGTTGATGTCTCTGTATTTTAACTCCGAAAGGTTGATTTTTAAATCTTTAGCTATAGATACAAGTTTATCTATTTGACTATCTTTTTTTGCGTTGGTGGCTTGTTGATATTTATTTATATTATCTTGATTTTGTCCTCCTTTATCTGGGTGGGTTTGAATTGCTATCTTTCTATAAAGAGACTTAAAGTTGGAGCTTATTTCTTTTTTGCTCTTTTCGTCTTCTTTTTCTATTGAGTCGAGTGGATTTTCGACAGAATGGTTTCTGCAAAAAAAATTTACAGAATCGCAAAACATAGGTAACGCTGCATCGTATATACACTCAACTTCCTTAAGTTCAGCGTTCACTTCGGAACACTTCTTCTTAAGTTTTATAAGTATTCTGTCTTTATAGTCTCTCAACAATAGTTATTATAAAATAACTACTATGTTTAGCCACTGCTGATTTTTAAAAAATTATTAGAATCTCTCCATATTACCCCTTTTATGCCTGGGTCGGAGGTAGATAGAGAATCATAATTAAGTTGTAAGCTTGCTGTAGAGATGTTATTCGTATCAACGTCTTGGCAGTCTATATTCAAACAAGAGATATTATTGCTGTCGAATTCTGAAACTACTCCAGATGCAGAATTTATCTTAGAGGCGTCTAGCTGATAGAGAATTCCAGTCTCTCCGCTAATATTACTTAATGTATATATAGGTAGTTTCGTCACCTATATATATTACACTAAAAATCGTCTTCTAAAGATCCGCTTTGCTGGTATTCCCTAACCCTTCTTTCAAAGAAGTTGCCCATAGCTTGAACGTCTACGACTTCACCGAGCCATGGGAATGGGTTTTTGTCGCTAGGGAACCTGTAATCTAAGCCTATGGCTTCCAGCCTCCTGTTTCCGATGTAGTGCATGTAATCAACAAACATGTCTGCATTTAAACCTAATATTCCAGTGGGAAGAACATCGTGCGCATAATTTATCTCAAGTTCCACTGCTTTTTTAATATGCTCCACAAACTCTTCTTGGATGGATTTAGTCCAAATAGATGGATTTTGCTCGATAAGCGTATTTATTAAGTACGTTCCAAAAGCGATATGAGAGCTTTCGTCCCTCAATGTATACTTGATTTGATCAGACACTCCTTGGAGTTTGTTCTGTCTGCCTAGGGCTAAGAGCATTGCAAAGCCACTAAAGAAAAAAGTGCCTTCACATATAATCCAATACGTTAAGAAATTCCTTAGGATGGCTTGCTTTCCAGATTTTGTGGTAGAGTCAAAATCGTTAGACGTTATATCGTCCGTTATGCTCATTAAGAAATCATCTTTAGCTTTTATGCTTGGTATGTTTTGATAAGCAGCGTAAACTTCATCTATTTCTAGGTCCAAGCTGTCACAGATATACACTACTGTTAAATTGTGCAAGCTTTCTTCGAAAGCTTGCCTTAAGATGTACTGTCTACATTCCGCATCGGTGATGTACCTAAAAGCTGAAAGTAGTAGATTGTTGCCAACTAGAGATTCACTGCCAGCAAAGAAACCCAAACATCTTTTTACTAAAAGTTTTTCGTCTTCAGTTATTTCTTTATTCTTCCATTGGGCAATATCGTTTTGCATTGATATCTCTGTGGGCATCCAATTGTTGGCGCAACTTTTAAGAAAAAGGTCCCAAGCGTATTTGTGTTTATGGGGAAGTATCCTGTTGACCCCAGCTATATTATTTGTTAAAAGTTCTCCTGTTTTATCTTTCATATATATTTATAACGAATATTATTGTTTAATAGATCATTAAGTATACCTTAAAAAACAAAAACAGTCAATTAAAAAAATCAAAACTTAATCTTTTTTTGCAAAAAACCTAGGGAGCCAAGAGCTTAATACCGAAGAAAAACAAGTAGAAAGGACTATAATGGTTATTATGAAAAAAATTAAAAGCGGGCTAGAATAGTCATATTCGGGAATGGATTCAGAATAAATAATAGATTCGTTTAGGTCTATCACTAGGTCATTATTTAAATCTACATCTTTGAAAATTTTTTGTAAATCTATTTTCGGTTTTGTATTTGTTTTCATTTTAGAACTAGCGCATGAAAGTAAATTAAGTAATAAAAAAAGTGAGAGTAGTTTATTCATTTTACTTGCCGCTAGATATCAATTTCAATTTAGTTAAAATATAATTCAAGTTTACACAAGTGATCCTATCTATTATTATGTTTCCTTTTTCTGGGTGAATTAGTACGCCAGACTCGTGTTCGTCTTCGCACAATAAGCCGTTGATAAAATCATGCGCGCCATTTTTTTTAAGCCAATTCCAATAAAGCGATCTAGTTCCATTTTCACACAACATTAAAACGTCCTCAAAGCAAAAAACTTTACTATACATTGTGACATCTCTAAAGCAAGAGATCTCACTAGGGGGCTCAGATAATGTGCAATGTATGATTAGATTCACATAATATGTTACACTATAAAGATTCTATATACCCAATATGCACTTAACTATTTTGGCATCTATTTTTTCTGTAAAATGATTTAAGGAATCTAATTTAAACCACCCATATTCCGTGTGCTCTGCATTTAATTCTGGAATAAGAATTTTATTAGATCTGTAGTAGTGGAAGTAAAAATTACAGTCTGGGTTTTTTATTTTTTTTAAAAAAGAGATGTCTTTGAAGTCTATAAAAATTTTAGTTTCTTCATACAGTTCTCTTCCTGCAGCCTCCTTGGGCGTTTCTCCAGCCTCTATAATTCCACCAAATATAGACCAGTAACCTGGGTATGATACTTTTGAACCAGTTAGGTGACACTTTTCACATCTCTTGCCTAGTAAGATAGAGTCTCCAAAGAGTATAGCTATACCTGAGGCTTTTTTATTGGCAGCTTTCACATGTTCCGCCATTTTTCATAGCCTCTATACTGCAGGAAGAGGGCTCGGTTTTTGTGGGCGAGGATTCATCTGTAGACTTTTCTATTTTACTAGCAGCTCTATTCCTCAAGTAGTAAGTTGTTTTTAATCCTTTTTGCCAGCAATCCATATAGACATCGTTAAGATATTTTAATGAAGTAGATTTATTATACAAATTAAAGCTTACAGCTTGGTCTATCCATTTTTGTCGAACGGAATTACAATTTATTAATTTGAACATATCTCTATCAAACGCTGTTCTGTATTTCAGTTTTAAGTCTTCTGGGATGGATCCATTTAATAGAGATAAATCTCCATCTACACTTTTCACCATATTCGAAATATCGCTAGACCATAAACCTCGAGACTTCATGTCGTTAACAAAATGCTCGTTGGTAATATAAAAGTTTCCGCTTTTATTTTCGTAAACAAATAAAACAGAGAAATTTGGCTCAATGCTTTGTTCAACACCATTAATGTAACCTATTGTTGCGGTTGGGGCAATAGCCATAACGTTAGAATTCCTCATTCCGAATTCAGAAACATGAGATCTAACATTTTCCCACTCATTAAGCGTCTGCCCTTTACCTGTTAAGGGTTTACCTGTGACAGATTCATTGGGAGCCTTTTGTTCGCCCCTATATACCATTAAATTATTATAAGAGTCAATTGGGAATACTCCGCCGCTCCATAGCGATCCTTCATAGGTTTCATATTTTCCCCGCTCGGCAGCTAATAAGGAACTAGCATAAATAGCATGCATTGAGTAAAACTCAAAAAGTTTGTCGTTAAATTCGGCAGATTCTTCGCTGTCCATATTGATGTTCGATTTATGTAGGACGTCATGAAGCCCCATCATTCCCAAGCCGATAGGGCGATTTCTTAAATTAGAATTGCTAGACTCTTTAGTTGGGTAAAAATTTAAGTCAATAACGTTGTCTAATATTCTAATCGCAGTATGAATGCTCTTTTCTAATTTTTTATAATCAATAGAGTTATCTTCTTTAAGGTGGTTAAGGAGATTTACTGACCCTAGGTTACATACGGCTGTTTCACCTATTTCTGTTTTCTCACCTTTTTCATACTTTGAAGCTTTAGTGTGCAGGGTTATCTCTGTACAAAGGTTTGAGCTGTGAACAACGCCTTCATGTTGATTGGTGTAGCGAATGTTGCAGGGGTCTTTAAATGTGCACCAAGGATGAGAGGTTTCAAATAAAACTTTTAACATTTTTTTCCATAACTCTTTTGCAGGAATGATTCTGTAATTTTTTATTAACCCATCTTCGGCTTGACTACAAAGTTCGTTGTACTTTTCATCAAACTCGGCTCCGAAGCAATCGTGTAGATTGGCCTCAGTTGGATCAAAAAAGTACCAAACATCTTCGTTCTGAACCCTCCTGATAAATTCATCAGGAATCCAGGAGGCTGTATTCATGTCATGACAGCGTAGCCTGTCATCTCCAGTATTCCTCCTAAGGTTTAGAAAGTCTTCGAAATCTAAATGCCAGGGCTCTAGGTAGGCACATCCAGCACCTGGGCGCTTACCTCCTTGGTTTACAGCAACCAGTAAATCGTTGTAAATCTTAAGCCAGGGCACAAGTCCACCAGAGATTCCGTTAGTTCCTTTTATGTGAGAGCCTGTAGATCTAAAGGGTGTCACATCTAAACCTAAACCCCCAGCGTATTTAGACTTACGGGCCTCTTGCCATGCACCGTCAAAAATTCCATCTATAGAATCATCAAAGGTGTTTAAATAGCACGAACTCAACTGAGAATGTGCGGTTCCGCTATTGAATAATGTTGGTGTTGATGGGGTGTATAAGAATTGGCTAAATAGGTTGTAGAACTCAATAGCTTTTTCGTTTTTATTTTCTTCGTTTAAAGCTAACCCCATGGCAACCCTCATCCAGAAAGCTTGAGGAGACTCCATTATTTTTTTGTCTTGCCTAATAAAGTATCTGTCGGTAAGTATTTGTATGCCTAGGTATTTAAATTTATCATCTCTATCTATAACTAAAGATTCCGAAAGCATTTTTAAATCAAATTCTAATATTTTTTCATTTAGAATACTTTTTGAGGCCATCTTTTTTATATTGTAAACAAAGGATTTCCTGTACTGAAGTTCAAAGGTGTCAGAATCCACCCCCTCTTTAAATACTTCTTTGTATAAACAATTTAGTAAAAGTTTTGCAGCTGCAAATGAATAGTTTGGCTCTTTTTCTATCTTCTCTCTGGCTGAAAAAATTAAAGCTTGATCTATTTCTGCACTAGTTATCTTATCGTAAAGTTGTAACTGTGCGTCAAGCACTATTTCGCTTGGGGAAACGTCTTTTATGTTGTCGCATGCTCTTTGAGCACTTGCGTTAATTTTGTCTACTTCGAAATCTTCTAAGCGTCCGTTACGCTTTTTAACTTTTATTTGCATGAAATTGTTTTACACTATGAGGTTAAGTTATTTATAAAAAATGATAAAATAACTGAGATAAATATACTACCATAAAAAATAGTGTATATCAAGAATAAAAAATAAAAAAGTTATTAACAGTGGAGTTTATTGAGGCCTATTCTCTCTAACCCAATCTTCAAATTTCATTTTTGGGTCCCACTTAAGTAGTCTTTTAGCCTTGGAGTTGTCTGCTAGGGTTTCTCTGGCTTCGCCAGGCCTTGAATCTATATGAATATATTCTCCGCCTATGAGTTTAGCTATATCTAAAACTGAATGGTTGCGGTTGGTTCCAAGGTTAAATAATTCCCCGACTATATCTTTATTGTTTGATTCTCCAGCTAAATACATAGCTTCAACAATATCTTTGACATATGTATAATCTCTTGTTTGTAGGCCATCCCCAACGATTGTCATAGGTTCTCTATTTTCTTTTTGCTTAAAAAACAATCCGACTACAGGCGCATAATCTCCAGATAATGGTTGCCTTTCTCCATAAACATTGAAAAATCTAAATAAAACTGTCTTTAGGCCAAACAGCTTAGTGTACATTTTACATAATTCTTCGCAATTAGATTTACTTACAGAGTAAGGGTTTAAGCAATCATTAGGCATGTCTTCTTTTAAAGGTATTTTGTTTTTTAAACCATAACAAGAAGACGTTCCTGCAAACATAACTTTTTTACAACCATTCAAGCGCGCAGCCTGCAGGACATTGCATGTTCCGATTGAATTATTTTTGACAGCATCACAAGGGTTCTCTATGCATATTTGTATTCTTGATCTAGCGGCTAAGTGAAACACCAAATCTACATCCTTAAACAAAGGTTCAAGTTTTTCAAAATCGCAAATGTCTACCTTGTGGTTTTCGCATTCATCTATCCATTTAAAATTAGAATTAGCTATAGAAGACTCATTATCTACGACCACAACATCGCAACCTGCTTTGAGCAATCTTTCAGCAAGGTGCGAGCCTATAAATCCAGCACCACCAGTAATTAAGCATTTTTTATTTTTCATATTTTATTTTTTTTAAACCATTCGTATGTTTTTTGTATGCCATCTTTTAGTGATTTTGATTGAGTGAATCCTAACGATTTAACTCTAGTATTATCCATTTTTTTTCTAAAAGTTCCATCTGGCTTAGAGTTGTCAAATATTATGTTGCCAGTGAACCCAACTATAGATTTGATTAATAAAGCTAGATCCTTAATGCTGATTTCATCATCGGAGCCTACGTTAAGGTGGCTTATGCCTTTACTATATATATCTGAAGCATTGATTTCTTCTAGACATTTAACTATCATGAGAGATAAGTCATCAACATATAAAAATTCTCTCATAGGATTACCGCTACCCCATACATCAAAAGTCAAGGAATTATTAATCTTCGCTAAATGGATTTTATGAATTAACCCAGGTAGGACGTGCGAAGATTTAAGGTTGAAATTATCTCCTGGGCCGTAAAGATTACAAGGCATTAGAGAATAAAAATCGTCCCCATTTTGCTTATAGAAACTTTCGCACATTTTTAATGCAGATATCTTTGCTATAGCATAAGGTTCGTTAGTATATTCAAGTGGGCCTGTTAGTAGATACTCTTCTTTTATGGGGAGCTTCGCTTCTCTTGGGTATATACAGGATGAACCTAGATTTATAAGTTTTTTAACTTTGGTTTCACTACAGGACTTTATGATGTTAGAACTTATCTGTATGTTGTCGTATATAAAGTCTGCCCTGTAATTATTATTAGCCAATATGCCTCCGACTTTTGCGGCGCAAAGTATAACTGAATAAAATTTTTCTTTCTTGAGGAAATCTAAAACAGATTTTTGATCTAGCAAATTTAGATCTTCTTTATTTATTGTAACTAAGTTTTTGTAACCTTTTTGTTTTAATGTTTTTAATACTGATGAACCCACCATTCCGTTGTGGCCAGCTATGAATATTTTTTTGTTTTTCATAAAAAATCGTGCTCTTCTGCTACCCTTTGAAATAGAATGCCAGATAGACCAATTACCCGTTCGGATATGTAATCAATATCCGTGTTCGTTAAATGTATGTGAGAGGGTAAAAGAACGACCTCTTTTTGAATTTTGTCTGATATAGTTGTTGGGCCTTTGAATTTAACGTGGGCATGGTTATTGTAAGAATAAAACATTGGCCTAGTTTCTATGCCATACTCACTAAAGAAAATTTCTGCCTCTTTGTAGTTTTTTAATCCATGAAATCTAACCGCAAACATCCAATTTGAGTGAGTGCAACCTTCTTCGGTTTTTTGTACAGATACCATACTTCCATCTTTTAAGTTATTTTTGTATCTATCAAAGAGTTTCTGTTTTTTTTCTTTAATGTAATCTAATTCTTCTAGTTGGCCTAATAGCAAAGCTGCTTGTATATTTGTCATTCTATAATTGTACCCTAATACATCATGTATATACCTTTGGTCTGATTGACCTTGACCTTTGGTTTTAGTGATGAATTCAAAAATAGAGTCATCGCTTGTTATGAATGCTCCACCTTCGCCAGTAGTAATATTTTTGTTGCCAAAAAAGGATAGGGCTGAGCAGATTGATTTTGAGCCTGATGCAAAACCATTATAGGATCCAAAAAAACCTTCGCAGTTGTCCTCTATAATTGGGCAGTCGTATTTTTCTTTTAGTTTTGGTACGTTTATTATGTTGCCTAAATTATGAACCGCCATTATCGCTGTATCCTTGGGCACTTCATTAACCTGAAAATTCCAAGTACGCTCGTTTAGGTCAACGCAAATGCCCTTCCATTTATTTTCATAAATAATAGAGTTATAGGCTGCTACGTAACAAGCACTGGGAACTATTATATTTTTAATTTCTGGAAAAAAGTGTTTTAAGGCTATGGTTGTTAAATGGGTTGCCGAAGTCCCATTATTAACTAGTATCGCGTGTTTAGAGTCGGAATATTTAGCTAGTAAATTTGAAGCCTTTTCTGTATAATCGCCAATCCAAGATATCCAGCCAGAATCTAAAGCATCTTTTGCATATTCAATGCTTTTTTGGGGGATGTATGGTATGTATAGTTTATACTTCATGAGTCCTTTTCATTATAAAATATTTTTCATTACTGTCAATAGTTTTAAATCCAAATTTTTTATAAAGATTAACTCCAGGTAGATTAGACCTATCCACGGACAGATAGATGTCTTCATCTTGTAGTGATATTAATTTTTCCATTATAATTTTTCCATAACCCATTCCGCAATACTTGTCAATTACACATATCCCTAGCCACAATTTATTGTCATTTGAGTCTAAATCAAGGTGGCCATAACCTATGACCTCGCTATCTTTGTAGAATAGCAAAGTGTGTTTATGGAACTTTATAGCGTCTTCTGGTTTTCTGGACTTAAAATACCTGAAAGAAGTTGAAGATTTGCCTATTTTACCTATAAAATTATTAAGCTTATGTAAGTTTGGTAAACTTATTGAAATGAACATGTTTTTTATAATTTAGAAATTTGTAGCATAGCTTCTCTGCAGAAAGAGTGAATATCTCCGTAGACAGAAGATGTTTGAGATTTATTAACAAATGGATGATTTTCACCCAAGTCGGTATAAGATAAAATGTTAGCATGAGTATAATTGCCAATTACAAAACTGCCGCCTATGCCAAAACATAGTGATAGGGAAGAATTTTTAAATAAAAAAGCATCCGTAATAGCGTTCCTTAAAAAAAAGGTATCAGTAGTTAAGTCTATTAAATTTTCATTAGGAATCATTTTCCTTAATATTGAGTAGGAGGATTGGAAGTCATAACTATCGGACTTTTCCCCTATTAAAATAACTTTAATGTTTGTATTTACAATTCTATCGTAAAATAGCATTTTAAAAAAAGCCACTTTTTCGCTGATTGGGGAGAACATTCTATATCTAGTTGAGACGCATATGTAATTAGTTTTTGATAAATTTTCAACCAAGGGTTCGGGGTGAAAATTTTTAAACAAAATATTAGACAAGTCTGGTATGGTTATTTTTTTGTAAGCCTCTAACTCTGATAGGTTCTTGTGTGGGGACTTGAATTCATAATAGAGGCCAGAGTCTCCGCAGCTAGATTGGTGAAAATGAGTACAAAAAGAAACAAAGAGATTATCTATATCCGCAAATAACAAAGCCATAAAAGGTTTAAGGAAATCTTCTATATAGGTGGGGTTTCCGTCTTTAATTCTTGTAGTTAATGGAGTTAAATAAAAAATTATATGGTAATTTAGATATTCATTTTTTTTGGGGTCTCGTATTGGTGAGCCGCAACATTCGCACTTGGTAACTTCAGTATCTCCAGCGCCAAATAAAAAATCTCTTAGTATTAGTATGTCCCCCATTCCGCATCTAGAGTAAACCTCCAGCATTTCGGGACCCCTGAGATGAGATATTAGGTCAAGGTTTTCTAAGAATTTCACACATGATATTACACAGGATTAATAAGTTTTATGCTTTCTCTGTATGAATTTTCCGTTATCCAATTCTCCTCCATTTTTAGACTCACTTATTATTTCTATAACTTTTTCATCAACCTCATCTATAAGTTGATTTCTCTGGACGTTTAAGTCGCAAGCCCTTTTGAGGCATTGCCATAACTTTTGCGCTCCCTCTTCGTCTTTAAAGTATTTATCTTTGTATTCATCAAAAGACATTCTCCTTATTTCGTAAAGTAGTTCTTGGTTGTTCCACATTTTCAAGTCTGCGGTGCAAAGCTTGTCTATTATTGATCCTAATGTATCTGCCATGATTTTATATTGTTATGTTGTTTATCGATTGTTTGAATGATTCTAAATTGTAGCATATGTCTTTGTTTTTTGAGTTGTGACTCCAAAGTTTGGTTGACCAGTGAGGCCCATTACAAACTTCTATTCGTTTTTTGTTTGAATCACAATAATTACTGGAAGTTAAGCAGGTCAAACCAGAGGAACATCCTACAAATAAATCAACTAAATTATACAATTTAGCATTGGACATAAAGGAATTGCTGTAATGGTAAAAATTTATATCATCATAGTGTTGTTCTAACACTTCCATAAACTCGGGCTTATTTTTGCTAGTTAATATGATGTCAATATTTTTTTTCTGAAAATGATTACATATATGATTCATATATTGATAATTAAAAGAACTTTGATTGGATTCAAATTCATACTCTACTAACACCTTATAGCAACCTTTTAGTTTAGCAAAGAAAATTTGTGCCTCTAACTCTTCGCTTGGGCTTAGTTTAACTTGGGGTAAGAATTTACAACGCCACCTTTTAACAACCCCCTTTGTGAGTTGTAATAAAGATTTATCTGAAAAGCCATCATTGTAGTCTTGAGACATGTATGGCGCTGAGAAGAATATTTTTTTATATTTAGATGTATCAATGTACGAATCTAATTCATGCTGTATTGTATGTGAGTGGTATTTGGGTGGAGAGTCTTCTAGCTCTAAACCAGTATCTAGAACATTATCTATGCTTGGGTTGTTTTCTAATAAATTCTTATATTTAATTTTCGTTAAAAAATCCACCCTGTTAGGCTTTTTGAAATTTTTAAAATGAAAGGCTATCGGGGTACTATTGAGTACATCACCGTTATTACCCATATTTACGATAAGAATATTCATGAAAGAAAAAAACTTTTATAAGAATCTTTTAGAAATTCAATAGAATAATTGTCCGATAATTGTTTTTGGTAGGAAAATTCTTTTAAAACTTTTCTTTTGGGTAGGGATAGGATTCTTTTTATCTTAGAATGAATTTCGCTGTAGTTAAAATAAACCTCATCCCCCCACGAAACCTTAAAATTATGGCTGTCAGGGGTTTCTATAATAGCGTTTATTGGATTAGATGAACAGTGTAAAATAGGCAATCCAACCATGGAGGCCTCAATGGGGGAATACTGAAGTATTTGTCCAGATAAAAAAGGATAAAAAACGGCTTGAAAATATAAAAAAAGTTTGGCTTTTTGCATTTTGACGAGAACGTCGGATGCTTCTGGAGCATCAAATACTTCAACATTGCCACCTAATTTTAAGCCACTATTACCTTTTCCACATAAAACAAAATTTACATCATGGCAAGTTTTGAAAATAGATTTAAGTAAATTTAAATTTTTTACACCGTTTTTATTATTCAACCTACTGCAAACAATTAAAACATAATTTTCTTGATCAGTTTTAAGCCAAGTACTGTTTGTTTTTTCGCTGAACGAATGAGGTATGTTTAAAGTTTTTAAACTCTCTACAAGTGCGTCTCCTTTAAAAAGGCGACTTAAGTAGCTATGGCATAATAAATATTGAGAATTATTGGAAGAGGTTATGAGTTTGTGCATTAATTTATTCTTGCCGTATTTATAACCATGAAATAAATCTTTTTCTGGCCCACCCCATATTAAAAAAAAACAATTAATTCCTGAATCTATAAAGCACTTATTTAAAGAAAAAGGTGGCCAATGATATGATATTAAAAAATCGTAACCTTTATTAACTACGATTCTTTTTATTTCATCGAGATCTTTTTCATCGTGATTATCTTTGTATAGGTCAAACCTATCTAAATCTTTATCTATAACTAAGAATTTAGGATCTATATTCTTACTGGATTCTTCTTTTGGGCATTCGCATGAAGGTTGAAAATAGCAACCAACGCCTATCTCCTGGAAAATCTCTAAATAGGATTTAAGCGCAGTATTGTGGGCGATCAATAATATGCATTTTTTTTTTGGCATATTGTTTGCAAGTGTTTTTGTATTGAACTAGCTCAATAGCGCGTAATCATTTTTATACATTTTCTCGACGAGACCAAGGAAGTTAGTATTCCTCTTCCATCCCATTTCTTTTTCAGCTAAGGAACTGTCTCCGCAGAGCTTGTAAACTTCAGCGGGTCTGTAGAATTTGGGATTAATTTCAAAGATTAAACCTCCGTCTTTTGTGTAGTATTTTTCTTCTTCACCATCTCCTTTTGATACGAAATCTATGTTTGCACATTTTAAAGTTTCGTTTAAGAACTCCCTGACTGTATGCATCTCGCCGCTGGCGAGGACATAATTTTTAGGATTTTTCTGGTTCATCATTATCCATACTCCACTCATGAAGTCTTCGGCATCGGTCCAATCCCTCTTGGCTTCCAAATTTCCCAAGCTTAAAACTGGTATTTCTTTATTGCTTTCAATGGCGTGTTTGATTTTAGCTACGCCATTACTGATTTTTCTTGTAACAAAATCAAGCCCTCTCCTTGTTCCTTCATGGTTGAATAGCCAACCTTGTACGGCATACAATCCGTAGGATTCTCTATACACCCTTACGATATGTCTGGCTGCACATTTAGCTGCACCGTATGGAGACTGTGGCCGTAATGGATGGGCTTCATCTTGAGGTGTTCTTATTACATCTCCAAATTCTTCTGAGGACCCTGCATTGTAAAAACGGCAACTAGGACAAAACCTTCTTATAGATTCTAACATATGTAATACTGAATCGGCATCTGTATCCCAAGTTTGTATCGGATAATCCCAACTACCAGCAACAAAAGATTGTGCTGCAAAATTAATAAAGTAATCTGGTTGGATATCTATAACTGCGTCTCTTATACTGTGGGCATCATTTAAATCCATGTTGATCAATTGAAACCTCGGTTCGTTCTCAAGATGCAAGATATTTTCATGATTCTTTACGCTAAGCCTTCTTACAGCTCCGTATATCATAAAATCTTTCTTTCCAAAATCTTTCTGAAAAAGTTCTAGTAGATAATCTACCATGTGGCTTCCGTCTTGACCTGTTACTCCTGTTACTATTATTTTTTTCATTATTAATATAATATAATTTAAAGTATTTATTTCAATGCTCTAACGAACATATCACGACCTTTTTCATGAGTTGATCTTTCATTATGTATCTCTTTAACCGTAAAGCCACAATCAGAAAGAACTTTTGAAAATTCATCTTTTGTCCAGACATACCTATGTGTCTCAAAATCAATTTCACTCCATTGGTTCCCGTAAAATTGAGTAAAACCCATGTTGAGTTTACCTAGTGGGGTTTCAATATGGCGTGTGGATTTACCCTTTAGATACCATTCGATACATTTGTCTAGGTCTGGCATCTCGATGATTAATTCGCCGCCCGATTTAAGTTTATCATAAAAATGAGATAATAACTTAACCGTTTCCCATCTAACAAAATGTTCTACAGTATGGATTAGGGCTATTTTATCAACAGTAGAGTCTTCGACTTCTAAGTTGCGTATATCCATTTTTATGTCATAATTTGAGCCGCTCCTTGAGGTGTCTTTGGGATCAAAATCATAATTGTCTATATTTATCCAGCCCTGCCAATGGTTGCCTCCGCATCCTAAATGTAAATTGATTGAATTTAAGTTTTTATCTTTTGCGTATTTATTGATTTGCATAAAATTTATTATTTATTTTTTTTGTAACTTCACTAACTCTTTCGTTCCACAAGCCAGGAGCGAAGGATATTTTTTTAATTATGCTTTTTAAGGCATCTTCATTGTTATACCTGATTACTGGGTATTCCCAGCACCAGCCGACGTCTGGAGCTATTACAGGCTTCTTCATTGAAATAGCTTCCACAACACACATTGGACCCGCCTCAATCTTGGAAGTAATTAAAACATAATCAGTATTGAGATATGCTTTTTTTAACTGATCCTCAGAAAGTTTACCTCCTGTGAATGTTAATTCTATATTATCTAAACATTTTATAGAATCTAAAGATTCAAAGTTTTTTCTTCCTGATTTATAGGGTCTTCCGACTACTAAAATTTTAATGTTTTTTTGTGGCAAAAAGCTCTCGAAAGGCGGTGGATAGAAAACAATCGCCTTATCTTTAGGTAATTTGTTTAGGTATTTTTTCCCCATTGATATAGCTACATCGCACGTAGATGATATCCTACTCCACCAGTTCATATCTTCTATATGGGTAAAATAACAAACATCGAATTTAGTTTTGCTAACCATAGCATGCCAATTAAAATAGAAGTTTACATCAGCGTTGATGTCTGCATTGTTAGAGATCTTGGAGTTGGGTATATACTTATGGAAATGATTTGCAAGTTTTTCCATCACCCAGTTTCTGTCTTGGAGAACTAAGTTGTATTGAATCATTGTTGTTTATATACCCAGGATTGATCAGAGTAAACTTTATCAGGACTTCTTCCAAAAAAAAGAATTGACAGCCTTCATGATTCCTGGAAAATGATAACCTCCGCCCCTTGATAATTGGTGGCCAAAACTTAAATCAACCCCTTTGCATATATGATTCATAATATATTTTATTTATGTATAAAGTAAACATCTTTTCTGTTTTTTTGGTATTTTTTAAATTCACTACAAAAAGGCTCTCCTGAATAGACTTGATTAAAATATTTTCGAGCAATATAATTCCCTAATGTCATATTTACGTTTTCACTAATAAAACCTGATTTTAATCTTTGACTGCAAAATTTAAATAAAAACTTCATTGAATTTTCGTAATTAAATCCTATTACGCCCATATTTAGCATCGGTTGATTTAAATTTAAATCAGATATATCTATTGAAAGATTGCGGCAAATTTGAGCAAACGGTATACCTGAAAACCCATATTGGTTCATATTGATCAGATCCTTGCAAAAATAAATATCGAAGTCTAGCTCCATAGTCGAAGGGTCTTTTGAAACTAAAACATCACAAGCATCTGATAAGAATACTTTTTCGTAGAAATTTTTGTGCAAAAAATTGTGGTAATGGAAAAACCTAGAATCATTATTGCTAAGCTTAGAGGGGGCAACCTTCAAGAAAGTTATATTACTTTTTTGATATTCATCCAAGAACTCTTTAGATAGGTTGTCGTGAAAAATATACACATCGCATTCCTTATCAACAACTGAATTGTAAAAATTTTCTATGTAATCAAAGTTGTTAGGCTTAACGAAGCCATACTCATTCAAACCTGTAATAATATTATTTGGATCAAGGTACTGCGGATGCTTTTTTATCGAAAAATAAGAAGTTAATATACATGTGGTTTTTTTACTTGACATTTTTAAATTATATGTTATAATGCTTCAAAAAGATTTTTGAAGCTTTTCTCATGTTAATCTTATTATTTCTCACGTTAATCTATATCCTTACGTTAATCTATTCTTACGTAGACCTCGCGCGCGTAATTTTTTTACTTTTTTTTCTTGACACATTATGGTATTCTATGTTAGAATACAAACAATTTCTAATTAAAAATGAAAATAAACTTACTATCAGATATAGACCTAGTATACAACATACAGGATGGATTAAAGTCAGAGGAAAGCTTGGGTGAACTAGTCAATAGGCATAGCGGAATATTTATAACTATGGTTAATAACTACTCAATGAATCATACTTCAGGTACCGTTCCAGACAGAACAGACCTACTAAAAGATAAGGGTTATTATATTTACAAAGCAGCTTTAAAATACGACGAATCCAAAGACACTAAATTCTCTACCCACCTAGGTAATGAAACTAGATGGCTATGTTTAAATTTTTACAATAAAAATAAGAAATGTAAAGAGATTAACGCGGATCACCAGTCCCTCTCTAACAAGCAAGCGCTAGACACTCAACCAAGTATAGATTTAGAGGTTTTAAGCAAAATTATGTCTATGATAAATAAAGACCCAGACAATCGGGTTTCTAAAATATTTAAAATGAGATACATAGAGGGCAGCAAAAATAAAGTCATGCCTTGGCATAAGATATGCAAACCACTAAAACTAAGCATACAAGGATGTATAAACATTCACAATAAAACAATATTAAAAATAAAAAAGGAGTTAAAAAAAGAATTATGATTAATAAATTTATAGGGATAGGTCACCTAACAAAAGACCCAGAAACAAAATCCTTTGAGAGTAATAACACCAAGTGCTCTTTCTCGATAGCTATTAACAACTCAAAAGATGATGTTATTTTTATGGACACAGAGTGCTGGAATAAAACCGCTGATAATTGCAAGAAATTCTTAACAAAAGGTTCGTGTATATATGTTGAAGGCAAAATAAAAGTCAGCAAGTGGAACGATAAGAGCGGTAGCCCAAGGCAAAAATTTTACTTAGGGGCAGACCTAGTTAGATTCTTACCTAATTCAAAAAAACAGGTGTCAGAAAATAATATTGAAATACCAGAGCCAAGCGCTAACATAAAAGAGATGGTAGAAGAACAAGACATGCCTTTTTAAAATATGGATAAAATAAATTTTTCAGCGCCAATAAACTCTTTAAGTTTTGGTAACGTCTCAATTAATATGTTGAGGGTCTTATACGAAAAACAAGTCAACGTCAGCTTTTTCCCCATGGGACAAAAACTAGATTTCAGCGCATTTGACAGTTTAAGTGATGACTTTATTTCTTGGGTCAATGATCGCTACGACAATAGGTTTAAAACATTAGACCCCGAAGCCCCGTCTTTAAAAATGTGGCACATTAATGGGGCAGAATCAAGAATAGGAAAAAATCAATACCTTTATACTTTTTACGAATGCGACAAGCCTACAGATGTTGAAAAAAATATATGCTTAATGCAAGACCATAATATATTTAGCAGCTCTCACGCCAAAGAATGCTTCAAAAAATCTGGCGTTAAAAATTCTGAATACGTTCCAATTGGAATAGATCCAGACATCCATGAAACTGGAAAGACTTATTTGAAAGATAGAATTAATTTTGGTTTAATAGGTAAATTTGAGAAAAGAAAACATACCGCTAAAATTATAAAACTCTGGGCCGATAGATACGGCAACAATAATGACTATCAATTAACTTGTTGTATTACTAATCCATTCTTCAAAGCAGAGCAAATGGCTCAAATATTATCTCAATCTCTAGGAAACACGACCTTTACTAATATAAATTTCTTACCTTACCTCAAAACAAATTCTGAAATGAATGAGGTTTACAACTCTATAGATATAAACCTTAGCGGCCTGAGTGGAGCCGAAGGATGGAACCTACCCGCATTTAATTCTACCTGCTTAGGGAAATGGAGTATAGTTTTAAACTCAACCTCACATAAAGATTGGGCCAATAAAGATAACTCAATACTCGTTGAGCCAAAAAGCAAAGAAGATATATACGATGGAGCGTTTTTCATCGAAGGGTCTGACTTCAACCAAGGTAAATTAAACACCTTCGATGATGAATCCTTTTACTTGGCCACAGATAAAGCTTTATCAAAAGTTTCTGAAAAAAATAAAAAAGGTGTTGAAATTAAAGACAAGTTCACTTATGATAATTGCGTAAATCAAATATTAAAAATAATGTCAAAATGAATATTAAAAAACAAGACAACGGAGTATTACTGTGCTGCGGGAAAGGTAGATGTCCCGTACTTAAAAAATCAAAAGATTCTCCTGATCTTTATAGCCTTAAGGACGACTTCGGGGGAGAGGTTTCTTTGACCAAGGACCAATTAATGGTTGTGCAAGAAGCCCTCAAGGCTTTAGATGATATTTGAATTAATCTCTTGTATTGGTTTAATGTGGATCATTAGATACGGATCCATATTAAATTTACCTAGGAATTTGTTATCTAACAAGTCTGAAGTATTAAAAGACCTTTTAAACTGCAGCTTATGTTTAGGTTTTTGGTGTGGCGCTTTTATTGGTATTAGTTTGTATTTTTTACACGAAAATAATATTTACTACTTACTTTTACCCTTGTCCTCTTCTGCTGTATGTTGGTTCTTCGATTCATTATTAGACTTAATACAACTAAACTGTACATTTTTAGATAAAAAATAGTTGACATACCTTGTTTATTCTGGTATAATCTATAGTTATGCCAATGTACATCTTTCAGAACCCAAAAACCAATGAAGAAGTTGAAGTCTTCTTTCACATGGATGATGAAAAAAAATACTTCGATAAAGATGGTTTAGAATGGAAAAGAGTATATCTTTCCTCGCAACTTAACACAGAGGCATCTATAGATCCATGGGATAATAATAGTTTTGTGAACTCAACCGCCAACATGAAAGGTAGTGTTGGTGACCTCCTTGATAAGAGTTCTGAGCTTTCCTCGATGAGGGCGGAAAAAAACGGAGGGGTCGACCCTTTAAAGAAAAAATATTTCAAAAACTACTCCAAAGAAAGAAATGGAGTTAAACATCATATGGACAAAAGTAAAACATATGAAAGTAAAAACGTCAAAATAGACTTCGATTAATCATGAGCTTACAATTATATAAACCAAACAAATACAATAGTGGATTCGGCTTCAGCTTTTCAATGGGAAACGACAAAAATAGTGGAGAGCCTATACTTTTTGTATCGGCGATAATGCAGCATTCCTGGGATGACAAATCAAGGAGAGGTACTTTTATAGCCAACAAAGAAGATCCTGAAAAAAACATAACTTTAAAATTTAACGAGTTTGAATGTGGGTCAATAGTTAATGCCGTGAAGAATAGGTTTGCCTACGATACTTTTCATCAATTTGAAGGTAATAAAACTACTATAAAATTTACTCCATGGGATAAAGAGTCCAAGGTCTCTAAGTTTGACCCTAAAACAAAAAAGTATATTGAAGAGCCTCAGATTTTGCCAGCTTTTGGTCTTACAATAATCAAGAACGGGGGTAGCACCTTTAAATGCTCCCTTGAGCCAGGCGAAGCAGAATGTCTTTCTAACTTTCTACAAGTCATACTTAATAAAGTATACGAATTTAGAATAAATAAAAATAAAGAATCATTCTCTAAGTCCAGGAACGAATCTAGCGATTCTGAGTGCCCTATATAATGTCCAAAAAAAAAGTATTATTTCATAGTAATCACAGTAAGGCTTTTACTGGTTTTGGTAAAAATTGCAAAAACATTCTTTCCTATTTGTATAAAACAGATAAGTATGAAATAATTGAAGCATGCAATGGTTTTGTAAAAAACTCTCCAAATTTATCTAAATTGCCTTGGAAATGTGTTGGAACACTTCCAGAAGATAGGGCGAAACTTGAGCAAATTAAAAAAGACCCTAACTTGAATAGATCTGCTGGTTATGGCTCTGAAACTATAGATGAGATAATAAAAGAGTATAAACCTGATGTTTATATTGGCGCCGAAGATATATGGGGCTTTAATAAATTCTGGGAAAGAAAATGGTGGAACAATATAAATTGCATGATATGGACTACTTTGGATTCTGAGCCTATCCTACCTTTAGCCGTGGAAGCTGCGCCTCATATTAAAAACTATTATGTCTGGGCAAGCTTCGCCGAAAGAGCCTTAAACAAACTAGGCCACGAACATGTTGGAACGCTAAGAGGTAGCGTTGATTGTAAAAGTTTTTACAGGTTGAAAGATAACGAAAGATCCAGCTTAAGGAAAAGATATTTCATAGATTCTAATGCTTTTATTATTGGTTTTGTTTTTAGGAATCAGCTAAGGAAAAGTGTTCCTAATCTATTAGATGGCTTCAAGAAGTTTACGGAAGACAATCCAAGTAGTAATGCTAAACTTTTACTGCATACCCACTGGGGAGAAGGCTGGGAGATACCTAGACTGTTAAAAGAAAAAGAGATAGATAACTCTAAAATCTTAACCACGTACTTTTGTAATCATTGTAAGAAATATGAAATAAAACCCTTTTCGGGTCAAGAACAAGATTGTAAGTTTTGCGGGTCATCAAAGTCTCAAAATACCACAAATGTAAAACATGGGGTTTCCGAAAATCAATTAAATGAAATATATAATTTAATGGATGTCTATTGTCACCCATTTACTTCTGGTGGTCAAGAAATACCTATACAAGAAGCTAAACTCACTGAACTTATTACGCTTGTGACTAATTATAGTTGCGGGGAAGATACTTCAACTCCAGAATCAGGTTCATTTCCGCTTGATTGGTCTGAGTACAGAGAGCATGGCACTCAATTTATAAAAGCGAGCACCTCTCCATTTAGTATAGCTAAACAATTATCTAAAGTATTCAAAATGAAGCCTCAAAAAAAATCCAATATGGGTAAAAAAGGTAGGCAATTTGTTGTGGATAATTTTTCACTAGATGTCGTTGGTAAAAAACTAGAAAAAATTATCGACGACATGCCAGATCACAATTGTGATTTTGATTTTAAGGAGGCGGAAAAAAACCCCGACTATAATCCTCCACATATCGAATCTGACTCCTACTGGTTAATTGATATATATAAAAATATATTAAATATGGATATCGATCCAAGCTCGAACGAAGGCCATAAATATTGGATGAACGAAATATCTCAAGGAAAAACAAGGGGTGAAATCCTTAAATACTTCAAAGATGTTGCTCAAAAAGAAAATGGTAAATCAGGCGCTACGAGCCTCGAAGACTATCTAGATGGAGATTCTCCAGAAGGAAGGATTGCCGTCGTTATGCCTGAGTCTGCAGGAGATGTACTATGGGCTAACTCTTTAATCTCAAACTTAAAGGAGCTATACCCAGAGCATGATATATATTTTATAACTAAGCCAAAATTTTACCCAATGATAGAAGATAACGAAAATGTCCACAGGGTACTTCCGTATAGTCCAGGACTAGACAGCCTAACCTTTCTTGAGGGCAGGGTTGATCACAAGGGTTATTTTGAGATTGCCTACCTTCCTCACATTGGAACACAAAAAATATTATCTTTCAGCCATAATGGAAAAGATAAAAATGCTTTCGATTTAATGCCATGAATGATAATGGAATGATATCCATACCTGTGTCGGTTGGAGACCTTTTTGATAGAGTGTCAGTCTTAGATGTTAAAAAAAACAAAATAAAAGATACATCTAAACTTTTTCATATAAAAAATGAACACAAATTATTAAAACCCATGTGTGAAGACTTAATTTCTTCCCATCCCGAATTAAAACAAATGCTTATTGAAATCACTGAGGTTAATAGTAGCCTCTGGGACATTTTAGAACTACAAAGAGTGAAGGAAAAATCGGGAGAATTAGATCAGAAATTTATAGATTTATCTATATCAGTATATAAAGAAAACGATAAAAGATTTTTTATAAAAAATAAAATAAACAAAATAACTAGCTCAAAAATAGAAGAGCAAAAATATTATACAGTAGGTCAATGAGTCATATAGTAGAAGAGTACGCTAAATCACTTGGAGTCAAAATCGGGCAACCAATTTTCAAGAACCACTTCTTTCCCGTTAAGTCTGAAAAATTTATAACATTTCATACGAACGACAAGAAATCACCAGCAAGACATTATGATTATTGGTTTACAGTTTTAAACTTAATAAAACCTCACCTATCTAAGTTAAATATAGATATCGTTCAAATAGGTGGAAAGGATGACCCCGTCCTAGATGCTTGTGACTTTCACTATCCAGAATGTACTTTTAAGCAAATGGCTTACATCATAGAGAATGCTGAACTACATTTAGGGATAGACAGTTTACCAGTTCACCTAGCCAGCTTATACGACAAGAAGATTGTTTCATTGTATTCAAATCTTTATCCAGAATGCTCTAAGCCTGTATGGAATAAAAAATCTGAAACAAAATTAATAAGTGTTGACTACAGTAAAATCAAAGCTTCTTTCTCTGATAATGAATCTCCAAAAAGAGTGAATGAAATAAAGCCAGAGGAAGTCTGCGCTTCAGTCTTAGATTTGCTCGAAATAAAGCATGACTTTAATCTTTATAAAACTTTAAATATTGGTAATTTTTATTCTCAAGAAATAATAGAAGCTATACCTAATTTTAAGCCTAGTCCAGATTTTAGCCCAAAAAAGATAATTAACTTAAGGTGTGACCTAGAGATAAAAGAAGAATTCTTTCTACCTTGGTTAAACTACAAAGTAAATTTATTAATTAATAAAAAAATAGATTTAAATATTATAACTCAGTTTAAATCAAACATTGTTGGTATGACTATATTTATGGATGACGATTGTTTTGATGAAAAATATTTCGAAGGACTAGATTTGTTAAATATTAATTATATGTTAATCTGCAAAGACTTGTCTAAAATAGATAAAATTAGATTTAAGTTTTTTGACAGAGATATAGATGACTTTATTCCAAAGCAAAAAAAAGATCTTGACTTTTGTGTTGAAGTGTGTGATAATACGTTCTATCAAAGCAATAAAGTACTACTATCAAATAACAAAGAATACTCCAGCAAAGCCGCTTGGGAAAAAGGTTTCGAAAAAACTTCGCAACCCGAAAAAGTTATCGATAGTGAGTACTTTTGGGAAGAAGTAGAACATCTAAACATATACAATCATGGTCAAAGCAAAAAAAAGTAGCTCCTCTTCGGATAACTCAGTAACTATATCAGACGTTAAGGTGGATAACTCTATGGGTCCATCTCTTTTTAATAGAGATGAAAATGGATTACTAAAAAATATACAATACACATTTAATGAAGACGGTTCAGTGAATTGGAGAGCCATGATAAAAGAAGAGCATCTATTCCCAAATAAAGCCTGGTTTGAAGCTAGAAATAAAGATATGCCTAGATCGATAGATGGCTTAAAAGACCATCAGCTATTAATAAAGCTTAGCGGCATAAAAGAGTTAGCTAGACTAAGGGGGTTCTCTTCAGTTTCTTACTCAATGGATAAATGTGAAGATGATCACGTTGCAGTTACATGTAAGGTTTCATTTATTCCAAATTATGAAACAGGAAGTTCAGAAGTTTCATTCCAAGACATGGCTAATGCCAGCACTAAAAACACTAGTAGTTTTGCAACTAAATTCTTGGAAACAATAGCTTGTAACAGATCTTTCGTTAGGTGTGTGAGAAATTTCTTAAACGTACATATTGTTGGAGATGATGAAATGGATAAATCTAACACTGGTTCATTCTCTAACTCAACCTCTACTTCTGGAACAAAAGGAGATCCCTTTAGCCCTCATACCACTTTAAAAAACAGAGCTAAATCTGTATTAGGAATAGAAACATTCAAAGACTTCAAACCATTCATTAAAAACTTATGGAGGGATAAAAAAGAAGGCATTTACCAAAATCCAGAAATAGAAGATTGGAAAGATTGGGAAAATATATCCATCAAGGATACAAAAATATTAATCAGTTACATAGTTTAAACTTCTGGATAAACTTTCTTGTACGGATGATTTTCAGGTAAGCTCTCTAAAGCTAACCATTTGTGAGCCAAATAACCTTCTGCTTTCTTTAGTAATTCTTGACTTACTACTTCTTCAACGAGTATAATTTCTCCTATTTTTCCGTGCAATCCCCTTATATTTGCTGAAGATGACCCTATATTAAATCCATCCAATATTATTCCAGATTCTTCTAGTTCTCCAGACTTTTTTTCAGAGTCTCCATTTATAGATAAATAAGAATTCACCCCATCTACAACGCAGGTAAATATTAATCTATTATTAGATACCTCTATAGTGGGAATATGTATTATTTGTTTTGCTGGATCTGATCCAGATTTAGTTCTTAATGCAAACGCATTGTTTACTGCATTATAAGTCAATGTAAATTTTGTCTGAGAGTTCTCATGAGAATCAAAAAAGTCAAAAATTTCATCCCCATTTAATAAGTTAATATCCACAAGTAATACTAAAGCTGTTGGCGCGGATTGGCTTATTAATGTTTCATCCATATTTATATTTGTAGAATTAGAAAAATCAACCATTTCAAACTGCCCAACAGTAGTAATTACAGGTCTTTGATTTTCATCTATCTGCTCTAAATAACTTGCGCTCGATTTACTATCCCACCTAGAAACTTTTCCATTTTCTAGAAATATAGTGTTTTGATCGCTAGAATCAAACCACAAAGGTATAACGCCTAAATTATAACTAGGATTCCATGGAGAAAAATTGTACTCTCTTGTTTCTATCTCTCCACTAGCCGACCGAACATAAAGATAAAATCCATCGTGTGGTGGGACTTCAGTGAATACAAAAGATGCACTTTTCCTATTTGGATGCCCAACAATCATTGCTCCCAAGTAAGACATCATGGATTGATCTCCTTCGTAACTTATACCAAATGTTATTACTGGATCTTCGGAATGTTGAAACTCAAAGTTAACTGTCATATAGTTTTGCCCTGCAGCCCTCATTCCATTTAGATTAACTATAGTTATTTGGTCATCTTTGATTAAATTTATAGGGGTATCCTCAGGGATGCCTTGATTTTCTGCTATAATTTTATTTACATTTGTTTCTATCCCCGACCCAATAGCATCAAAAGGCATAAACTTAAAAAACGTAGGAGGCTCAGAATGGTTTTCAAATCTGAAATCCACTCCGCTCTGTATTGTTTCTATCGTGCTTTCATTTCTCAAACTTACTGTGCCTGGATACGTTTTATGTAAATTATCTTCAGATATGTCAAAATTATACATTGAGCCCGTATGCAAATTTATGCTTTTTATATTGTAGTTCTCTACTTCGTCTATTGTGTAAGGATTTTGATAGAAAAAATCATCTTTAAAAGAGTACTCAAAAATAATTTCTAATTGCCCCGATATTCCAGTTACATTATTTATCTCTACTAATGGGGCCGAAACATTTAAACCTGATTCAAAAATTATATCTCCATCGTATCTTTTTATATTGGTGCTAAAAAACGTATTCCTAGATTTTTCGTAACCGCTTCCAGCGTATTTATAAATATGGCTTCCATCTCCATTTACCCAACACCAATTTTCACCAACATCATTAACTACTAACCTGGAATATTCTACACCTCCAGTGGTATTCGTAAACTCTATATCTCTACTTGATTCAGATTGTAAATCTAAATCGTTAAGAAATGATTCATTGCTAAATTTTTCAGAGAAAGTTGCTGTTATTAGGCCTACTTTATTCCTCCTTAATCCGATGAATCCATTTCCGTAACCCATATTTTTAATCTTATTTAACTGCGAGTTATTTAATATTACCGCTGGCATTCTATCCATGGAGCTTAGATAAGAAGATGCAAGTTCATAACTTTGATTAAACATTTCCCCACTGTGATATTGTATATCATAGCTATTAGGTTGATCAACGGGCATTGAATAAATTCCATAATTAAACCCATCTCCTATTCCACCCCCTAAACTTAATTTACTCAGGCATTTAAATTTCTTATCATAAGAATCAAAATATCCATAATTATATACTTTCTCGAGAGAGGTCTGATTTTCTCCAGTTATACTGTATGAAATATACTTCGGGCAATATTCTCCCCAGTATTCTCCAGCGCCTTCTCCATATCTTTCGTATCCAGATTCACCTATTCCAGTAGACACTGTTCTTAAATACGACTGACCCGTATTAAAACCATCTTGAATTGATAAAGAATTATCTAAAATGTAACTTTCTCCAGTGTTATATCCTTCATATTCTTGATCAAATAAAACCCCACTATCTAAAAATATACTACCCTGGTATCCAAATACAGGTTCAGATGTTTTACCGTCTCCAGTAACCCCATAACAGGTACTCATTAAATCACTACCAGTATTGTAATTAGTTTCAAAAACATATCTAAATGCATCTCCTCCTGATATCCTATACCCACTAATTTGATTTAATTCAGGGTTATAATTTATCAACATTGGCTGCGAATTTTTTGTAAACCCCCCATGAGTTCCACTATTATAAGAATCAAAAGGGACGGCCATAACATAATTTTCAACACCTGGAGTTAGTTCTATCTGCGCGAAGCCGTCGCGACTAATCAAAGACCTTTCTGACTCCTCGACACCAGGAAACCTAGAATTAAACAGACCCGTAAAGTTGTATAAACCTAAGCCAGTTAAGCCATTAGATGTATCACCACCATTTTCACCCGTTGTTCCACTGTAATTACAAGTAAAGAAACCATCCTCAAATCCAGTGCTTAATATTGAAAAAGTTGGCTCGGGGTTAATTGTTGTCAACAATGCGCTATTTCTGTTTCCAGTAAAATCCACAAGAGTTAATTCGATAGAATAATTTCTTATGTTTTTTTCTCCAGTTATTTGGTACGAAAAACTATTTCCACTAATACCCGTTTCGCTTAATATTTTTGTTCCATACTCAATTCCTATATCCCCAGTGGCTTCCCCAAAGTTTTCATATATATCAACATTAAACCCACTTATATAGGGGTTTTGTTCAATCCTGCTTTGATCCGAATATATGATATCATTTTTTGGGTCTATTATCTCCCAACTTATATTTAAATAATCATTTTGAAATTCTTGAACAAAATGAGACCTTTGATCCGAAGAGTCTTTTAATTTCGACAACACCTGAGGCTTACCAGACGAAGTTAAATACAAATTAGAAACCCTGAATGTTTTTCCGTATTTTTTATAAGGGTCAGATAAGGGTACCACCACTTGACTGGAATTAGAGAAGCTCATTATATCGGTATGGAATATACTCTTGCATAATAGTTTCCATTTTCAACTATTTTTTCACTTCTATATTCATGGCTTATAATAGACGATTCTTTATCGTTATCTACTTCAAAAGTTGCCAACAATGTATTTTCTCTGAAATATTGCACCTTATAAGTGGCTGCAGCTAAAACCATTTCCCAAGAAGACTCTAAACCATATGGTATAGATTGGCTTACATTCTCATTTAGCATTTTTATTTTTAAATTGGACGGTGCTTTAATGTTTTGTTCTGTGAATATTACTGGAGACTTTGGACTACTCATGGAAAGTCCTTTTTCTATTTCATCAAACTTTTCATGATTGTATTGAATACCCTGTACTTCGAAAGCCCCATTAGATATTTCTTTTATATTTATTATTTTGTATTGATTTGGTGTTGCTAAATTCACCCCATCTTCAATTATAAAAGTAGTACCCTCGATATCACTTAAACCGAAAAGCTCTTCACTAGCTTGCTTTTCTAGTATATACCCCTGCCCCGTACTTCCGCTTAATGTTACCCAGTCTCCATGTTCAGCGTCCGTAAAAGAGCCTGATACAGATATGTATTTCTCTTCTTCATTTACAAGGTTTGTTGGTTGATCTTCTGCCCAATCAAAGTACTCTATCTCATTACTTTCGCAACCTTCAGATTGGTGCCAAATAAATTTTGCTGGCTGTGGTTCAGTTATATAATGTCCACCTATCCAAGCTATTTCATTTTTTGGTAAAACACCTGCGACTAACGCTTGGTCAGCGTCATCCTCTATAGTCGCTAAAACCCCACTTTTATTTTCTGCATCAATTAAAGCTTCAACCCAATTATAATCCCCAGACACAAAAGAGTAAGGTGAATCTGGAACTATCTTAACTTTGGTATCATTGTCGTACAAATCTATAACTGTAAACTCTTTGATTTGTGAAGCCCTCATGTTGTCTATTTCTTGATCTGTGGGCTCTCCTATTTCATTTAAGGATCGTATTGTTTCATTGCCAGACGTATAATACAAAGATATTTTTTTCCATGTAGACTTATCGTCAGGATCTACAACGCTATTTATGGGGTAGTCCAATTTTATTTCTGCGGATTTCGCATCTCCATGAACTTTTACATCGACAACTTTCCCCGCAAACCTACCGATAGTTCTCTTACTATCTAATACGTCGATAATGTCTCCAGGTCTCAAGTATGAGCCTAACGAGCTAGTCCTGAATGCAATAGTTTCAGTTTCCATATTAGATGTTTTTACTAAAAAATCAGTAGCTCTTTTTGCTTGAGACTGGGATGTTATGCCAAATCCATCTAAAGTATTTTCTAATATATTATTACTCTGTATAGATTGCCTGTCTTCAGAATGCTCCATCTTAGGCCTGTACATATTATACCTATCTAAATATTTTATTTTACATGAGTTAACTCTACTTGTTTTAGGTGTGTTGGCATAAATGAACCCATCTTCAGATACGTTATTATTTGAAAACAACATGACTGATTCTTTCTTTTGGTCTTGAAAAAAGTTTACAGAGCCGCCAGACCAATAAGCGTAAGACCTAAATATCGACGCAAATTCATTTATAAGTTTAAAGGCGTTTTGAGAATTCATTAAAAATGCATTCAATGTATACCTTGGCTCAATTAGCGGGTAATCTATTTCAACCGCGCAAAGCCCACTTTCCTGCATAGGTTTTTTTTCTAGTGTTATATTCTTTTCTGAGTTTGAAACACTTTGTATTTTAATTGACTCATATACGCCATGATCATAATATATTGCTATTTTTTTATTAATATGCCCAAATTCTTTTTTAAAATCAGCATGGTCATAATTACCTTCAACATTTATCGATATTACGTTTTCTCCAACCATAGAAAAAGATCTCTTTTCGTACTTTGGGCTATACCCAGTTGGAACAAAATCGTCACAATATTTCGCAATCTTATAAAGAGTCCACTTGTCTATATGCTCGTGGCTTAAGCCAAACTTACCAACACCATATCTTTTACTTGAAATCAAATCATACATACACCAGGCTGGATTATCAGTCCATACTTTAGATGCCTCAGGAACTTCTTGGTTGATTTCACTTTGCCCCCAAAATTTACCATTCCAGTTGCCAGTGTACCTCCTTGTCTCTGCGTCGTAATTACTTGGCACCGCAACTTTTTTCATCCTAAGGTGGTAATTTCTTGTGGGTATAGAGCCTACGTCTCTAGCGTTGATCCTCGTTCCTATTACTACTGAATTTGGATAACTAAGGTGGATTGGAGATATTTCAGTTATCGCGGCTAGAGACATACTTTCTTTATATCTTGCAGATTGCTCGCCTTCTTTTACTGGGTTTCTCTCTCTATTTAATTTGTACACTTTGATTACCCTATCTTTTTGGGCAGGATTTTTTGGAAGATATATCTTTACGTCTTTCCTATAAGATGAGGTGGCTATACCATACAAATAAATATCTGTAAAAAATGGAGTTTCTCCTTCGTTGCCATACTTGATTCTGAATCTAGCTTTATTTGGCCAAGCTTCTCCAGAGTTTTCAATTTTTTCTCCAAGTTTAAATCTAGCTTTTTTTAACCAACTAGCTGTTATTATTTTTAAAACGCCAATCCAAAATCCTCCATCTGCAGCCATATCTGCCACCATACCTGGAAGCATACTTATTGTAAAAGGTGTATTTGCTCCTGCAGCTTTTGCCGCAGTAAATGCCGACTTAGCGATACTATAAAGACCCCAAAGAGTCGCTATTCTGGTCCAAAAATCTCCTACTTGATAAGTAACATCTACACTATCTCCTTCGTAAATATATTGCAGCTCATTTAACTGTAGTGTTATATAAGCTTCTTCAACCAAAGGGTTAATTATAGTATGACTTACATAATACTCTTCTTCATTTCTTCTTATTTGGTCCTGGTCGACATCTCCAGCCAATAAAAATAATTCATCAATTAAATCCTGCCTAAGCGCGTCAGAGCCACTATTTTTAATGTCTTTTATTCCATTTATTTCTATGGCTTGCCAAAGTTCTGGAGAATCAACTGGTGAAATATTTTTTTCATTAAATAAATCTTTTTCAGAAATTTGTGGATCATTGCAATTTTGAAGTACATGTATGGGCGGCCCAAAATCTTCACCCTCATTCTCTCTTGGTGCAGATATCAATTGGCAAAATTGACTTATAAAAGTAGGGTTAGAAGAAAAGTGATCTCCAGTTATCTTGTAAGAAGCGTTATCGTCAAATAATATATTTCCACTTTGATTTATATAATCTTCACTAGGGTCAAATTCGCCAAGCATATCAGATCCGTCGCTGCCAATTAAATAATACCTAGTCTTGCCAGTATTATCTTTGGATTTTACTTTGTCTTGCTGGGTATAGGTATTGGTTGTATCGAAATCAAGATACTGACCAATTGAGCTAGTGGTTTCGTAAAATCTCTTGGTCGTATCCCCATCCAAGTATACTATTTTCCTAGATGATTCGTCGTGAGAATAGTCTTCGTTTTCGTCGAACTTATTATCTAAGCCATAGCTTACTCTGTATAGGTATTTTTCGGACGCTCCATCTTCGTAAGATATATAGTCCCCCTTGCTATATGTTTTTCCTTTTTCAAAAGGTTTTACAGATTCATCCCCAGGCGTTAAAGTTTTTATATTAATTTCCCTGGGCCCATATAATGGTTCATTCAGCTGGACCGTATTCGCCGTAAATAAGTACTGGGGCTCAAGTAAATCTTGATCATTTGAGCCAATTATTTCACTACCGTTTTGAGCTACGTCAATATCAAACTCAGGGACATTATAAGCATCTTTATTTGTATTTAAATTCACTTCTTTTACTGGAGTGTCATCCAGGAAAACAGCTTGCAAGTGATCGTCGGTCGGGTTTCTATAAAAATCAGGATCGTTAGGATCAGTGATTTTCCTTGGATTTTTATTGAACTTTAATTTACCTCCGTTTTTGTCGCAGAAACCATCTATAGATCCTTCGCACACTAGGTCTACGGCTTTATATACAGATGCAGATTCTAACTTGAACCACCCAACGCCATTTTCTTTAGCCCCACCCCTAAACCTTTGACCAACAAGCATTGGTCTTACAGATTTATAAATATCAGCTTTATCTTCTATATAAGGGGTCTCATCGTCCCCCGCAAAAGATATTGGATAAAAATCTGGAGTTTCATCTATATTTGACAAAATCGGTGAACTTTGCAAACAAACAAAAGAGCTAATAAGTGCGTCGGCAGCTGATACAGCAAAACTTTTTGAAGCTTTTTGTTCTGGCATCCAATTTCCATTAGCCATCCTTGTGCCTATTTTGTCTATATTACTTGCGCCTATACCTTTAAACCAATTGTATTCATAATAGTAATACCCACCTACACTATTCCCCTTTTTTTCAGTTTCACCAACCGTGCTATTCTTTTGGGTTTCAACATCTAAAAAACCCCCAAATAAACCATCATTAGATCCAAATACTGTATCAGGTATGTTTTCTTTAAGATATTGATACATTGGGTCAGAAGTTCTAAACTTACTACTTCCATCAAAAAGATTTATTAAAAAAGAAGAGAAAAGCTCCCCCAAGGATTCTACATAATACTTACTGTAAGAAGGTATTAAACTATACAGCCCTTTTTCAAAATTAAAAAGTTTACCTCTTTCTGAATCGTATTCATAATTAACTACAGATGAAGATATAACATTTGTTCCGACCTTCATCCTGCCATAACCCAACGGAACGGTTGATCCTTGTTTATATCTATTATCCTTACCTCCGTATAAAAATGATTCTGTCTGAATTTCGAGAGTCTTATCATTTCTCTCCATGTTCTTGTTCATTTTATTTTGCAACCAAACCGAAGCTGCGGTAGTTGCTGCGGTCATAGCTAGCGTACCAACAAATCCCGCCCCTTTAGGTATTGGTATAAAATGTATATTAGCTCCAGTGTTAAGCGAAAATTCGTTACCCGTTAAAAACTCACCCTGCTTTGTTCTTTTTACCCCATAATAAATCCCTTTTTTTTCTTTATCATGTAGGTATTTTTCTATCTTGCTATTATTTGCGAATAATGCGGACACAGCTTCGAGTGGAGAACCAACCTCTAGATCCCACTCCTTCCCAAACTTGCTGCCAAGCTCTCCATGTAAAAATACCTTCTTCATCCTTTTTCCTATTGTATTTACACTAACGAGGGGTGTCTGTACACTTCTTTTATTTTAGACTGCCACCTATTATCTAACAGTTCTTTTCTTGATAATATTTTATCTGCTTGATGTATAAAATAATCATCACCAGTATATATTCCAACATGAAACCTTTTTCCTTTTTTTACTTCAAAAACTAAAACATCGTGTTTCTCTATATTTTGCCCAGTTATTTTATTTAAATTTTTATTTAGTATTTTTAATAATAATTTATTTGCATCTTCATCTTTTTCTGGAAGCCAGTAGTTTTTATTCCATTTAGATATATTTATATTTAATTCTTTTTTAAAATAATCTTTAAACATACAAGTACATTCCATAAAACCTTTTATATAAGGTCTACCAGTTAACTTATCAGCATTATAACTATCAGGATAATAAAGAAAGAATTTCTTAGTAATTAAACTATATATCAAGTACGGGACACCCATTTCTTCAGACATTGAAATATCCAACTTAGATGGTCTTTCGGTATTCTCTGGATGGGAATGATATATTCCAACTATTTTTCCACTAAGAGTATGCTCTAAAAACTTAGAGGGGGATATTGAAAAACATTTTTTTTTATTTTCATGCTGATTTAAAGTTCTTTCAACACGTACTGTCAGGTCATCTTTAATTAAAATAAATCCGCAGACTTCTTCCTCTGGGCTACTTTCTGCGTGTTTTATTATTTCCTTCTCAAACATTTAATTAAAATCATACGGATCAACCCCAGGGAATCCCCCAAAAGGCAACCCATCTTTAGTTTCGGTCCAAGCTGAATCTTCTGTTTTTGCGCTTGAGGTTATTCTTTTTCCTCCCCCCGCTTCAATAGATTCATCCGAAAACCTTAACCTGCAACCACATAAACTTTTATCACAATCATCTAGTACCCAATTTTCTTTATCATATATTGGGTTAGACCTTACTGTATCTCCCATGCATACGTAAAAATCTACAGGGTATAGTGATGAGTCATGCTCTAGTGGGACAATTCTAACTACATCTCCAGTAAAGTAAACACCAGTGTTTTCCCAGTCCTTATAAATATTACCTTCTTCATATTTTGCAAATTCACCATTAGCTATATCGCCTGAAAAATAAACCTCACTTCCAACCATGTCTCCATTATAACCGCTTGGTACAAATTTTTTATTTTTAGAATCTGATATTGGCTTACCTATATACCCACAACCCACATCACTTCTATATTGCCACGGACATGTATTTGAATAAACCGTTCTTGCGGGAACATTTGAGTTTTGCAACTCTAATAAAGATACTAGCTCGAATTCTACAACATTATCATCTTCTTTTATTTTTTCATTTACAAAGTATACGTCCTCTGCGAATGCTGCATCAGGATCTGGATCAGCATGTGGGTTTACTCCGTCTGGGAAATTAGCTGAGTCTAGAAATTTTACGAATGTTTTAATTCTTGTTACTTTGTAATTTATAAAATCATTAAATGTTGGCAGTCTTAGAGATATAGCTCCCCTATGATTCGATAGAGTCATCCTAGGTCTAGGTAACCTGCCATCACCTTGAATTTCAAACCCCTCAACAATTATAGGAAAATAATCATAAGACTTTCCGTCGAATATTATTTCTTTTTTGTAACCGTTTTCACCTGCGTGAAAAAGATATTCGCCCCTATTTTCTTTTAGTTTGATTTTATACAGACATATAATAGACGAAGGGTCTAATTGGAATAATGTCTTAATATTTTTATCTGTGTATTTCATTAACAAACAACCTGAAAGCTTATTCTACTACTACTTGTGTAAGAATTTGCTGCAGTACGTAACTCAATGTGAAAATCTGCCGAGGTTACTGGGTTAGTGTCTTCTCTCACTCCAAAATAGGCGCCGTTATAGTTGTTTGGATTAGCGCTTCCACTTACACTGTAATTAGCATGAGGCATAGGATTAGTGAATGTTACTTTATACAAAATTATCCCGCCTGAGCTTTGCTTTTCTATAGAAGCGACATTTCCACCAGTAAAAGTTTTTACGCCAGCAGCCCCTGTCCCGTCAAATGTTCCCCATGCTTTAATTGAGAACTCTTGCGCTCCATAATATAATGCCCTACCAGCATTAATATATGCTTGAATGGATCCGTATTCCTGAACAAACCCAGAAGTGCTTGAACTATTAAAATCTGCCGCCGAATTATTAGTGAATTCAATCCAGTTTACTCTATCACAATACCAAATGCGAGTAGAATCCATGCCATATAGCCTATATACTGCCTTGGACGATGTGAGAGATACAACCATCGCATCAGGTAGGTTTCCAGAAAAATTGCTCACGTCTTTTATCACGGTTAAACCTCCAACCCCCGATGTTCCACTTCTTTGCCCATTATAGATAGCGTTTCCACTATCTATTACTTGCTGTAAAGATGCGGCGCCATCCTCAAGCGATATGTTTGAGTTTTTATACCTCAACCCACCACCCGTAGGATTGTTGTAAAAACTTACGTATTCGTTATACGGCCCCATGTATTCAATTCCGCCACCATTTGAATCCCTATAAGCCAACCTAAGATAAAGTTGCATACTGTAGGATGAGTAATTAACCATGATAGAGTCAGGCAATACCCCTTCAAAATCACTACGAGAGCGAATGAGGCTATTGGACCCAGCACCCCCATCAGGCAAAGCAGTTGAGTCTGAACTTTGCTGGCCCTGACCAGGCATCCAGTGATTATGACTTTCATTCCACACCAAAACATCTCCATCAGATGGAACGTGGTTCGCCGAAGAAGTTTCAACATCACTTAATCCACCTATACTATGATTTGATATGTCACTTACAATTCCATCATTGCCTGGATCTCCCTTAGGACCAACTGCACCATCTGCACCCGCTGGACCAACTGCACCATCTGCACCCGCTGGACCAACTGCACCATCTGCACCCGCTGGACCAACTGCACCATCTGCACCCGCTGGTCCCGCTGGTCCCACACTCCCAGGGTCACCTTTTTGCCCAGGATTACCCTGTGGTCCAGCCGCTCCATCCTCACCTTTAGCTCCCTGAGAAGCCATCAAAGCCCAGTTGGTTGAATTACTCGAGGGGTTTGTTTGCCCAGAACCAACATCTTGTATGCAAAAATAAGAAGCTCCAAGATATCCGACAGCATCATCTTCTGTATAGCTTTGCGAGCTCGACCACATACCTTTCCAAATTAACCCAGTTGGGCCGACAGGCCCAGGTTCACCCTTTGGCCCAACTGGACCTTGAATTCCCGTGTCACCCTTTAGTGAATCTATCAATACATCTCCAGTTTGGCCATTTATAGATTGTATTGGCGCACTTTTCATTAAATTTACCACCGTAACCTTTCTGGTTGTTCCTTCTGTGGATCCAGTTTTATCCTCTACGTGCGTTAACGGAATAATATCTTCTGGATTTGGTTTCTCTCCCAGTCCAGAAAGTTCTGAAATCTTTTTTGATTTTTTGGCCATCTTAATCTCCTCTTATATAGTCTCCTGATTCTGTTGTTAAAATTTCGTCTGATTGTATGTAAAGTGTATTCTCTGGTTCTTCTGTAGCTGAAGCAAATAAAGACCTACTATTGTTTTCAAAATTATACACGTATGAAGTCTTAGGAGGAAGTCCAGAAACCTTTCTCACAACCTTTGTTTGGCCTATGACTGGCAAACTGGATTCCTCGTTTATTATATATCTTTCTTGATTTGAGTGTTTACTTTTCGTCCCCAGTCCAATATGCCACCTAATTAAAGTGCTCACGCCAGGAACCCCAGATTCATTATCTTGAAAATAAAATCTTCCTATATTTAAGATGTCTTCAGATAAACCAAAATAATAAAAACAATAATAAATGTGATCTTTTAATTTTTTAGGATCTCTTGTGCTAAGTTCAATGTTTTCATTTGTTATTGCATCTCCCCATAAATTCTTTTTTAATTTATCATTCCAATTTTGATCTAAATATTTTTTTAATTCTTCGGTGAATATTTCATCTCTATTTCTTCCGTCTCTAAATATAGAGTCAGCATTTGAATTGTCATTAATTGAAAACAATGAATTCCATTCTTGCAAAGTCCTATCTTTTTTATTAGATTCATTTATTACTGGCTCTATTCTTTCGGGCAACAACAAACTTCCAGGTTTTAAAAAAGAACCCTCAAGGAAATTTCTTTTTATATCTATAGAAAATATGCATCCTTCTATTGAAGATGATTTAATATCTATTAAAGCAGTATTAGCTACTTCTTCTCTTCTTATTTCAATAAAAGGGTCATTTGTTATAGCTGTTACATTTATAACTTGAATTTTACCATCAAAAGCCCATGGGTCATCATAATGATCTTCTAGTATTATAGATTGTGATTTAATAAATTTATTTGAATCTATTTGGTTTTTTGGAGTCAAAGATTTAATATTAAATCCTTCAAGCAGTGTTGAATTAGATAAGCTTGATATTGAGTTCCCAGGAATCCACGCCAGAGATCCAGGATATCCTGTTTTATCTGATTCAGATTGACTCAATGGAACCAAAGTATTGCTGACAAATTTTCTTCTTTCTAGCTTCCATATGTAATCAGAATTTGTTCTATATTCTATTGCGCCTTTTCCCGATTGGTTAAATATTTTTATTAAAGAATTTTGTCCAGCGTCCATGGCGATATACATCCTAATGTAATCATTGTTAGAATCTTTATCTCCGCCACCAAAATTAAATATATTCATAATGGATCAACTTCTTGGATTTGATAAACACTGTAATCTCCACTATCAATCATGAACATTCTTACTGTATTTTGCCTCGAACCATCAATGTCAAAATATATAGATTGATTAAATAAATTATCATTAAGTGCATCAGATACAACTTTAAAATTCATACCAGTATAATTATAACCTCCTGTCTGTATTATTCCAGTATCACCTGGCCTGTAATTGATAGTAAGATTATCACCAAGATACCCTAATGTTATATCTCCCAAGTCCAATGATAATGCATCAGTGATATCTTGTGTTAAATTATTTTCAATACAGTGATTAATTATGGTGTTAAATCCAGCTAACGCCCCAGTTATAGCTAAATTCCCATATACCTCATCCCACCTAGGCTCCATGTTTTCAAGCATCGATGCATATATTAAAGAAGCGTTACTAAGGCCATCAAAAGATGGATTAGATATTCCTATAATTTGAGATACATCTTCTGCTGGTTCGTACTCATTATTTCCAGATTGACTAGCAGTTATAATGGCAGATCCTGCCGAAATTATAGTTGCAAATATTCCAGATATACTAATTACCTCAAGGTTACTGCTCGCATAAGAAATCGCTAAACCAGAAGTGGAAACCCCATTCAAAGTTATGACGTCCCCCTCTTCCAAACTACTAGGAAAAGTAAACACAATAGACTGAGGCTGCTTGTTTGCAGACAGAGATTGCGCTACTGAATCTGCAGCGCTATAAGTACTGTTCCCAGCTTGAGACGCCGTGATTGTGACAGACCCATCACCTACAACACTCAAAGTTGTTCCACTTATAGTCGCCACGCTTGTGTCACTACTAGCGTAAGAAACCGCAAGTCCCGCACTAGAAGTACCATTCAACGTTATAGATTCTCCTACATTAGCCGAACCTTGAAGGGTGAATGTTATTATTTGCTGCTCTAAGCAAAGGTCAAGTAAGGAGCCTGAGCTATCATTAATCACGTTGGAATCAAATACTGCCTTTGTATCACCTACAATATCAAGACTGTAATTGTCAGACTTATCTTCAATTAATTCTACCTCATATTCATAGGATGTATCTGAAACGTTAAAAACAGAGTCATTTCCAGTACCATAAGCAATAAATCCAGTATCAGTGATTTCAATATGACCAGTTTTATTAGTTACCTCTAATTGAGTTATTGTATGCGTGGTACTACTACTGTAATATCTTTTTGCCCCGACTATTGACTCACCATCTCTGATAGTCATATACCCGTTATATGTACCACCCACAGCACGCACGGTTACCCTAGAAGGTCGATATCCAAGGTTTACAGCATATCCACTATTTGAACTATCTCCTGTGTAGGTTCCATCTGCCTTACTACCCTGAATTAACATTTCTTCAGCACCTGTAGCACTACTCAACTCACGAGTTGGACTAAAATCGTATTGGTAATCTGCAGTCTCTGTAATTTTAAAGTCCTGAATTAAACCATCAAATGAACCGTATGCAGCACCATTAGTATAAACCAAAGCACCAACATAAACTGGACCATATATACTAGACTTAGAAGATTCATTATATTCAATTATACATTCTCCATCTAAGTATAATTTATTATTCACACCAGATCGAACGAATGCAATATGGTACCATTCATTAAGTGGGGATAGGTCATTACGATTTTCGACTTGTCGGGAGGAGTTAAGCGTGCCTTTTACAACGGATACATCACCACTATCTTTGTCCCATGTATCAATCCCTATTTGGGCATAACTTGTAAATAAAGAAATGAAATTTCCTACCTTTGCACTAGTGGTAGAAATTATGTTCCCAATAGAAAACATTCTTTGTTGCCATCCACCTTGAATACCATTATCATGTCTTTTTGCCCAGAATGAAATGGTAAAGTCTCCCGATAAAAGAAAGCCTTCAAGGGGGCAATCCGAAATAGAAGCATCTCCAAACAATGCATTAGTAATCGTGTGGTTGTTACTAGATTTATCTGCTATTTGCCCAGAGGATTCACCAAGCAAGACTACCGTATTAGTACCCGATGATATTTTAAAGTCCCTTATATAACCGCCGTTTAATCTTGAACCTCCTCGCGGTGTATACTGAACAGCCCCCACGGTATTTCTAGGCTGATTAAAATAATTATAACTTGTAGTATCTTGTACGGTAGCAGTTTTTAAAAGTATTCCGTTTTGATAAAATTTTAATTCTGTACCGACAATTTCAAATTTAATATCTACCCATGCATTTTGTACACCACCTCCAATACCTTGAAAGACATAAGCATTGTTATGGTAAAATTCCCATTTATTATTTCTGTGTATAATGAAAAATCCGCTACTGTTATTCGGTCTATTATCAAATACCCCCCATGTACTAGCCGTTTCAAGATAAGCTGAAAACTCAAGAGAAAAACCTGAGTGCCACCAGTTTGTATTAGTTGTTAGATATCCTGAGTCTAATCCTAAATAATCACTGCCATCAAAATATATACACTCGGAAGTAGTGGATAAATTAAGGTCAGGAGTACAAACTTCAGCAGCATCCCCATATGTTACAGCTGTCTCTGTTCCGTTATTGCTTCCTGCTGAATCCTGCGCATTTCCATCTAATTTATAATGAGTCGAAAGGTTATCAGATGGAATATT